CCAGCGGACACCAGCGGACACCAGCGGACACCAGCGGACACCAGCGGACACCAGCAGCCACCAGCAGCCACCAGCGGACACCAGCAGCCACCAGCAGCCACCAGCGGACACCAGCGGACGCGGCCACCGCCCGGGCATATATCACAGCCGGACGGGGTCCCAGGGGGACACGTCCCACGTAGCGAGGCGCGGGGTTTTCATCGCGAATCGGGCAAAAATCCTTTGTTTCAATTCCAAATTATCAGATTGTTATTCAGTTTTGAAGGGATTACAAAAAAAGCAACCGGATTCCGTCCGATTGCCTTTATATACTTTATGTATTGTCCTTTCTACATACGTTTCCTTTTAGTATCTTTGCTAAAAATAAAAAATCTATGAAGAAAAGAAAATTGATTTGCACCATTGTAGGAATAATTTTAGGAGCTCCTTTAGGCTTGGTGATAGGGTATATAGTGAGCTACTTACGCCTAAAGGCATGAGTAGCTCACTTTTTTACAGAGTTAATTCAATAGATAGAAGTTTGTTACCTATTTCAATGAGTGAAAGATTTATCATATTGATGTCTTCCTGTTTAAACGATGCTTTTGTAGAATTTTTTCGCATCCTGTTAAGATACCATGAGGTGCTTTTCTTCATCTTACCAATATATATATAGGGCATTGAAACCATATCTGATACAGACTGAATCTGCCCAATTATTTCCTGCCTTACTGTAAGTGAATCTTTATTCTCTACCGTTGGGATATAAATCCTTGTACTGACAAGCTTTTTCCCCATTTCATTAAACAATTCGTTTAATGTATTCACATCGGATTGATTAAATCCTTTTGATGTAGTTATTATCTTGTCACTATTTAATTTAGTATATATCCATCCGCTTGATTTTCCCAGTGCGTCGGTTACATACTTTAGCTTCACCATTTCTGCTATCATAGGTAAAGCTTGCTTTACGGGTACTTTGATTTTTTCTGTTTCCATTGCGCTATCTTTCTTTTTCCAATGCAAAAGTACATAATATTCTTTATTTACACAAGCGTTTTCACATAAAAAAAAGAGGCACCCTCACGGGCACCCCTCTCTCAACAAAAAAAGAAGACTGAAAGATTTTATGTAAATCCGCCACCTCCCTCGGCAGGGTCTGTTCCTCCCTGCTCGGTTCCTCCACCCGGTTCAGGTTCCTGTCCGGCTGTCTCCTCTTCATCGTAATCTTCCATCGTAGTGACAGACATTCCTTCAAGCATCTGCTTGAAACGCTTGCCGGGATAGAAAAGGATTTTCTTTCGGGTGACGTTTTCGGCAGTCACATCGTCGGCAGTGGCTCCCGTCTTTGAGTTGAAGGTAGGCTTGAAAGAACCGAAGTCGCCCAGCTTTACGGGCATGCCGTAGTTCATGAACACAATCATACGGTCGATAAGCGCTTCGAGCACCGCTTTTGTCTGCGAACGGTTCACACCGCATGAATTACTCACTTCATTAAGAAGGTCGTCGAAAGTGACGGGTTGCTGACGTACCGGCTTGATGCGGTAAACCTCCGGCTTGTCTTTCTTGAAGCCAAGGGTGATTTTCTGTTTTTCGTAAACGATTGCCATAGTTTAATGGTGTTTTTAAGGTTTGTACTACTTGTCTTTCGACAACTCTAAATTACCTCCCAGACCGACCGTTTTTGAAGGACAAAAAACACTTCTGAAACTGGCTTTTGAATCGTGCGCCAGCAACCTCTAAAGTGGTTTGCGGCAAACCTCTCGAGCGATATGCAGCAAACCTCTCAAGTGGTTTGCTGCATTTGTTTTGACAGGCCCTACAGGCTATTGTGGAGGGGGTGCGCAGAAACGTAGTTTCCCATCATCATAAGAAGGGTTTTCTGGCCGCTCGTGTCGGACGAAAGAAAGTCCACAATCTCCTTGAAAAGTGAGCGCGAGCACTCGCGTTTCACACTGACCAGATAACCGCTGCCAAGCAGACTTTCCAGCTCACGGCGCACGGTGTGTTCGGGCATAAAATCCTCGTATTCCACATAGGCCAGCACGCCTTTCCTGGTGCTGGTAAACATAATGCTGTGTCTTACTTCTCCAAAATAGCCGTTTATGGCCTTTCTTGCTTCGCGCTTTTTCATAGGTAGCCTCCTTTCTGCATGATGATGCGTGAAAAGAACTCGTATCCCTCGCGTGTGATGTAAGGTGTGTAGTATTTCACTCCGGAACCGGTGGCGCTGGAGTGTGCGGCCAGTATCAGTCCGCGCTTTGTGCTTTCTTCGGAAGGAGCGTTGTAACATTCGGGTGTGGAAAGCAGCCATCCTTCACGGCGAAGGAAGTCGAAAAGGCGTGCCGTGCGTACCACTATCCCGTTTTCACGGCTCATGGTGCGGGCCATCTGACGCACAAGCATGGCATCGCGGAAGCGGGTGCGTATTTCACTGACGGTGTAGCATGGAATTTCTTTTTTTGCGTAGAACGGATGTGTGGTAGTTTCGGGATTCTTGTTTACAGGCGTGACGGAACCGTTGTCGCCTGAAAGATAATTCTGTATCATCTGTTCAAGCCTTGATATGCGCTGCTCAAACTGGCTTTGTGTAGTTCCTGCCGACAAGGTTTCTTCACGTTCAAGACGATATTTAAGGTAGGAAATACGGTCTTTCTTGTGCTGGAGCATGGAAATGGATTCGGAAAGCTCTTCTTCTATTTCTGTGAGGAGTCCGGAAAGATTGTCTACACTTCCATGAGTGTTTTCATTGCATGTGTAGTCGGTTTGCGTGGTTCCCGTGCTGACGGTTCCTTTCATCAGCAGTTCTTTAATACGGTCGTTGCACCAGATGGCAAATGCAGGACTTAGCCAGCGTGCAAATTCAAGGGCTACATCTTCGTGCATCCAGGTGCCTTGTAGCTTTTTGTCGTTTCCTCCTTTTGTAACTCTCACTAAATCAGCCGAACTTAAATTTCTAAGTTCGGATAATTGGGCTAAAAACTCTTTTGTTGATTGATTGTTTAACCAAAATATTGGTTGTTTACCAAAAGGTTTTGCCATTTGAGTGGCGTTTACCATAAGAGTTCCTCCTATCTGAAATGTGATAGGCGTTCCATTGTACTGAAAAATTTGATTTGTTGCCATAATATTGAACGGTTTTGGCATTATAGAACAGAAAAACGGCTGTTCATGGCCCGTCGTTCAACATACACATAGGCAGTCGGGAGTGCATTAACATTTCCCACGGGATTAAACAGCCGATATATCTATATTGTATATATAGCAATGTAAGCAAACAAAAAATGCCTGCTTTTTGCAGACATCCGTCTGCCTATGTATTTATGTTGAACACTGCAAATATACAACAAATCTATCAAAAGCAAGCGGAAAGGGAGAAATATTCATTCCTCCCTCTTAATTTCTCGGCAAATGTAACAATCTTGATTGGATTTCGATTTAAAATTGTTGTTTTTTTCTTTTTCCTGTTGCATTAACATCCTTATTCTGTAGCTAAATCTTCATCAGATAGGATGTCTTCAAAAGTAGTCATACCAGATTCTGAACGTAAAACATCGTATGCTAAAAGTACAGCTTTAATGCCTTGTTTCTCTGAATACGACAAGGTTCTTGAATCTCCATATTCACCTAATAGTTGCATTTTGACCTTTTTCCCATCTGCCATTTTCCTTAAAAATGAAAGAAGGTCTTTATTCATAGGAATATCAATCCATTCCCAAACCTCATATCCATCATTGTCGGAATGTTTCTCTTTATATTCGTCAAAACTTATGTATTTAGTATTCCCGTCATAAGATAGATAAGCAGATTTAAAGAATATCCAATTTTCTCCTGCGTATGACATTTTCAGCCTAAGCCATACGGCAGAAGATGATTTCCCCATATAAATTGAAGTTCCGCTTACGTTATCATAATGCGTGAAATAGGGGTTGTAATACCACGTTATCCCCTGTACGTCATCAACCCTTTTCTTTAGTTTGGAAACGGCAGCCATCCGCTTCTTCTTTTCTTCTTCGGCTTTTTTCCGGGCTTCAATCCTTATTTCAGAAATGACTTTCTCGACGGTTTTAATTTTATCTGATTCCGGATGATACTTCTTCAGTTTTTTTAGAATATCAGATAATCTTGCCGTGTCATTTTTTGATTGAAGCTCCTCAATGCCTGCACATAGCTTTTCGGGAGAAAACTTATATCCTTCCAGCTCTATATTTGCTGATTTTAAATTTTCCTTTAAATCGCGAATGGAATCCTGAAGAGTTTTGTTTGCTTCTGTGAGCTGCTTCACACGGTTTTCCATATTCTTATCCTTGCATGAAGGAAGCAGGATGAAAATTCCAATAAATAATAAAACGTACTTTTTCATTTTGCTTTAGAATCTAAATTTATTGTACATCAGTGTTTTCATGCTGCTTACTCATTCTAAACTCCGGAGCATTTCCATCAGTTCCTCTTCATGGATAATTCTTACTTCTGGCATTTGTGCCAGCTTTTCCATTTTGCTTGGGCCTGCTCCTTCTCCTACTATTGCCCATTCTGTAGATTTGGTTATACTTTTCAGATTGATTGCGCCAAACAGTTGCAATTTCTTTAAAAGCGCATTTCTGTTATTGGGGTATGACCGAAATTCTCCTGTCGTAATGATGTGCTTGTGATAGAATGGAGTGTCTGTTCTTTGCAGCTTTTCGTCCGGAAGAAGTTCGTAAAGGCTTGAATCTTTTTTCTGATAACCCATAGCACTTACCGCATCAGGGTTTGGCTTTACTATTTCTCCACCCTGTACTTTCATATAAAGCTCTGCGCACGCGCGTGCATCTTCAAGCGCGTTGTGGTGCTCCCTGAGTTCTATCCCAGCCATTTTGCAGGAATCTTCAAGGCTTTTCCCTGTGAAATTGTACGTATCTATGAAGGACGGTTGATATAACGGACTGTCTGTCTTTCCGTAGTAACGGCAAGCCTTTTCAAGCACACTCTTTTCTGTTCCGTGATTGTGTACAACAAGGGTACATCCGTCTGTGAATCTTTCCATGAAAGGAAGAAGTGCATCGAATGTAGGCGCATTGGCACACATTTCTTCGGTTATCCCATGCACATGGGTGTTTAGCGTTTTTCTTTCGTCGGGAGCAGGCTTGATAAGTGAATAAAATTCCTGCACGATAACCTGATTGATTACTTTTACCATTCCAACCGCACACGCAGTTTCATGATTTGGAGTCAGGTGCTCAAAATCAATAGTAACAAATTTATCCATAACTGTTAAGTTTAAAGTTCACAGCGAAAATAACTTTATTTTCCATTTTTGACAAATAAATACAAAAAATCCCCTTCGCAAAACCATGCGGAGGGGAGTAAACGTCAGGCTTCGTATTCAGACATCACAGTGCAGAGCTCAAGCTGGCTCATGTATGGGCCGTAACGCTGCTGTATTTCCTGGAAAAGCCGCTCGGAACAGTTTCGCTTGATACTGAGAAGAACGCTGGTGCCCAATAATCGTCGAAGGGCTTCCGTTACATGGTGTTCGTTTAGATAATCTTCGTATTCAATGTAAATTAATGTATTGCCATGAACGCTGAATGTGCGGATGCTGTGTGGCACGCCTTCAAAATACAAGTCTATCACATGCTTGTACGTTTTAGATTGAGGTTTCATTTTTATCCTCCTTTTTTGTTTTAAATAGTTGGCTTATTCGTGTTCTTCCTTCGTGCGTATAAAGGCAGAGCGGCTGCATTTGCAAATTTATCAAATTTAAACAAATATGCCCGACTTCGCAGCCGGGCACATCTGTCAATGCTTAAAAGCATACATTCCTGAAAACTCACTTCTTACCTTGCTCGAAAACATCGTAAACCACGGTGCCCGACTGGCAGAATCCTACCAGCCACGGTATGTATTCCACCCGGGGCTCATCGTAAAACTCTTCATTCTCCAGGTCGAAGCGTATCTCACGGCGGAAGTTCACGCAGAAGTTGATGCGCTCTTCCGGATGAAGCATGGGAAGGTCCATATATCCGCGATGATAGTTGATGAAAGCGCGGAGGGTGTCGAAGAATGCGGCATACTTCCGGTCGTCGTCCTTGTAGAGCAGATGCACGGATAGGTCGATGGCCACGTAACACTCTTTCACGTCTATCCCAATCAGTTTCTCACGTATCATTTTATCTATGGTGTCAAACCGTGACAGGTATATGGCTGCGGCATTTTTCTTCTTCCTGCTGAAAAGTGCCTTGATAAGTCTGCGCATTTTCATGGCTGTAATATATTAAAATTGTTGCATTACACGCAAAAATAGCTAAAATTCGGTGGAAAATATAAAATCAATGACAATTATAAATTATTTTTCCTTATATTTGCATTGTGTTTTAAAACTCTCACTTCACCCCTGTCCGTCTTCCCTGAAGCGGGCGGGGGTCATCGTTTCTATCAGGGCTATTCTTCTTCGCCCCATTCGTCTTCTTCATCGTCGCCATCGTCTGCCGGACGCTCCATCATGCGGCGGGCTATGAGGGCTTTCATGCTCACCAGTCCGGTGCGCACTTCGGCTTCTTTGTCGTGCGTTTCTTCGGCAGTGCAGATTTCTTCGTCCACATGCCAGCGGACGCAGAACAGGGCGGGATGTCCGTCGTAGGCCGTCTGCATGGCGAATCCCCTGCGCTCCAGTTCCACCAGATACGGAGGAAGAGGGTCGGGCATCTTCGGGATGGGCCATGCCTGGAAGTATTCACGGATGCGGCGAACGGTAAACACTTCGTCGGCATACTCCTCACGCTCCACCGGCTTGTAGGTGTCGGTAAAGGCATCCACCAGTTGCATCAGCGCTTTGGGCGGCTGCAGGGCCGGGTCCTGATATTTCAGCTTCTTCTTGCTCATTACTCATTCTTAATTCTTCATTCTTAATTCTTCATTCTTAATTCTTCATTAAGCCGACATCGGCATACCCACGCCTATCATGCGGCCCGATCCGTAATAGCGCACACCGATTACCAGCGTGTCGAATGCGTCGCTCAGGTCTGTACGTGTACTCAATTCTGCCTCGATGTCGTCCACTTCCTTCGATACGCGGTTCTTCTCCTGACTCTTGTCTTTCTCAAAACCGTTACGCCCTTCCTTCACACGTGCATTCTCCATGGAGGCAATCAGATACTCGTTGTTCTCCTTATTGATGCGAAGGAACGGGCGCTGAGTGCCGGCAAAGCATCCGTTCAGGAACTCGTACTTCTTGTTGTGGCTCATGGGCCGTCCCATGGGTACTTCGATGACGTTCCATCCGTGACTGCGAAGCACTTTCTTCACAATGTTGTAGAAACGGGTTTCTTCGTGGCGCTCGCTGGCGTAGGCGGCTCCCTGCTTGGCGGTGTCGTCGTAGTAGAAAATCACGTCGCGGCAGGTCAGGCGGTGCGGCTCGTAATACTTGCAGAACATCTTGCAAAGTCCCTCGATACGGGTGTTCTTTACGTTGGTCATGCTGTTGAGTATGCGCAGCACGCCGGTGTTGCTCCGGCTGTCGGTCTGCCCAATCACCAGACAGTTGATGTGGGCATTATAATCGAAAGCGATGCGCAGCGGTTCGCCGGGCTTTATGTCGGTGTCCAGACAGCAGTCCTGCGCCTTGGAAAGCTCGTTCAGGTCGATGCTTTCCGACTCCACACGAAGGGTACGACCGCCTTCGTAGATCTGTGTAATGGTGCGTTTATTGTATTTCTGTGCGGCTTCCAGCTGCTCTTCGTCGTTACTGAGGTAGCAGTGTACGTCGGGGTCGAAGTTGGCATAATATCCGTCGTTGATTTCTTCCTTCTCGACGTTACGGATGGAGATGTCGAACATCGTGGGGGTAAGTTCCTTCTGCATGGTGCGGATGAACTGTTCGCCCAGAATGTCGATGTTTTCTATGCTGGAAAAGGAGAAGTAGATGCTGGCCTGGCAGCGCAGCTTGTTCAGCTCACGCTGGTATTTGGGAGCCTGCACGATTTCCGGGCAGATCTGTGCCTCACGTATCATTTCGGCAATCTTCCGGTTTATTTCCGGTGTCTGCTCGTCGCGGCGCTTGCGAAGCCATGCCTGCCGCTTGGTGAGCGGGGCATCGCTTACAAACATAATGCTCTTGTAGAACGGATTCATGTTTTCGTCGAATCCGGGATGGCTGGTGTTGATACCACGCAAACAGGGAAGTATCTCACCCTTTACCAATGCTTCCGGTTGGAATCTCGCTTCATCGGAGTCAACTGTGCAGGCATCCATACCGTTACTGGCTGCCTTCACTCCGGTGGAAATCATGTAGTACACAAATCCGTTCCAGAAGTGGATGCAGTTTTCCCATACCTTCGGCCTTACGATAGGCTCCTTGAAGTTGCATTTTTTTGGCGCATGACCACGGAAAAAATGGACTCCCTCCTTCAGTCCCATTCGTTCGATGGCAGCCATTGTCTTTGGAACGGTTTTTGTAAAAAGCTGCTTGATACTGTTACCTAAGAAAAGACCTGTTCCGCGCGGCATTGATTGGACGCATCCCAACATGTGAGGTGCAATCAGTCCGTCGGTCTTACCGGTACCACGGCCGGCTTCCACGGTGGTGCTCCTGCATCGGTAGTTGTACACCGCACGCTGGGCCGGATTCATATAGATATAGTTGACCGCAGCTTCCTGCTCCTCAGTTTCCTGCACGCCCGACAATTCCGAGGCGTGCTGTTGTGCCCGTCGGAGTGATTCCTCTCGGGCTGATTCATAATCGTTTCGTCGTGCCATGTTTTATTTCTCCTCTCCCGGCTGTGTAAAATCGTCCCGGATTGATTCTTCTTCCTCATTCAAAGGATTATCTACACTTACATATACTCCGTCTTCTCCTTCTTTCATTTCTATCATACTCTGCCACGGGTCTTGTTTTGCTCCGTATTTATTTCTAATACGTCGCATCTCTTCATTGTCGTGCGAAGTCTTTTTAGGGAATTTCTTCTGCACATCCGAGGTAACTACCAGTGGCATGTGTATCAGTTCGTCGCCCAGTTCCTCCGGCGTTTCCGGCTGATCCAGACGTTCAACTTTTGCCAGCAGACTTGCACCGTTGTACACCGCTTTCATGTCGCCCGTATCGGCTCCGTTGCGCATCATCAGGTCGGCGGCGTGGCGCACCTTCATTGAGGAAATGTTTCGTTGTCCCTTGGCGTAGAATGACGAAATAAAGTCTATCACCTTCAGGTCGCCTCCCAACTGGCTGTACGTGCGTTTCCACCGGTTGATGATGTACTGCCGCAGGTTCATGAACGGGTCCTCCTCAAAGCGCTTGTACGCATCCAGGCAGACTTCCACCCGTTTTTTCTGCTCATCGGTAAAGGCCATGTTCTGCCACGGCACACCCGTTTCAAAGTGCTTCCGCAGCAGGTCGTAGAATCGTTGTGCTATTTCGCTTGCCATAGTTTGTGTTTCCGTGTTTGTGCTTATAAATCAGGGGAAATGTTTAACTGATTTCCCCTGATTCTTTAGATTTGTATCATTGCAAAATCTCCCAGTCTTCTGCGAATACATCCGCTATGGAAGGATTCCATGAGTCAGCACGACCGGTATTTTCATTGTAAATAAGGCACTGGCACGTGTAATCAATAAATCCTTTTCCTTTCAGGATGATTTCTTTGGCGGATTGTGGGAGTGATTGCATTTTCGGTATTACATCGTTTCCAATGTGTGAAGGAACCTGCTTGACGACAAACATACCTTTACCATTCCATCCTTTTCTGCGGATACAAAGGCCAAACTTTAAAGCTTCTATTGCTTCACCAAAACTGTATAAGGTATTACACTTCGTTTTGCTACCGTTTGCATATTCAATACGGTTATGTAAAGTCCCAAGATAGCTTCCCATAGCTTCTCTTTGAAGGTGCATAAGGAAAGCTGGATAATCTTCTTTGATTACCTCACGGAATTTTTCTGAATCTACGAATGAGCTACACTTTTCATACTTTTCTGATAGCTCTTCGTCTTCAATCATCATTCTGTCAATGAAAGTTTCAACACATTTGTACCTTTCCTCAAATTCTGCTTTTGGAATAAAACTTACGCATCCATTGGAATCTACCACCTTGTATCCTTCCACTCTCGGTTCCATGGTTTTGGGGGTTGCATCCGTAGGAAGGTAAATATTACCACCTTTCAGAATTGCTTCTGTAGCCTGTACTTCTTCTGTTCTAATAAATTTCTTCATAATCTTCTTAATTTAATATTGTATTAATCTGAAAAACAACTATTTAACTTTTAATGTAAAAATAAGCACATCGAAACATGCTTATTTTTACATTTGGCTACGAAACCATTTTCGTGACCATACGGAAATGGTTACTGCTTGAATATGCTTTTCGTATGCTCCTTCATCCGAAACATCTCCGCCACATTCTCATACTCTTCCGGCGAAGTGGTAAGTGTGAACATCTGCATGGCGTTACTGCGCTGGGTGTTCAGGCTTCCCTGGATAACCAGGCTGTGCGATTTGCTTTTCACCGTGACGCAGCGGAAACCCACATTGTCCTCACAAACCACCAGCCGGCCCGACTGTATAAACTCGCCCAACTGCGTGCGAATCTCCTGTCGCTGGTTGAAGGTGGCTCCTGTGGATGCAGGCTGCGAAATGAGTATCATTTTGCTGACATCAGCAATATGGTCCGACGGATTTGTAGGATCGGGCTTCACACGCGAAAGAATGCGACGGATGGTTTGAATGAGCTTTACATCGAGCCGCACCATGACAATGCCCATTTCACCTCCGGAACAGTAGCCGGACAGCGTGCCCAGCAGGTCGCACATATCCCAGTCAGAAAAACTGAAGAAGTTGGCAGCCGTGTGCTTTTTGCTGCACTCGTCAATCATGCCTTCCAGCTGCTTGTGGTAGCAGCAGGGTTCAATTATTCTCATAACGCACCTCCTTTCATCTGTCCTTCGGTCACACTCTCAGTAGGGTCTACTTTCTTGCGCGGAGTTTCTGTAGCTTTTTTCGGTTCTTCTGCCGATTTTTGGCGGTTTTCCGTGGATTCGGCACGTTTTTCCTCATTTACGGTAGTATTTTCGGCCTTTTCGGATTTCTTTTCTGATTTTACTTCCGTTTCTTTCGGTTCCGCTTTATCGGTGGAAGCTGGCTTTTCTTCTGTATGTACGGATGCAACCGGAGCGTTTACACCGGGAATGGAGATACCGGCTGCAGTAGCTACTTCTGCCGTTTTCTTAGGCAGGTTTTCTCCCCATTCCATCAGCTCCTCGATACGAAGGCGAAGCTGTTCCTTGTACTCCTCGGTAATCTTCACGTCGCTGCGGTTGATGTATTTCTTGTTTCCTTCCACGCGGGCCTTGCGGCATACTTCCTGCTGGCGTACATCCTTCATGGCTTCTATCTCGGCACGGGTAAAGTCGCCAGGACGTTTCATGCTGTCGGCTGTGGAAGTTTCCTGCTCGGTGTAGGTACCGTTCAGTGCTGCATCCACATTGGTCCAGAACGCGCGGATTTTCTGCTCGGATGCGATGGCTTTCTTGGCCATGTCCGCGCGTGCTTCGTCGCTTACGTTGGGATTTTCGGCCATTACTTCCAGCGTGCCGCGATACTCGGCCAGTTCCAGGTACATGGTGGAAAGTTCTTTTTCTCCCTTGTCGCGGAGAGATTTCGGCAGCTTATCTTTATAGAGGGCAAATTCTTTCGGTCTGCGACCGTCCACTTCCTGCTCTTCGTACTGGCGTGCGGTCATGTTTCCTTCTTCATCGGGCGCACCATCATCCGGAACAATCGCTTTGTAACGAACGGTTCCAACCGGACCGCGAGTGGCTTTCTTGGCCAGTCCGGATTTCTTCCGTACTTCCTGCAGGAACAGGTTCATCTTGTTGAGTGCACGGCGGGCTTCATAGCGCTGTACGTCGCGAAGGAAATCCTTTGCCCGCACAATGGCCGACACCAGACGGCATCCTTCGTCGAAATCCTTCACAGGCACCTTCATCCAGCATTCGGCCAGCGCCAGCAGTTCCGGAAAAGTTTCGTCCGTCCATCGTTTCACCCGGTCCAGATAATCTTTCTTTTCTTCCTCGTTCATGGTTCTGTAGTCTTTTAAGTATTCTTTTTCTGTAATCATAACCTTTGTTTTTCAATTACTTTACCCCAAAAGTAGGGAAAACCTATATGTCGTTGAAGGACATAAAAAAGTCCGGCACCGATTAGCAAGTGCCGGACTTTCATCCACTTTTTCGTTTGTTAGAATATGCAAATCAAACGGTTATCCTCCATTTTCTGAACTTGCCTCTGATTTCAGCGTCAATGTACCCGACCAGGTAGTCAGGGAGTAGCGGTTCGGGTTGCTGGTCACTGTTACCGCATGACCGCTGTCAGAATCCGGAGTGGTACCGCTATCGTAGTTGTTGTTCACTTCCGTACCAAAAGTAGGATCGTACACTACGTAATAACCTCCTGCAGGGTTTTCCGCAAAGAAAATAGCGTCACCACGGTTCTTCAGGATACGGAGCACATGGGCTGCGTTCTCCACGTCCTTGTCGATGGTAAACATCAGCTGTACGTTATAGCCCTTTGCACCTTCGTTACCAGTTGAAGAAATCTGACCGCTCTGTTTCTTGATACGGAACTTCCACGCTCCCTTACCAGGAGAAAAAGCAAAAGAAGCTTCAGTAAATGCAGCTTTAGATGCTTCATATACAGGCTTTGCCGTAAGGTCTTCCGGATAAGCGACATAAATCTGATTACCGATACCGGCAAACTGTTCATCGCAACCGGCAGCAGCCTGACCAATATCCATTAAGTCACATGATAATTCTGCCATAATTGTCTTATTTTGAAGTTTGTATAATCGTTATCCCAGTCCCGATTTGATAGTCAGAGTTCCGTCCCAGGTAGTCAGGGAGTATCTGTTCGGGTTGCTGGTAACAGTTACTGCATGACCGCTATCAGAATCCGGAGTAGTACCACTGTCGTAGTTGTTGTTAACTTCCGTACCGAAAGTAGGGTCGTACACTACGTAATAACCTCCTGACGGGTTTTCTGCAAAGAAAATAGCGTCACCACGGTTTTTCAGGATGCGGAGCACATGAGCTGCGTTTTCCACGTCCTTGTCTATGGTAAACATCAGCTGTACGTTGTATCCTTTTGCCCCTTCGTTACCAGTTGAAGAAATCTGTCCGCTCTGTTTCTTAATACGGAACTTCCAGGCTCCTTTACTGGCCTTGAAAGTAAATGCTCCTGAAGCAAAAGCCGCTTTTCTCTCATCGTATGTGGGAGGTGCTTTCAAATCTTCCGGATAGGCTACATATATCTGATTACCGATACCGGCAAACTGTTCTTCGCAACCGGCAGCAGCCTGACCAATATCCATTAAGTCGCATGATAATTCTGCCATAATTGTCTGGTTTTAAAAGTTTGTGTTTGTGTTGTGAAGGCTGCCGTTTCCGGCAGCCTGTTTTATCTCAGCGGGCGGGTTACTCTTCGTCGTCCGGTTCGAAGATGGCCTGAAGGTAAGTCGGGTATCCGTTGTAAACGATGTCACGCGGAGAGATTGTTGCACCGTCGCTCCATGCCTTGAACTTGTATCCAGATTCAGCAGCAGGAGTCAGTTTCACGGTTTCGTCCTTCGTATATACATCCTTTTGCGGAGACAGCGTTACCTTACCCCATTCTTCGTTGTTGGAAGTAACGGTCAGGGTATTCTTCTGGTAGTCACCGTTCAGCTGTTCAATCTGTTCGATAGTACCGTCGCTCACACAGAACTTGGATGGTGCGATGTCCAGAATACGTGCGCCTACGGTAGACTGTACCTGGAAAATCAGCACGTTCAAGTCGTTCGGGTCGTGACTCATCATCACCGAGTTCCAGTCGCTTGCACGGTCAAGACCGAACTGCAGGTTTTCAGGGAGAGTAGCAATCATACGATTACCCTTACCAATAATACCGTCGGTTACAATCTTGATGTTTTCCATTCCCACGAATGAGAATCCTTCACCGCCTGCACTTGTAGTCTGCAATCCGGTAAACTTACGCATGTAGCTGTGAGTAATGAGTCGCTTCTGCTTCGGCGACATGTAAACGATTACTTCCTGAGCGTTACGCAACAACGGATGCCATCCTTCCACCCATTCTACAAATGCGTCGAAGTGTTCTCCATCCTGAGTTTCAGGACCTTCGTTAATCGGGTCGCAAGCCACAAGGTTTCCTTCCTTGGAAGAAATCTTACCCTGATTAATAAGGTTGTTAATGATAGTCCAGTAACCGTTGTACAGACTGAGCGGGTCGTCTTCTCCCAATTCAATGTTACCGAAGAACAGGTTGCTCAGGTTATCGCCGGCAAACTGCTTACCAATCTGACGAAGGATAAATTCTGTGACCGGTGCATTGTAGGTTCCGTTTGAACCCAGGATGCTGAACGGCTGTTTTTCGCGGAAGTTCTGAAGGTTTTCGTAGTAACGTGACCAAATCTGGTTCATCACCAGTTTGCTTTCGTCCATGAAACCAAGGGTTGACTTCAGCGTAGAACCTTCCTTGTAACGGCGGGCTTCACCACCCTTACGACGGAAAATGATTTGAGTCTGTGCGTATTCAATATCTTCGATAACCTTGATGCGAAGTTTGTTGAACACTGCCATGTTATCGAGAACCGGGCTTTCGATGATGTCCGGAGCAAGAATGTCTTTTACGTGCGATACATTCTCTTCACTGAGTGCGTATAACTTTGTAGCCATATTGTTTGTGTCTGGTTTAGTTTTTGTGTTGTGTTCTTATCTCTTATCGTGCTTTGCTGATTTCAACATCACGCTTGCGGCGGGCTTCAGCTTTCTCGGCCCAGCTCATGTTTTCACCGCATACGCTCTGCACATGGAACTGTCCGCTTTCCTGACCTCCGTTGTTGTCTTTCGGCGGGTCCTGCGGAGTAGGTTCCAGTTGTGCTGTTTCGCTCAGTTCCTTGATTTCCGCATCTTTCTGTTCGATGCTCTTCTGAGCTTCATTCAGCTTCGCAGTCATGTGTTCCGATTCCTTCTTATGAGCGTCCTTCAATGAAGAAACCTCTTTTTCGTGTTCCGCTTTCAGGTTGGCCAGTGCTTCCGCATGGTCTTTCTTCATCTGTTCGATGGTTGCGTTAAGCTGTTCTACTTCCGTGAGTTTTGCAGCCAGCGTAGATTCCGTCTGTTTAGCTTTCATGACGAACTCTTCTACATTGTCCGCCATGGTTTCCACCATGTAGAAACCGCCGTTTTCTTCGACTACCAGGGAGTTTACCTTTGCAGCCGACTGAATAAATGGATAGCTTTTTGCCATAGTTGCTTGTTTTTGAGTTTGTGATTCTGTTTTATCTGATGCCGGCTGCTCCACAGAAGCCTGTTCCTGTGTTCCCGGCTGCTTTTCTTCCTTGATTCCTGATGGTTTGCTGTCTTCGCGTGAGGCTCCGGACGAATTTCCTTTCTGACTCTGACTCACTCCGGCCAGCTGCTGCACGCGGTTCACGCAGAACTTGAAGTCGCCATGACCGTCGACCATGGTACCCACCACATCGCCCGCATCGAAAGTTTTTCCGGTCATCTGGTCATCCGTCACTCTGGGACGGCGCTCGCGTACCATCTGCTGGAAATCGGCACAAAGCCGGTTCAGCTCTTCCTTGATGCCGTCATAGTTCCCCTCGGCCGCGTCGCGGTACTCCTTGTTCTTATAAGGAGATCCGTCGGCGTAAATCTCGGCGTACCGTTCCTGAGTCACGGTGTTCACATCGCCGTCCTTGTTAGTGAGCATCGCGCACATTGTACCGATACATCCCACCGTGTCGTGCGGATTGGTGAAATACACTTCGTCGCACAGAGCCATCAGCGCATAACCGGCACTGCAGGCCATCCCGTCGATGTGACCCACAATCTTCTTTCCTTTTGATCGGGCGTAGTTGAGGGCCATCTCATAGTCGTACTTCGCCATGCTGCTACCGCCCGGACTGTCCATCTCGATAATAAATCCGATGGTATGCGCATCGTCAGAAGCACGCATGATGATGTCCTTGTGTTCCTTGCTTCCGTAGGAACACAGGTCGCCATTACGAAGAATGGGGCCCTGTACGTCGATAACCGAAATGATGCGGTCGTCTTCCCCTATATCGTTCCATCCGGTTACATCATCGTAATCTCTGATGTAAGTCTTTTCAGCATATCCGGTACGCGAAGAAAGGAAGTAAGGTCGGTCGGTCCGCTCGTCCGGCTTCTCGTAAGGACGGTGTGAGGCAATGTTGTCAAGAATCGTTCTCCGGTAAGCATGCAGAGACTCCGGGTAAAAGTCCCAGAATCGCGTAGACATGATTTCGTGAAATGCTCTTGTTGCCATTTTCGTTTGATAATTAATTGATTACATCACGAAATTACGCACGCGAAATGCGGTAATGAAGGACACAAAAAATGACTAAATGCGTGAATTACAGAAATATGCGGATGCTCAAACGGATTTTCTCTGCAAATAAAAACCTGCTAAGAATGAGCATGTTGTAAAACACACGGAGTTTGTGCGAAAAAAGAAATTTGCGGCGGACGCAAAGAAATTGAAGAATGTCACAAAGAAGATAATGAAGATTTACCTGCATGACGAAAGAAAAACGCGCACAAAAAGAAAGGCCCAAAGAAAAAATGCCGCCCCACACACGTATGCAGGAACGGCATTCCAACGGAAAGAAAAAAGCAATATATATAATAAGGTGTAGATGTCAGACCACACGCTGTGCGCCGGTCACGTTGCGGATGGTGAGTGTGCACGAAATCACGCCGTCGTCTTCCTCATACTGAAATTCATAACCGTCGCTCACGGCACGCACAAACATTTCACCGTCGCCAAATGTTCTTACAATCAAATGGTTAGTGCTGTTTTTCAGCGTTTCAAGCTGTAAATAGGTTTCCTGCGTCACCATCTCTACCTCCCAACTCACCGTCACTTCGTAAGAATCGCCGGCCACGCTGGTTTCCGCGCTCTCCTTCAGGCTCCCCGATTTCGGTTTCATCTGAATGGAAATCTTACGGTCGCCCGACACAGAAAAATCAGGTTTATCACTTTTCTTCTCAATATTGAACGGGCGGGAAAACGTAACCGCGTCGTCCGGATAAGCTTCAATGCTGCCTATCAACTCGTAATAATTCTCGCTGCAATTCATTATTTATGTGTTGTTTTGTGGTTGAAAATGGCGACTGACAAAGTTACTGACAAATCGCACCAACTTTCTTCGTTTCTTTAACTTTTATTTATTGCTATTCATGTATAAATTTATGGCGTGTATATACAGATTCTTCCGGTTCTCGACTCAAGCTCTTCTTTTCTCACTTTGATGTCAGACTTCATTCTGGATTTGATTCTCCACCAATATCGCATCATGCTCTCAAATCTTTTCATGTCTATATCGTACAAAACAATGAAATCAGACATGACATCTTCGGAAGTAACATGTTCGCCCATTCTATTTGCCCGGAAAATACAGTCATCATGAAATCTGGCGAAATCATACCAGAACTCACGTTTCAATTCATTCCTTATCTTCTTACTTCCGTTGATATTCAGGTGAAAAAACTTATCCACTTTCACCTCACCGCTAAATTTGCAGACGCTTTCAGGCATTTCCAACTCCAGGTAATCTTCTTTCTCTTTTTCAGTCAACATTTTAAACTGAGCGGTAAATAATGATTTCTGAGGTTTCAAATGAAAGGCTACTTCATTATAGGAAAAATCTGTTATACCCGAAAAATCTGCATCTCTGAACAAGTGAGTCTTCATATATACACCCAGAAGGCTGTTCTGAGGAAACCTGACCGGAGTTCCATACTTTATTTCGAAGTATTTCTTATAATAATCACTCACTTTAAGGAAGCATGAGTGACGCTGCTCATTCATTGAATTTTTTGGCATAGTAGTAAGATAAAGTCTGTAAATCAATTAATCAACAGCAAGTTACGGACGATTCAACACCAATCGGAATTTCATTCAACAAAAAAAGGTTAAGCGACTGGGGCCTTATTTTGCGTGTTTTTCACGATTTTGCAAAGCTGTGCAATTTTCTTGCAAAACACTTCTCAATACTTATTTATTTAATTATCAATCATTTATAGTGTATAATAAATAATAAATAAAGAGTTATTGCCGATTGTTCATTGATTTTGAAGTGAAGAAAACGTATTTTTTCGGTAAAGAACAGATTTCAGGCTGTACGGCTTTTTCTTTTATGTCCATTGCGTAGCTCTCTCTGTTACACGGTGAAGTTGGATATAAAGGAAGTAGAACGAAAGGGGAAAGGCGTGCTTTGTCGTCCCGCGTTCCGCAGGCCGACCTTTCCCTCCTTTCGTTCTTTCAGGTTTCCATTCGGATTCCTTCCCCATTCGGACGCTCACAGGAAGAAATGATTCGACTGATGTACGCCCTTCTCTACCCTACGAAAAATTTTTATTTTAAAGATTTTGTAAACTCGTTTTTCGTGAAAAATCGGCAAAATATCAAAAAGTACAATACTTTTAATTGATTATCAGATAGTTATTCATTGCAAAAATTTCGCCAACGCTTCGCAAGCTTTGCAAAATTGCTTACAAATGATACTTAACTAACTGATTATCAAATTGCAAAATGTTTTGCAAAGGGTGTGTAAAACTTGTAATATTTGATACTGAATTGATTTTCTAAGCGATTTTCTCTTTGTGTCGGAATGATTTTCCTGAAAGTCTCGTGCCTACTCCACTCAAATGGCGTAACTACGCGACAAAAGTGTCTATTAAGCGCGGCCGCAGTGGCGATACTATGCCAGTTTGGAATTTATGTGACGAAATACGGCTTTTGTTGACAGAAAAAAGGCGTAAAAGTGCTATTACATACACTTCTACGCCTCCTTAAAAATGAATCAGAAAGTGATTAATTGAAACCTCCTCCTCCCTGGTCCTCTCCTTCCTCACCCGGCTCGGTTGTTCCTGGTGTGCTGTTTCCTTCTTCATACATCCTGTTGAGCGACATCTTGTCTATCTGTGCCTTGAAATCCTTACTCGGCTGGAACAGCACTCTTTTACGGATAATCTTTTCTTCTCCGCTTACCTCGGAACTCTTACAGGTAATGGCTGGCTTCAGGTATCCCATGTTTCCCAGGCTTACACCATGACCTTCGAGCATCCAGGTACAAGCCGATTCCACCATGGTCTCTACCACGGCGCGGCAGGTTGCCTTACTGATTCCGGAACGGAGGGAAATCTGTTCGATTACTTTTTCAAAACTTACGGTTCCACCACGAACCGCTTCGGCCACATACTTTTCTGTGCCATCCTTGTCAAATCCAAAGGTCTTCTTTACGACCTTATAGTTCAAGCCTCCCATAGTTGTATTTGTATTTAAAAATTCGACGGATAGAAGCGCTTCGTGCGATTCCACCCGTCGATAAATCTAATTTTGCAACCCTCGTTTATGAAGGACTAAAAATCATCCTTCTTTCGTGTCTCCTTTCTTCTGGTTATGTTCTTTGTTCAGGAAGTCTTCATAAAGCTTTTTCTCCGCTTCCTCCATGCGATGCTTCATCTCCTTCAATACGGTAGCTTGTACCAGCTGACGGTTTCTCTTTACCAACTCAGCCATTTCGTATTTTTCTTCTTTTACAAACTGTTCGATTAGCCTGTTCTGCACGTCGATGTAAACGGAGTCAATGGTGTGCGTGCTGTATTTTATGTAGTCGTCAATTTTGAGAACGGCGTGCTCCAGGTTGTCTATTTTCTTCTCGTTTCGTGTCATCCATCGCGAGATTGCCCGGTAGATCAGGAATAGCGCGGTGGAGTTAATGCAAACAAAAACGATGCTGATTATTAAGTCTGCGGTATTCATAATTAAAATTTGTTGTTCCCGTGCATGCGTGGACGGGTGCGGTTATACTTCATTTTTTGTTCGATGTGCCAGAGGAGATCGAATCCTTTGATTTTGGAAATGCAATATATATCATTTAAAATATCTGCTAATAGTACGCCTATCGGGAAATTAGACGAACTGTATCTTCCAGTCAAAACTATCACATCATAGCAAAGTTTGGTAAAGGTTATTTTACTTAATTCTTTTATATGCTTTTCATTTATCGCATACGGAAGTGACACTTTTGAAAAATCTACTCCTCTTAATCCTGCCAGGTCAAATATACGGATGCAGACATCGGCCAGTTCATCTTCCACACTGTCTTTTATGCCGTGCGCAAAAGCATATTTAAACTCTTCGTCGGATCTCTCTCGCAAACTCATGTAATTTTCAAATTGAATCCGATCTGCGTGTTTCCCTTTTCTTTCGGCCTGCACAGCTTCCATCAGCTCGCTAATGACCAGACAAAGGAAATGCTCGGTACTTAAATCCTCGTCGTGCCAGCCGTGTTCTACGGCGTTCTGGTAGGCTTCATCTCTCAGTTTGTTCAGGTTTATCGCTTCAATTGTTTCCATCTATTACGTCTCCTTTCTTTAGTTTTCTTGCTTCTTTTTCATTTCTATAATACAGCGTGATAACACATGGCCGGCCATTCTTTTCGGCCACAGCCTGCACCTCGTATTTATTGGTGCGTGCCCGGTAAAGTACGCTCACTATTCGCTTGATTGTGGTTGGCATAGGCTATTCTCTCCGTTAATTATTTTAATTGCTTCCTCTAAAGTAATTTTACCAAAAATGTAATCCATTCTTACTTCTTTTAATTTCTCCTCTAATGTCTTTTCGTAGGTTATACATTTATTTTTTTTCTATATCTGTTACCTCTCCAGATATTTCTCTGGCTTTATGCAATAAGTAATTCTCCGATTCTAACCGTTGAAGTTCTGTTTCTTTATCGGAAAGGAACTTTTCTTCCACCATCCGGATGGCAGAAATCGCATCCTCCAGGGTAACATAGGCTGTATGGTTTTCGCGCCTGTGCAGCCGGCCTTGGTCATCCGTGAAATCTCCACTGGGGAGAAGGTAAAGATTTTCTCTCTCCCATCTTACCCGGTTTCTGCACCATACTTTCATGCGTTCCTTTAAAAATCGTATTGCGTCCATTTTACTCTTTCACTATTAGTTCTACTTCTCCTACAGCCATTTATCCAAACCTTTTATTAATCGACCAGAGTTATGATCTATAAAGGCCTTTATACTCGGTTCTTCATGAGTAGGAATATTAATACTATCACCTAATCGCTTTTCTAATTCTTCGTCAGAAATAAATGTTTCTCTTTTAACTTTAGCACGAGCAGTTTTCCGATTTTTCTTTATAACGAAAGAATCCATCGACACCTCATTTTCACCTGAAAAACATTTAGAAAGCGATATAGTTACTAATTCTGTTTCTCCTTCCATAAACTTTACTTTTTAAACTTCCAATCATTGCATAAATAATGGCTGTACGCCGTGTCAGAATAGAGCCTGCATTCACCCTCATCTGAATCTTCCGATGGAAGAAAATGAAGGCACGTGAGGCATTCTCGTTCTTCCTTTTTGTAGTCCTTGCACCCGGGCAAGAAGAAACCTGTATCTTCCCCATTGTATCCATTCCCTACCCTGAACCTGAGAGGGCGGACAAACTCGCAAAGTTGATTGTTTGGCTTTTGTTTCTCTCCTTCTTTCAGCGGTCGGAAATGGATGCAGTCGTCGCAGAAATTCACGGTGCGTAGTTTTTCTTCCCTTGCAATCGGTTCCTTCCGGTTGAACCAGTTGCTTGTGTCGTTTAACGGGCAGGCTCCGCAGTAGTAATCGTCTTTGTAGTAAAGACAATATCCTTCGCAGAACACTCCTTTGATTTCCTTCAGCAGGCTGGCCTTTATCTTTTCGACGTTAGCATTTGGCATGATTCTATCAGGTATTTGTCTATTTCAAACCGGAGATAAAAAAATACGGTCCATCCCAAATGGTCTGTATGCTCGGCGTATTTTACATCCTGGAATCCTTTTATCTTCAGGTATCTTTTGAATATCTTGAATCCGTTTGACATTTCCTTGTATTCTATATTATAGTCATCCGGGCGCCATGGTACGCACTGACTGAGTAACATCTCCCTATCTTCTTTGGGACATTTCTTTATCTCTCTTATGGCTCCTTCCAGCAGGCGTTTTGCCACGATGTTGGTCTTTTTAATGTGGTTGAATTTGAAATCTTCTGGTATGAATATCATGGCTTTTCCTCCTTTTTGCTGAAATGTTCAATAAGTTCCTGAACGGTGGCTTTGTGACTTTTGTAAAACCAAGCAGACTGACAACTCATTCTTATAGAAGGTTCGTTTCTTACTTCTTCAATGTTGTTATCATAACATTTAAACCAATTATTTTCATTTGGATAAACAAACCACTGATTTTCATCAGAATCATCTTGAAGTGCAGCCAATGCAAGAAACAGTTCCTCATTGGTACCGCAGTCAATGTCGTTCGGATGAAGATGCTGAAATCCATCTTGAACGGAAATATACATTCCGTAATTGGCTGCCAGCCATTCTTCCTTGAAATCGTCAAGGGTATTGGCTCTTTGCCCCAGCTTCTGAAACTTTTCCCGCAGTTCCGGTGTATTCTTCCGAATAAAACAAGGTTGTGTAAACATAAGCTGATTCTTATAAGTAAGTTAATGACTCTTTTATCCCATCGTTCAAAGCTTTCTCGAATGTATCGGTATATCCGTCCATCTGCGATATGAGAGACAAATCCTCTGTGTCGTACAGGCGGTAGTACCATCCGTGTTTGTTGAGCTCGACAACGATGTGGATTTTTCCCTTTATACGTACCCATTTTTGCGCAGCATACAGCGTGGGAGCCAGGTATTCGTACTGGAATCCGTTCACATGTTTTGAAAGATAACGGAACTTCCTCACCCCAAACACTACGGTCAGTTCCGACCGGCCTGTTTCGTCTGTCCTGTAACTGGCACGACAGTCTTCTCTATATCCTTTGTCCTGAAGAAGCTTAGCTACCTCAAAAGTTACAAAGTTTTCATTTTTCATATTTCGTTCTGTTGACATGGTGCTATGCTTTTAATGGTTTTAAAAAGTTTCTTGTAAAGCCTAAATCCAGTCCTCTATCGTGGTAGAATTTCAATACTGCATCGTGGCTGTGCCGTGTATAGAAACCTATATTGACGAGGATATTGAATATCTCCAAAGCCGTATATTTCCGGTAATCTTCAATGGTAAAGTAAGTATTTGGAGAGTATTTGGATCCACCGGAAAACTTAAAGTGAAGGCTACCTTCATGCTCCAGTACCTGAACTACAGGCCAACGGTAACTGTCCTTAAATTTAGGAATATCCTTCCATTTAAGTTTTGACTTCCGGCTTTCATGGATTCTAATCTTATTTTCCAAGACAAGTTATATTAAAATTGTTACCATTTGAACAATAACTGCACATTGATGTGAACGGAGAATAAACCCTTCCGCACTTTGGACATATCCAACCTTGCTGTCCAAATATCCCCGAATTTAATTTTGTTGAATTTTCCTTTTCCTCCCTTGCCATTTCTACAGCTTTTAAGGCAGTTTCTTCCGATACAATGTAACAAAGTTGTCCTCCAGGATAATCTTCACGTCTTTTTGATTTTATGTATTCTTCCGGTGTCATAATTATTGTATGTTAAGTAAAACCCATATTAAGCAGACAAACATAATGAAGGCGACAATCCCTGCACAAATGGCTGGGGTTAGCATTTTCTTCCACAATATATCTGCCTTGTGGCATCGTTCGTTGATATAATTGATTTTTGACATGTGCTCACCAAACTGAAGCTCCATCATGTGACGTGCCCAGCCAGTAAGCATCTTATCAAATCTTTGTCTGGCTTCTTCTTTGATAGTGAACTTACCTGAAGGGTTTAGCAGGTATGAATCTGTCCTGAACTCAAACTCTTCTGAATCCAGAATATCACGTCCACCGCTACTTCGTATCTCCATGGAGACTTTAAGCCATGGAATTGCTTTTGTTTCCCACATTTCGAGGGCACGTTTCTCTATTTCTTCTGCGTTGGCGTTGGCCAGCTCTTTCATCTTTTCGTACTCGTCTTTCGGCACGAATACGACTGCTTTTTTATCGTTGATATACATAGTTCCTGATTTTAGATTATTCTTTACTTTCCTGACTTTCTTCGATCATCCTTTTCACTTCCTGAATGTCGCAGGTGAATTTGTTATAAAAACTATCGTACTGGGAACATTCTTCGTCGACATACTCTATCCATGCCGTTTTGGTTTCAAGGTTGATAATTATCATCGGCCTGTTGCAGGAATCGTCTTTCCCGGCCACCCTGCTTTTCAGCTGCTGAATATCGAAGTTGCAAAATATACGATGTAACTCCCCGTTATAATAATCGAATATCGGACCGGTGTAGATAATGTTTTTCGTTTTCATACCTGGGTATTTAAGTTCAATCATTGGTTTATGGTATAATATCGGCCGTTTTATTTCGCTCCATGCGATTGGCCTTACATTGTAGGCCCATGTGCCGTCTGACATAATGAAGGAATTGGTGTATCTTCCGTCTCCCAGCATGACGTTCACGCATTGTCCTTTCGGAGGGAGTGAAGCTTGTACGCTTTTCCATTGTGAAAAAACCGACGCATCCCACGCTTGCCACGTTGCTTCGGTTATATCGCCGATGTAGAAATGTACGTTTTCATTGCTGCCTGAGTCCTTATTACGGTCGTTAAACAGCTGCGTGGCGTATTGGTGTATATATTCTTCCTTATTCATGGTTTATTTTATTTATTCATTTAGCACATTTCCAAGAGACTTCATTCTCTGTACTAGATGTAGGCAAAGGGTCATATATTCTTCTACCTTTTCGCCTGTCGGAAGTCCCCAATCATATTGACTTATACTTAAAAGCGTATCACACCCGCTTTTGAACTCAAAATCACCTTCGTAATAATCTCTTTCTGAGGTTTCTATTTCCTCTGGGAATTTAAGAATATCTCCCTTGTGGGCTACATACAATTCAGCATATTCTTTGTTGCAAGTAAGAATTTGTGAAACTTTCCCTTCTTCTAAAAATATGTAACCGTTTCCAAATACTGAACAAGGCTTTATCTCATTACACTTTTCATGGTCTGACACTAGGCAACATTCGCTGCATAATTTACCGTTTGCAACAGCTCTATACAGTTTACCGTCTATTATTATTCCGTTTATTACTTTCATCTTTCTTTTTCTTTATCATTTTACATGCGTTATAGATTCCGTCATTCAAAGCTTCTTCAAAATCATCCCAGCAACCACCATCATTAGGCCCTTTAAGGTCATAATCTGTAATGAATGTTCCATTGTCAGCTTTTGACATAGACCAACAGTAACCGCAAGCGTTTCTGTATATTTCGACAGATATATTGTGTTTCTGCCGAAGATACTTTTGAGCCTCGTATAAGGTTGGGCATGAACATCTTTTTTCTGAAAGATTGAAATTTTGCTCATATTCAGATGGACAACACCTAAGCCCGTTCTCTAAATATGAATATTTGCAGTTTTCATTAAACCCTATTTCTTTCAAAAGCAATCCTACATCGTGTGTTACATAATCTTCCGGTCTAAACATGGCTATTTTTTATTTATAAGGGTTATTATCCAAAACTAAAGCTGAAACGGCCAGTCCTTGTGCGATCAGGTTGCGGTAGTCGATGTGACACTGATGCAGCACGTGAAAGACTTGCTGGAAATGACGAAGGCCCAATTGAGTGCTATTATGCTTTCCTTCTTCCGGTGTAATAAAGAAGCTCTGCAAGCTCATTTCGCACACTTTACATCCCCAGGCGAAGAACTCCACGCATTCTCTTTCTTCGTCGAAATTCCAGGTGGTATAAAGGCCCATATACCCGTCGAAATCGAACGCTTCTGCCAGATACTTCATCGGGCAGATTTCCGAGCCGTTCACAAAGATTTCTTCTGTGATTGAAGACAGCGGATAGAGTATCGGTTTTATATCTCCCAATCTGAAACCTTTTCCGAAACATCTTTCGCCTTTTAATGTTTCGGCATTTAGGCCAATTTCGTTACCATGCTTGTCTCTTTTCTTATAAGCCCATACCTTATATCTGTCGGCTAGGTTTATGACATCCATTTCAATCATTCCTTGTTTAGTGATAAACGCCAATCCGAACGGTAATCTGGCTGAAATATCTTCCAGTAACAGTAGTCTTTCTTCTTCTTTCATCATATTATTCCTCCCATTTATCAGTAGTTCCCATCAGGTGTTTTGTTTCCTCGTTATACGGAATACACTCTTCAAATATATTCCCACCAATCACCACATAGCCGGAAGGGCCTCTATACCCAAACTCCGCCGGCATCCATGGATACTGACTGTATGACCTTACAAGCACAGGCTGTTTGAATGTAAATTCGCCTTTACGTTGTTTCTTTTCCTTGAAAAACTCTTTCAAAATCGCTTTGTGTTTCACATTCACGCTCTCTTCCAGAGCTTTCATAAGTTCCCCCTTCTCCTCTTCTGTAGCGAAACGAAATAACTTCTGATTTTCAAACTTTAAATCATCATACAGTTTTCCACCTGTTGTGGAATGTATCCCTACATATCCATCTAAACAAAAAAATCCCCATTCCCACTTAGGCCCTTTACATACCAAAATGTAGTCATATCCGGATATAATATCTCCATCCTTGAAAGTTATATATTCAGGTACTTCCAGCATCAGGTCATCACTCGACGGGTACCCGTCTACTACAAGTCCTTTTTCTGTATATTTACAGCTGTACTCTTCATCGTCACCATTTATTAATGCTACGATAGGGAGATCTCCTCTCGCATCCCAGCAGACAATTCTTGCAGATAAATGCTCAAGAGTCACTACTCTGCCTTTTATTTCCCCACTTGTTATTTGCTTTGCCAGTTCAATGTCGAACGGGATTTTTGTCATTTTGAGATCCATAATATTGTTTTTTTTGATTTCTTGTTTCTTAGCTTATTCTTCTCTTTCAAACTTCCCGCAAACGCAGTCCCGGCCATATTCTACTACTCCGCCTGTTATACCGCATTTGTGAATGCTCTCTCCCTCTCCTGGTGCAATTGCTTCCACTTGAGTTTTCATGTGCTTGCAAAAGCAGCATTCATTGTGAGGCTTTTGATTTTCTTTTTCCCTTATTTCTGAAACAATAGCTCCAAAAGTTAAGGCTTCTGATAATGACATCATATTATTTTTATTTTAGCGTTTCATTCATTAGTCTTTCTGTTAATCCATATAGTTGGCCTGCAATAAATGATCTGTTTTGTGGAGAAGCTGTACTGATAAACTCCACCATGTCTTTATACATTGTTTTCCATTTTACCATCCCGTTATTTGAAGATTCACTTTTCTCCGGTCCTTCTTTACGGAAAGCAACCCTGACATTATAAGGGTCAAGCGCTTGATATGGATCGCAGTCTGTTTCTTGCAATATTGCCTTTTCTGGAATTTTGACATAAACTCCTGGCTCTACTTCTGCTTCATAAACATTCTGATTACAAAACCAATAGGAACTATATATTTGTAATACTCTTAATGATATAGGCAGAAGGTCTTTTAACCACCATTGTTCGCGCGAAAATGTTTCACGTAAATCTTTCTCTTCTTTAATAACTACATTATCACCTACACTGTATTTGGGATTCTGAGGGTGAGAAAAATCTCCGTATGGGTAATCAAGCAAGCACTCATGTACGCAGACACCACTTCTTTCTTTCAAGAAATAATAGAACATTCCACCTACTTCTCTAAAGCCTGTTACTACAAAGTTTTTACCTAAATATTTCTTCAAAGGCTTATTGATTTCTACTGCGCAGCTGGTTTCTTTTGCTTCTGCAAGGTTTTTTACTCTTACCCTTTCTCCTATTTTGAATTTCGGTTTTTTGTTTCCCATGATATTATTTTTATTTCATTGTCCTTCTAATTTAGTGATAACATAATCGGCTTTATTCCATCCTGTATAAAAGGAAACGGCTGCAATCCTGGCTTTTAAAACCTTTTCCGGGAAATCTTCATTTAACAGCTTTCCTTTCCGGTAGTGTGCAACGAGTGAAGTCGCATCTACGACGAAGGAACCGCTAATAGCAGGGTACTTTCCCAGGGTTTCTTCGATAAACTCTCCGACAGTATATTGTCTGTCAAAATCCACATATCCTCCAACATAGGGAGAATCATGAGTGGGAAAGACTCTTATTAGTTCAAACATAGGCTATGTACTTCGATTTATGGTTTTATTCAACTATCAAGTGATTATGAATTTCCATAATTTTCAGAATCCGAACTTCGCATCTCATAATCCCTAAATCCTTTGCTATGGCTCCTTTTGCCGCCTGATGAAGGGTTGAATGATCCGTCTGCTCTTCTTCTGTACGGACCGGAAGGAGGTATTCTTCACGGAATCTAACCGGAGGTGTACCGGCTTCAAAAACCACGGAAAAGTTCTTTTTTATTAGCATTTGTCACTCTCCTATTTTATTTTCCATGCAGTTCCGAAAAGCTTTTCCATCCAAGCTCCGTAAATTTTGTGGAATATACTTCTCCACGAGGAATTATCGGATTCCAGTTCACATCGCAGAATAGCCGGTAGTGGAATACTCCAGCTCGCTTCCCATCTTCTGAATATGGAGGCTCGCACCACAGCATACGCTTGTTATATCCGAATATCCGATCAAGAATATATTCCGCTTTCTTCCTGTTCCATCCCCCAGGAAATGAGATTGACAGGTGATAGCATCTTTCGTAATCCGGATTTTTCCACCATCCGCAGGTATGGGCTCCTTCATCACGTGTAAATATGATTATACAATCGTATCGTTCCAAAAACCATCGGCACTTATCAAGGTAATCCATTGTGGCCGAAGTGCCTCCAAAAATCCCATTCTTAGCTGTTTTCACAATACGCTGGAATGTTTCTGTATCGCTTGCGTTATAAAGTATTCGTCTCATGGTTTTGTTCTTTCGGCATTTTCATAAAACACATCCAGATAGTCGTCCCGTTATTCTTTGTAGTATGGCCAAACAAAGGTTTGTAATCCGTAATAGCATTGATTACTTCCTTTACTTTTATCTGGTCCTGATTCCACTTGAAGATAAGTACACCGTAATCATCCAGCACTCGCATACATTCATGTATGGAGTCATTAATAAAGCTTTTCCAGTCTTTTGGAAGTTTCCCATACTTTTTGGCCAACCAACTGTTTTCACCGGCTCTTACCAGATGTGGAGGGTCAAACACAACCAACTTAAACGTGTTATCAGCAAATGAAAGGTTTGTGCAATCCTCAATTTTATCAGGTTTCACAGAAATTTTCCGCCCATCACAAAGTGTGTCTTCAAAATCTCGTATGTCAGTAAATAAAGCAAGCGGATTCTGTTTGTCAAACCAGAACATCCGGCTTCCACAACATACATCAAGTATTGGTTTATTTTGCTTTTCCATCCTTCTTCAATTTCTTCACTTCCTTAACCATCAGCAATGCTTCTTCCATGATTATAGGAACTTCCATTATTGCCACTCCTCCTTTCCTAACCTCTTACTCTCCTCTTTCAAAGCCTGAATCTTCGCAAAAAGTCCGTTTGTTTTAGTTTTCTTTTCTTTGGAAGTAATTTTCTTGTACGCCATACCGATGGCAATCATTGAAATACCTGTTTTTATCTGCTGGATGTCGCCATCCATAGTTTCTAAATCTTGAAGCGTATCTTCATTGATAACCACATTGTCGAGCTCGTTCATAGCTTCTTCAGCGTCCTTCATACTGATTCCTGAAACAAGCATCACGGCTTTGATAAATTCTTTTTCCACTTCAAAAGTGATACTCACTTTTTCATTCTGATTGTTTTCCATATCTCCCACTATTTTAAAGTCCTATACAAATCGTCATCGGTACAGAAGTGTCCATAAACAGATGACCTACAAACGAACCGTTGAAAAGTATAAAAGTCCCTATATACATCATGTAAGGCTCAAGGTTTATCTCTTCACCGGTCATTACCATACGGAACTTTACTCCCCGTTTTGGCTTTGATTCATCTTCCAATGCCCAGATATATGTTTTCTCGTTTACAACTGCGAGTTTCAGCAGCTTGCTTCCCTCATAAAGCGGGAGCGTAAACTCAGACGCTGCCGGGATTTCATGTTTTAAAATTCTTGCCATATTCTTTTCTTTTTAAGGTTATTAATCATCTTCAAAGCGCTTCTTTTCCTCCCACTCTTCGTCGGTTTCCGGGCAGGAAAGTATCTCCTTGGAGTCTTTGGGTTCCTCACCCAGCTTGTAGAAAAAGCACACACGGGTAAATTTACGGGTGCGTTCCTCACGACGGATCGTGTCGTTCATAAACTCCTGCTCCCAGGCGTAGTGACGGGGATATTTGGAGCCTTTGTCCGAGCGGTAGACGATGGAAGGGTTCATGGTGTACTGCATATTGAAGCAGTAAGCCTGCATCTTTTCTATCATTTCGTTCTTCACGGATTTCACGCTCTGCATCGTCACCGCATCGCCCCGGTGTTCCAGGTAGCTGATGGCCATTTCACTGATAGATACCGGACGGCACCAGTGCCACTGGTTCGCAAAGAAATGATTGGCCCAGTCAATGAATACCTGGTCCTTGATGGCGGAGTAAAGGATTCGCATCTGTCCGTCCTGCGACATGGGCGGTATCAGGCTTTCCTGCAGGCCGAGGTAGAACTGACAGCTTTGCAGCATCATGTACACCGCTTCGTCACGTTCTTCTTCGGTGGCTTCCAGGAATATGTCTTTCCCGAACTTAGTCTGCGGCGTGCGTTTCTTGAACTGGCCGGCGTAGTCCTCGTCGTGGTAGTAATCGCTCTGCATGGCCAGGAAGATACGGCGTGAGGTGCTTCCTTCGGTCATGTCGAACGGCATCTTGTTCATGGTAATGAATATCTTCGGGGTTGCCTCGCGCGGCAGTGTCATTTCATCGTGATACAGGGTCTTTACCGTAATGTTGTCCGTAATGTTGTAGAACTCGCTTCCCATCATGTCGGGGCGAAGGTCGTCTATCAGACACATGCTGTCTACGGTATAATGGAACTTGTCGAAGTTCTTGGCCATGTTCTCTTTCTTCTTCAAGGTCTGACCGGGTATGTAGCACACCTTCCGCACCAGCTCGAAGAAGGAACGGAAGAAACTTTTTCCGGTACCTCCGCTGTTCTTTCCTTCGTCGACCACGGTGTATTCCGTCACGACTCCCATCTTCTGCATGGTGCCTGTACGATAGCGCGAAAGCATGTAGCCCATGAGCGCTACCTTGCAAATGAAGTGCATGTCCTGTCGCTGCTTTTCCAGCTCGGTAAGCGGATAGCCTTCGGCTTCCTTTCGCCAGTGTATGCGGCTGGTGTCGTACAGCCACTGCACGCAGACAGGCATCTGGTCAATGTCTTTCGGCATTTTCAGCAGGAAACGGTACAGACGCTGGTAGGCGATGAACTCTGCATCCTCACGGCGGCGCTCGTTCTCGTTCATCCGCTTGTCGGCCATTCTCTGATCGTTCAGCTCCTTACGTGCGGCATATTCCGGATTCTCCTCGATAGTGAAAAGCGAAGACTTCATCGGATGGTAATCGGCGTCAATAATCGCCTTCCGGTTGACATGGAAAGGCAGGTCCACGTAGTCCACCGGCTCAATGCTGTCGGCCGTCACCTTCACGGCGCAGTTGCGGAAGAAGAAATAATCGAAATCCTTCCCCCACGACATGAAGTTCAGGTCTACTTTCTTGATTCCGGACATGGTGTCGCGTCCGATTTTCTTCTGGGTACTGATGGCGTTGCTCAGTTCCTCGGAGTAATACTGTGAGTTGTATATCAGAAAGTCTTTCATGATTTCCTTGGCTTCGCTCAGTGCCTGGCTCTCTTCCACCACATCGACAATGTTGTTGCTGATGTGCACAAACTTGGTGGTATCCGCTTCGTCGGTGTATTTGTAGAATCCGTTGGCCGAAAGGAACTGGGCCATATTATCGAAGTTCAGGGTATATTTCCGGACCACTACCTTGCTTTCGTCTTCCTGCTTTTTGGTCTGGTACTGCACATCCCAGAACCGCATCCGGCGGGCGGTCTTTAGCAGGTCGTCGAAGTAGCGGTTTACGTTGGTGTGCATGAGCTTTTCATTGCGGCGCATCACTGCCGGGTAGAAATTGAAGAACTCTTCGGCATCCTTGCATGCTTTCCCGCTGCGGGGATTGTACTGGGTGGAGAGGTCTTCGGGCAGGTAGAGCACTTTCAGTTCCACGTGTTTCAGGGCCAGCCGGTTCATGGCGCGTATGCCGGTGCGGTCAATGTCATACAGCACAAACACTTCCATGGAGATGTTCAGCAGGCGACGGATGGTTTCCGACGAAATCTCCACACTCTCGGAGTGGGGAAACACCACATGAGCGTCGCTATGGAAGTACACATTGATGGCATCGCGCGGGCCGGAACAGATCACAATCCGGCGGAACACGTCGGCAAAAGCACGGGTACGCCGTCCCTGCTCGTCCATCCGGGTTTTCTCTATATTGATAATGGGATGCCCTTCCTTGTCGGAGGTTTCCACACGTCCGGTCTGCAGGGCACGCATCACGTCAGCGTCGCCGTAGATTTCCTTGTAGAATCCTTCCGGACGGCTTCCTCCCTGGTACCACCAGGTAAACTTGTAGTTGGGCTGGCGGCGGCCGTCCGCATCGGTTGTCTCGCGGGAATAAGGCTCATATTTTCGTGCCCACCATCCGTTTTCGTCTTCGTAACGAAAAAGAAAAATCGGGTAAGAAGGTGTGGACTTCACTTCGTAGCTGGTCAGTACGCCGTCAGCATCGGCCTTTTCGGGGGTAACGTAGCTTTCCAGCGGATAAAGATTGAACATGGTGCGGAGCTGGATGCTGTCGAAGGGAGCGGGCATGTCGCCACGGTAAAAATCGGGATTGAACGAACAGCGCAACAGGTTGTTTCCGTCGGCATCGGTCACGGCTGTCTGCTCGGGGCCTTCGCTTGTGTTTTTCCCGGTGCGGAACACGGGGAGCACCTGGCAGCCCAGCGCACGGAGCTCAGCGGGTGTAAACTCGCCCTCACGGATGCGGAAATCCACTTCCGGCTGCGGGGCGGTCTTGCGTGCCCGGTGGAAGAATCCGTTCTTGTAATCTCCTTCAATAATCAGGTTGAAGTCTTTGGCCAGCCGGTTCACCGCATCCGGAAAGTCGTGTTTCTCTCCTGCGCGTTCTAAGAGACGCTGCTGCAGCATGATGGCCCCTACCCCCTTGCTCCGGTTCTGCTCGCCGCATACGAAGCAATTGAAGGCTGCATAGCGTTCGCCCTTTGGCGGGAACTTGCTCACACAGAAACTTCCGTTCTTCTCTTCGTGAAACGGGCAGCGGTAGAATACGCTGCGTGCGGTCTGCGATGCGGGAAGGTATCCGTTGTTGCGCATCACGTCGGGAAGCGGAAGCGCATTGAGTTTATCAACTGTTTTGTCAGAAATCATTTCAGGGAATTTTAAGAGAGGAATTTCACCTCGTAGTTCATGCTTTCCATTTTGGCTTGTATCATTTCTTTCAGGCTATCGGGCAGGCACATCATAGGGTCTGGCTCATGCAGGTAAATCGTATCTTCCTGCACGCTTCCTGTGGCAGAATATCCGTCGTACACCAGCTCGTTCATGAGCTTCTGCATGCACGACTTCGACAGGTTGCCGCAAGCTATGCTCACGCTACCTTCCGGATAGCCTATCGCTATTTCTGTGTGACGCACATGGAAACGCTGTTCATATACCGCTCTGTTTCGTTTCATACCAGCCGCTTTCCTTTTAGTGTCAACATAAGCTCAGGACGTGTAGCCACACCCAACTTCGCAAAAATACGTTTCCGCATGTTGTCTATATTGGAATAGCTGCATCCCATTTCGTCGGCAATCTCTTCGTAGGTGAGCGAAGTATTTACCAGCATGTTCGCCACAGCAGCCTGAGTGGGAGTCAGCCCGCACTCGTACACCGGATTGCAGCACACCTCCTTTTTATCCTTGAAGGCGGGGTTGAATCCGTTGAACGGACAGTTATATCGCATAGGGCAGTGCGTGTTCTCGGTATTGAAGTCTTCCGGACCTTCATGGTCGGGAATATCGTCCTCGCGTCCGAAACAACAGTTCAGGCTTACCAGCGCAAGCTCTGACAGATAGCGGCTGCGAAGGTTCCGTATGGTCTTATAAGAACGTCCAAGTCGAATCTGCAGAAGCTGGTCGGCTGCCACCAGGTGTGAAGGATAGTTTTTCTTCATCTCGTCGAGGTATTCCTCTACGAAGTCAATTCCCGTCTTTCCGTCGTTCTTTACCGTGATTTCCTCTCCGTCTTCAAAAACAATTCTTGAGAATCCGTCCTGAATGCGTGTGTGCGCTTCCCATTGTCTTTCCAGCATGTATCCCATCACATTTCCTCCATTTGTTTCTTGTACTCCTTATAAATAGATTCCAGCCCGCGAAGCTCTACTTCCGTGAAATCGAAGTTACGGAAATGCGCACGCAGCGCATGTTCGCCCATACCTCGTTCTTTCATGAACTCGATAAATTCTCCCTTCTTTCTCACACCGGAAAAGAAGTCTTTCAGTTCCCCTTCGTAGTCAGGATCAAAATCTCTCAGGCATTTTTCCACGCCTTCCGCCTCCCACCGGCGCACGCGGTTCAACCTGATCTTCTGGTACGCCGTGCTCATGCTCATTCCGTAATGTTCCACCAGGTAGCGGCTAAATCCCAGCCGCATGGGGCTCAACTTTTTTTCGGATAATGCTTCAATGATGCTCATTTTCATACTTCTGATATATATTGTCGTTTCTCGCTTTTGCGGTTTCGGTCGTTTTTTGTTATTTTTACCCTACAAAGTAACAATTTTAATTTGACAATCGCATTATAATTGTTACGGAAATAACAATTTTAAACTGATTTTTTATGTACTATTTCAATTCTTTCCTGTTCAATAATCTTCCCAAGCTCTTCGGTCTGAGCGAAAAAGGCGTGTCGGAGAAGGTGTACGGAAAATCATACATGTATAAAAGAAAGGTTGATAATCAAGACAATATACTCGTGCATGACATCGTAATGGTGTGCAACACATTCCACATAAGCCTGTCAAACTTCATTATGTCGGCTCCTCCTGAAAATTTACTCGGAAATCGCTTCAAATATGTCATACCGGATGAAGATTTTAAAGAGGTAAGATTCATACCCGAAAACTTGCGCTGGCTCTACGGTCCGCAGGGACTTACCAAAATTCCTTCGCTTGCTGAATTTTCGCGTCAGAGCGGAATATCAGTCACCAGTATCGTAAGGTGGCAGAATCCGAAGATAGGAGGGTGTACGGTTAACTGGCTTATCGGAATATGCAACCGTTTCGGAATCGACATAGACGTGTTCATGGAAGACGAGAATGAGAAGCTTGAAAAGTACGCGGCCACCGAGACGGAAATATCGCCGCGCGTGTGGCAGGAAATTTCGGAACTCAAAGAGGCTATAAGGCAATACCGGCAGGAACGAATCTCACTTCTGGATGAAAACCGCAAGCTGAAAGCAAGAATCAAGGAAACGGAGCTTGTGGCAGAAGAAAGCACCGAATATACCTACGCAGACAGGAAAGTCAGGGAATGGAAGGCTAACTGGGGACTGCTGGAGAACTTTCATATCGTCGTGGGAGTGTCCAGACGAAAAGTGATTCAGGATGCCGGCATGCAGAATTTCAGCGAACTCTTTATTGAAGGAAACATGCTGATTACCTCGCTGGTGAAACTTTGCAACAAATACCATATCAGCACAAGACACATATTCTATCGGGATAACGGCATTGTTCCGGAAGTAAATGTGTACGACTATTACCGGTCGGACAACTGGAAGACGGTAGTTTTCCATCCGGAATATGTGAATGATTTTTTCGGGAAGGAGAGCGTGACGGGTATAAACCGCTCGGAACTGCTGTCACGCATGGAAGTGGGCGAATGGAAACTTCGTGCATGGCGAAAAGAAAACAGCACCATGCGCATAAAAGACATGCTGGAGATATGCAACCGGCTGGAAGTAAGTCCTTACTACCTTATTTCTGACCACAACCGGATGGACCTTTCCAGCGGGATGACCAGTGCGGAAATCCTGCTGGAAGAGAACCGTATGCTCCGCCAGCAGGTTATCCGGTTGAAAGAAAAACTACAGAAGAAAAACGGAGAAGGATTCCTTCCGTTAGACGAATGAGTTCATAGTACTTCCTGAGAATCCATACCGCACACTGAAATTCACGGAAATAAGACCTGGTTTAGCGCGGTCATAAAGTTTGTTCGTCTCTTCTGGTATGATGGCGACGGGTATGTATGTGCCGTTATCGTACATCCATGCCTTTCGCGTCACCACAAATTCCGTGAGCCACCATTCGGCCCACTCTCTGTTTACAAATCCGCTGCTCATGGAAAAAGTTCCTGAAGGTGCCTGTGCATAGCTGGCAGTGCGCGTGGTAGCACGGTAGGAAATGTCAGCAGGCAGCGTGTAGAGTTCACTCTGTATGTCATATTCCAGCGCATCTCGCGTAAAAGCGACTACGCTTTCCATCAGCCCGAATCCGTTCAGGAATATGAAGTGACGCATGAGCGGGTTTGTCTTTACCGCATATCGCTTCTTACCGGTTTCAAATCCGGTGCTCACTGTAAGCTCACCTTCCTTCAACGATGATGTGCTTATTTGCAATGAATCCGGGACCAGCGCACCACGGGTATAATCGGAATATTCTTTCGATTCTTCTCCCTGCACTACGCTGTAGGTAATGGTATCCGAGCGGGTACTTACTGCAGGAATACACAGCATCCATCCCAATGGGACAATATCCCCCTCCGGTTTACGGCTCAAGATACGTCCCTCACCTAAAATCTCTGTGGTATCTACATTGGATGTGGTAAGGCGTTCAAACTCCGTGAGCCTTCCGGGTATGGCATTGTACTGCTCGGAAGTGGTTTCACCTTCTTCTATCTCTACCATCCCGTCCAGATACGATTCTTTGTAAGTAATGGTGTATCGTGCGGCGTATGTCATCTGTGAAAGGCTCTGCGTACCGTTCACATCAAACGTCATCTTTCGTGACAGCGCAGTTTTTATGGTCTCTCCGATGTTGAAAACGGCTATCCCGTCGGAACCCACCTCAAAGGAATAGCTTTCTGAATAGGGAAACTCTTCCGATGCGGCAAATGCGGTGGCATTGACCGTAATCTTTATGCGGAGAAACGTTTTTCCGCTCAGCGTGGTTTTTGCCTTAACCACTATGGGGTCGCCTGCAAATGCTATCTGTGGCGGCTGCTGTAATACCTGTATTGCCATGTTTTATTTCTTCATTAAATGGTATATAGTTCGATTGTCACCTCCGTAATCCCGCTACGGTCAATGCTGTAGGATAACTTGTTAATGAATCCCACATAGTTACCTATCTGGTAGCGCTTGAGCATATCGAGTCCTGCAATCTGCGATATGGTCATTCTTACTGTCAGTATCACGGTCTTCCGGTTGTAAAGGAAGTAAAGATACTCCGAAAGGAATTTTGACACCAGTCCACGGTCCTGGTATGCCTGAGAAGCGGGATACTTGTCTTTCCCGGCCACCAGCTTGAGCGAGAATCGTCCGGACTGGTCTACTCCACCCTGCTCCGTGCCGTTGTAATCAAAGAACCGGCCAAAGTTATCGCAGCTGTCGGCTGTGAAAGCACTGTTGGCTACCGTCTGTACCCACGAATCGTTCCCTTCACCGTCGTAGTTTTCGGTGTAGTCTATCCCGGATTCGCTACCTGGTCCGCGCATGATTCCAAGGCAATATCCGGCATCGTAAGATTGTAATGGCCGAATTTCAGAATCGTCTTCATCCGGCCTTTCCCCTGATGCAAAACTAACCACTATATTATTCTGCATATACGACAAGAAACTAGAATTTAATCCTATAATTTCAGGAGATAGATTTACATTCGCCAGCGCATCTGATAAAAATTCCTGATCTACAAATACTGCAAAAACTTGATTACCCTCTGTCCCGAGCAGAGAAAGCCTTGTCACTTCTTTCCCATTTGTGTCATTAATGATTACAGGAGAAAAGTTTATTGAAATTTCCTCTTCTTCATCTTCTGATGAAGTACCTCCAATTACATAGTCCCTGAATCCTCCTACCTCAAACAAAGAAGGATTTCCGCCTGTATTCTTGTCCACCTTAATTCGATACGAATTTCCGGTAAGTTTGTCCTGATAGCATGTGGTATCATTGGAAGCCTGCCCTTGCTGTAGTATTTCCAGATAATTGTTTTTTTCTTTTACATTCGTATAGTCATCGTAATTGAACGCAGTGTCATCTTCCTGACCGTATGTAAGGCGTATGGTCTTCTCTTTCTTTTTCTTTAGCTGCATCCCGATTATTTCAGCATCGAGTGTCAGAATCTCACTCGATTGAAGTATATCCTTAATGTAGATTATATCCATGGTATTTCTCATGCTATCATAGATAAACCTTAGTCCGAACGCATTTTCAAGGTCTTCTATAATATCTTCCATGCTTTCATCCGGAAAATTCTGATTTGTAGCATATACATTTACTGCATAATATTCAAAATCTTCCATGTGAAGTTCTTTTCTTGCCACAGTGCCTATGGAACTATATGATATTTTTGTTTCACCGTTTATATCAATCAGATTTGTATCCCTAAACACATCACTACTTGTCAGTTTAAACAAATCTCCCTTATCTTCCGTATCGCACTTTGTGGTAAAAAAAGCAAGGCGGCACATATCTTCCATTGAAGACATGTCGTTTCTTTGTACGCCTATGTTCATATACTTGAAAAAACAGTCAAGAAGATACATCACATAAAAGCACACTCCGCTATATGGCCTTTTTGCGTCAAGTACGTTATACCTTCCCTTGTCGTTTGATGTGCATATACGGGCATTGCAATATGGCTTGATAGGATAAGGAGCAGATTCATTACTCTCAGTATAAGCCATAAGCATTTCACCAAAATTGATTTTTACCGTATATTCAGAGCCTATTATAGGGAAAGTAATGGCTTTTGCATCTCCATAGTCTACCCTATACCCCAGTTTTATCTCCCTGTCGAGCGGAATATCCCTTGCATTCATTCCCTCTATACGGTCCATGAAATCGCTGTTACCGGAAATGAATGTGACGGGAAGTGTGTCTTCGAACTCCACTTCATCGTCGGTTTCTATCACGCCACGGTATATCATCACCCCGTCCACCCATAGTTCTGCGGGCATACGGTCAATGTCCTTCAGGTTAATGTCTCCCCACGGATCGGATATGTTCTTGAAAATTTCGCGGTTGGGTTCCAGCGGAATTTCGAAAGGGAACGAGAAGGTTCCCTGGTCATTGAAAAGCGGGTTCGACTGCTCCAGTGTAATGGAAAAATCTTCCGACAGCTTTACCCACTGGCTGTTAATCTTTATCTGTAGTCCTTTCATCGTGTCGTTATTTTATCAGTCCGCGTTTGGTCATAAAATTGCTGGCTTTGTTCAACTGGTTTACCGCTCCCTTGCTACCGTACGGGTCTACGGTGGCGCTAATCGGCTTGCTAAGTCGCTCATTCAGTGTGGAAAGCGCTTCGGCCACACTTCCGAGCATTTGTGTCATCTGCTCGTTCTGCATGGTCATATCCGTAGCTCCGGATGCAACCTGGGTAATCTGTGCCGGCATGGAAGGATAGTTCCCGCTGGCAAATGTAGGCATGGCGGCCGATTTGAGCTGCCCGTGCCGCGCAATGGTAAGAATACTGTCGTAGATGTGCGGATAGTTCAGAATAAGCTTCTGTGTAGTATCGCCGTCCACAATCATTTCAGGCTTCTTTTCAGAGAAAATACCGAAATGCGCACCTCCGCCGTACACGCCCGTCTTCAGTTCCTTCTGGTAGCGTGCGTTGTATATCTGTCCGTCGTTCCCAAGTACCGGATAGTCACCCTCTGCGTAGGTAAGCATTCCGGCTGCTACACGGCCCTTGCTGCTGCTTACTCCGGTGGCAGCTGCCACATCCTGCTTTGCCTTGTTTAGCTTACCCATGGCAAGGCCCATCAGAGCGGAAAGTGCCGCACTGATAACTGCAATCAATGGGATACCCCACCATCCTAGGTCTCCGATTGTTTTTGCTGATCCCCTCGCAATACCAGAAGTTACATCTCCTGTAGTCTTTGCCCCTTCTACTGTCATATCCGTAATGGCCTGTGAACCATGAATAGCTGTAACAGTAGCACTTGTAGCCGCTTCCTGTGCTACTTCCTGGTCTCCAAGAGTCTTCTTCATCAACAACTCGGTTATTTTTTGCATAATCAAGTCTTTGGTGAGTTTCATCGCTGTTTGGAGCAACATTTTTGCAGCTTGCTTACGGTCGTCCACTTCGGCAAATGCAGCTTCTCCCATCTGTTCGCTAAAATCTACTACTGCATCGGTGTAGTTCTTTAGCGTGCTTAGTTTGCTCTCCGTGATTTCAAGTTCTTTTGACGCCTGTTCTTCTCTTGCTGCATTTAGTTCATCGAGTGCTTCCTTTTCGGCCATTCGGTAAGACTCCTCTGCCTCCTGCTGGGTAGCACCGGAAGCAATAGCCTGCTGTATCAGTTCTTCTTTACGGGCATAGAACTCTTCATAATACTGGCGGGCAGCTTCCAGGCGTATTCGCAAGGCTTCGAGCTCTGCATTATCCGTTTCGGAAGTACCAAGGAAGGAACTTTGTGTGGATGCCAGTCCAAGATTACCTGCAGCACCCATAAGTTCAGTTCGTTCGTCCGTACCTTTTATACGGTCTTCCCAAAGTTTCTGGTTCCCGCTGGTTTCCCACTGCACGTCTATCATTTCCTTGATGTCCTTTGCATACTTCTCGGCAGCGGCCTTGGAATCCTGATAGAAATCACGCAGCTTTTTCAGCATGAGCGACATCTGCTCCGGACTCATGCTTTCGGCCCATACCGCGTCAATGTTGCTAAGATAAGTCCGCAACTGGTCTTCGTTCAGGCTGTAAGCATCTTCCGACAGAGAAACAAGTGCATTAATTCTTTCCTTCACTGCACTCTCGTCAATCACTCCGCTAAATCCTAAACTCATACGGAACTCTTTCTCCGCATCGGTATTCAGCAGACGAAGCTTGTCAAGCGACTCCTCAAACTGGTTGACAAGGCTTTCAAACGGGTTGTATTTAAGCAGTTCCTTCTCGATAGTCTGACGGTATTTCACTGCCATGTTCTGTACTTCGAGAAGGTCTTTTTCAAGATTCTTACGTAAGCCGTCGGTCTGACGTTCGCCCAGCTTCTTAATCAATGCAGCAGTAGATTCCAGGTTCTTACCTTCCATCCCGTATAAATTCTGATTGAAGGTGTTCTCCTCACCCAACAGCTTTTTACGAAGCTCCACACGTGCCAGCAGATGCTCTTCCTCGGTCGCGTCAATCTGACGGTTCATCTCCTCAGTAGTTATCTGTTCTTCGAGATATGCCTGACGGATAGCCTGCTGACGGCGGAGGAAATAAGCTTCGAGCGCAGACATAGCCGCACTGATTTCATCATTCATTTCCTTCTGCTCACCACGTGTGCCTGACTTACGTACTTTTATCCAGTTACCGCTTGTGTCACGTCCCCATTTCTCAGCCAGCACCTTGGCCACATCCTGCTCCATCTTTTTCAGCGCCTCGTATTCTTCCTTGGCCGACTTGAATCCGCGGGCAGCGAAGGTGTCTGCATAGTCCTTGTCCTCATTAATGCTCTTCATCATGGCCTCCAGCTTTTTGTAGGTAGCTACCAGCTTGTCCACTCCGGCTGTTTCAAGCGATACTCCCTGTCCCCATACAGACTCCAGTCCGATGGCCTTGATACGTTTTTCCACCTGATCTATGTTGTACTGATATACACCTAACAGGCGGTTCTTCTCTTTCAGTTCCTTCAGTTCTGAATCGGTAAGATTCTCTCCCTTCCTACGCTTATCGTTCAATTCTTCCAGTCTGGATTCCTCGAGCTTATTCAGCATTATCCCTTTTTCTTTCCTTTCATTCAGCCTTTCAAGCTCTGCAGTTTCAAGCTCAGTCAATTTCTTTCCTTTCTCACGTTTTGCATTCAAATATTCAACATCTGAACGCAGACGTTGCACGTAGGTAGTCGCCTGCTGCAAATAGGTATTCAGTTCCGGTATGTCTGAAGAAGAAAGAATGCCCTGGTTGGACTTCCGAAGGTCTTGCAGCATAAGCTCTTCGGTCTTGCTCTCGGCAGCACGCTGCGTACTTTCAAGGAAAGTCTGAGTCTGCCCTGCTTCCTTCCGGATGTTTTTCAGGATGTTCATCAGTTTTAAAGCGTCGGAACTGAACGGAAGTTGCTTTATGTTCTTGTTGTATTTTTCCATAAAGCCATCCAGCGCATCATATAGATTTCCGCCTTCTTCCACCACCTTATTCATCCCGTCCATAATACGGGCCATGGCATCGCCGGCATTGGTCTCTCCCACATTCTGCATTTTGTTCAGTGAAGCAATAATCTTCGACTGAAGTTCCTGAATCTGGTCGGTGTATTTGTCGGCAATGTTTTCCATCATTTTGTCGCGCATCTTCAGCGCCAGCGTTTCACGAAGACGGGCATTAATCAGGCTGTAAATGTATTCCTGCTTCTCGGCATAGTTGTTTTCAGTGACCATAAATCCAAGGTATGCCCCATACTTGTCATTCAGCTGCTTAATCAGTGCCGCACGCTCTCCGTTCGATACATTTGCCTTGTCAATCGCATATTTCAGATTGGAAAGTTCAAATGTTTCCTTCTGTATGGCTGCTTCAAATTCCGACTGTGCCTTTGTTGCTTCGTCTACTGATTTCTTGAAATAAGTAATGGCAGATGTCAGCGCAGTAAATCCTAATACAACCCATCCTAATGGATTTGACATCATAGCCTTTGAAAGCCACTGCCAGGCTATTTTGAATATATTCACAGATGCTGTTCCTGCTTTTACCATTTTCGTAAACAGCACAATGTTTGCACTTGCTTTCTGCACAGCAGAAGACGTGGCTATCATTACTCCTACCAAAGCCTGAACTGTTACTGCCATCAGTCGGATAGACTTTTCTCCGCGTTCAAACCGGTTGGGGATGCTCGAAATATAGCGAAGCACATCCGTGAGCCATTCCACAAATCCGCTGTTGATAAATGATTCCTTGATGGCGTTCCCCATACGCTGCATAATAGCCATGGCGTTTTCGTTCTTGATGTTGTATTCATCCGTCACGCTGGTAGCTTCCTTAAACGCACGGGAAGAAGTGAATACCTGTGCCTTCAGTTCGTCTACGCCGGAAGAAAGGGTAACGAGCACCTGCTTGATACGCTCGCCATCGCTACCGAGGTCTTTCATAATCGGAGCCAGCACATCAAGACCGCCCATGGCATTCATTTTCTCGAATACAGCGATTACGGCCTGAATGGTTTTACCCTGCTCAATCAGGTTTTTCAAGTAATCATCGCTCAGTCCCACAGCCTGCGCCACCTCGGTGGTGTTACTGGTAAGTGTAGAGATAAAGGTGTTCAAAGCCGTACCACCCATTTCGGCGTGCTGACCAAGCGCGTCGAGTGTGCCGGCCAGCGCAATCAGGTCGGACATAGAAAGTCCTGCCGCTTCTCCGATAGCTCCGATACGGTTTACTACATCGACAATCGGACCGGCAGAAGCACGGCTGGTCTGAGATATTTCGTTGATAGCAGAACCGGTGGCGAGCAAGGCTTTTTCCACTCCGAGCTTCTGTGTCTCTCCCAGAATGGCATTCACCTTCATCAGCTGACGTACCGCTTCAGCTCCTCCTAAATCTTCTCCCAATGCTACGAGCAACTGATTACCTGCCTTCACGAATCCTAACACATCTTCTTTGGCAGAAATACCTAACTTACCGGCTTCGTATGCCAGGTCGTGAAGTTCCTGCTGTGCGGTACGGGTGTCGATACTGTCAATTTCACGGCTTAGCTCGGCTACTGACTCAGTGGAAAGCCCGGTGGTCTTCTCGATGTCTGCCAGGCTGTCACTCAGCTGCAAGTTAGCCTGATACAACTGCTTGATACGTCCTACCACCTCATTGAATCCGGCATATACCAGCACATAACTTGTCAAACGCTTGATGGTAGCTACAATCTGGTTATCGTGTTCCTGCCAGCTTCGCTTCACTTCATTAATCTGCTCGTTTACCCGACGCAGGTCCATTGATTTTTCGACATACTTCTCTGCGTCACGTTCGGTTTTCGAAAGTTCTTCCTGAAGCTGTGCCGCAGCCTTCTGTAAATCTTCAAGAGAAGCCGTTTTCAGAGAAAGAAGAACTTTATCAAGTTCCTTTGCGCTTAACACAGAATTTTTCTGTTTTTTCTCAATAGTGCTCAGCGCATCTTCAATTTTTTTCAATCCTTTTGTATCGCTTACTTCAAGCTTCTTTTTATACTCTTCAAGCGATTTTTTCAGCTTCTCAAGGTCTTCGTATGTACCGTCGAACGTACCTTGACCAACCGTTTCAGCTTTATCAAGCGCATCTTCCAGTGAAGTAAATTCGGCAGATGATTGCTTCAGTTTCTCATTAAGTGAATTGATGGCCGATTCTACCTCCTTTACTCCCTTTGTGTCGCTTGTCTTTAGCTGCTGCTTGTATTGTTCAAGCAACTTGATGGCTTCTTTTGTCTGGGCTATTGTGCCATCGAATGTGCCGGTCTGGACTTGTCCTAGTGTAGTTTGAGCACGATTGGAAATGCGGTTCTGCTCTTCCTTGATAACCGCTTCCAAGTTTTGCTGGTATTGCTGTAGTTTCTGTGAAGAAAGTTCTGCCCCATCCACCTGCTCCTGCCAGAACTTTTTCAGTTCAGCCAGTGAGGATGTGCTGGCATTCCCAATATTCTTCATGCGTTCTGCAATAGCCGCATTTTTACTTGTATTCTCAAAATCAGAAAGATACTTCTTAGCTCGCTCAATGTACTGATTATATATATCCCATTGCTTTGAACCAAGTTCTGTCGCATCACGAAGTTGTGTTGTTGCCTTAATTGCATCCTGAATCTCAGTAAGGCTACTTCCACTTAAATTACTGAATACACTGACTGCACTTTTAGCCGAGCGTTTCTTCTCTTCATCCAAAACCTGTTTAAGCTTTGATTCGTATTCAGCAAGTTCCTGACTTCCACGCTGCGCACCGTTTACCTGCTCCTGCCAGTATTTTTTCAGCTCGGACAGGGATGATTCACTGGCTTTCCCCAATTCTTTCATCCTATCGGACATGGCAATCTGCTTTGTCAGGTTGTTGAAATCCGACAAATACTTCTGCGCACGCTGTATTTCATCATTGTAAATCTCCCACTCCTGTCCACCAAGCTTCTGAGCGTCACGAAGCTTTGTTGTCACATTAATAGCTTCCTGGATTTCCGCCACACTGCTGCCATCCAGATTACCCATTACACGACCAGCCTTTGAACTGATACGACGTTGTTCCTCGTCCTCCACCTTTTTCAGCTGTTCACGGTAGGTCTGAATCTCTTTTGTATTTTTCTGAGTGGTCGAAATAAGTTCCTGCAAGCGCTGTTTGGCCATGCCAAGCGACTTGTCGCTCACATTGCCTATGTCGCCTATTATGTCGGAAAACTCTACAAGGTTCCCTTTCCGGCGCTGTGCTTCATCGGCTATCTGTTTGATGTAATCGCGAACTGTATTAAGCGTTTGAAGGTCTTTCGGGTTTACCCCAAGCAACATCTGTTTCAAGCCCTTCTGAGCGTTATTAAGATTACGTAGAGTCTGTCCGGAAATATCTGTAAGGTATTTCTGCACAGTATTAATATTCCGTTCAGATTCAGTTATTGACTTCTGAAGTTGTTTTTGCTGCTTTAAAGCATCTTCATATATCTTTTTATTCTTGTCGTAAGCAACCGTATCCACAGTAGCCTGCATGTTTTTCTGGGCTTCCTGTGCCTGTTTACCAAGCTTCTTCCATTCTTCACGCATCTGTTCAACCTGCTTACGGGCCTGTTCCGCTCCGCCTATAAGCACGTCGATTCTAGCCAGTCTGGTACCTAAACTATTTGCCATGTCTTTGTGTTTGTTTTCCTCAAAGTTAGGCACCCGAAATGTGGAAATGAAGGACAAAAAAACGGTGTCCGTCAGTTCAACGGACACCGTTTTAAAACTATTCGCCAGCAACCTCTAAAGTGGTTTGCGGCATTTGTTTTGACAGGCCCTACAGGCTATTGTGGAGGGGGTGGTAAGTGGCGAAAGGGAAGAATGTACGTATATTACAATAATCCATTAACCATCACTTCCGCATACACCATTCCGAACGCTATCACCTCCGCCCAGAACAGCGGTTTGCACAACACGAAGCTATACCATAAATCGCCGTTCCATACTTGTTTCAGGCGAACGCCGACATATAATATCCACGCTATCCACACAAACAACAGCCAGGGGCAGGTGAGTGCTACCCATATCTGACTGTTCAGCGCTGCTATAGTGGTGGCTGCTATATGCACAGGCCTGTCCATCCCGGCTTTGAAATTGGGTGCCGCACCCACAAACAGCAATGATCCACACATCAGAAAGGCGGTGAACTGGTAGCTTTCGGGAGTAGCAGATAGGATGGCGGGCATGAGCAGGAGGGCGGTTGCGGCCATGGTGAAGCCGAACCACAGCTTATGCTCCAGCGAATAGTATGTGTCGCTTATGGAGTAAGGTATCTCCTTTGTTTTGTAAACCATCACCCCCACGTATGTGAGGATGACGGCCATTGATAAGATTATGAGTATCATTTTGTGTTCAGATTAAGTTTTTCAGGATATCCGGTTGTGTGGTCGTAGGCTTCCACTTCTTCCACGCTTTGCAGGGCTTCCACATTCGCCTTGTGTTGTGCCGTTACGTTGTAACACTGCAGGGCGTACAGTTCAAGAGCGGAGAGCATCTGTATAGCTGTGTCGCACTCGAGGGTGTAGCTTTTACCTCCGAACCAGAGTGTAGTGGTGAGCATCGAGGCTGTCTTCTGTATCTGGGTGGAGTTCATCAGTCCTACGCGGGTGTTCTTGTCGAGCCAAACGGATTCTCCGTCGAGAGTGAAGCAGTTTACCGCGTCGCTAGTGTCGTAGCTGTCTATCTCGAATATCTTCGCGGCTTTTGCGGCTCCCAGTTTGTCGGTGGGCAGCTCGCTTACTTCTTTGAACATTTCCTCCATGTCGGAAGGAAGGCGGTTCGCGCGCTTAAAATAGATGTTTGTTCCGATACGATTTATGTACAGGCCTTCTGTACTGTAAATCTCTTTTTCTGTAAATTTTATCATAATGTCACGATTGAGATTGATGGTTTGTTTTTCAGTGCCGACTGGATTTCTTCGTCCTCGATGATTGAGGCATAGTCTTTTGCCGGAAGCGTGAGTGTGATAACGGAGTTGCTGTCTGTATTCTCGATAAAGAACAGCAGTGCTTCGCGACTTATGCCGGGTTCTTCGGTTATCGTTCCCCATTCCTGCACTATGCAGGTTTCGTATTCGCGGTTGATGAAGAAGTCTGCTCCTTCGGGTTTCTCCGTCTCGCAGTATGGCTTGTAGCCTTGTGCGATGATTTCTTCTTCAGTAAGCTTGCCGCCTACTTCCTGTCCTTTTTCTACTTCTTTGACGAGTAGATGGTCGTTTTCGATTTTTGCGTACTTCATGTTGTCTATGGTTTTAAATGTTGCTATCAGTTGTCCGTTATGCTCGCATATATGCAGGCTCGCGGAGTTGTAGGGGGAACCTCCTTTTCGGATAGTACCTTGTCGGCGGTCTGAATATGGAAACATAATCGTTCAGGTTTAGATATGATGTCTTGTTTGGTTTGTATTTGCTTTTCAATACACAGACGAACCGGCCGTTCTTGTTGCGGAAATACAGCCATTCGGAGAATTTTTCCAGAGCTTTCCCGGCTATGCGCTTTTTGATGTTGAAGGACGCTGTTCCTTTCATCAGCCCGAAATAGCTGTTTATGCTTTGCATGGCGTGTACGGCGTTATCGTACGACGGCATCCGGCTGTATTCTTCTATCGATGTATAGAGGGCATGTACTGTGCGGTTGGATATGTAGATACGGTTCAGCTTTACTACCTTTCCGCAGAACTTTACTCCGTGTGAGGCCGGCTGTATGTAGAATTTATCGGGATGGACTTTGAGTTTCAACCGCTCGGCTACTTTGATGAATACCTTCCGGGCATGGATTATTTCGGCTGCTGTTTCTGCCACCACGCATATATCATCTACAAACCGTGTGTATCTCACTCCGGTTTTTATCATTTTCGCATCGGCTTCTGTCATGACGAGGTTTGCGAGGAGTTGGGAATAGAAGTTTCCTATCGGGAGTCCTTTATCGGGTGGAAGTCCGAAGAGGCTTTTGTTGGGCGGAACTTTATCCCACATTTTTATATCGGAGCGTCGCTCGCAGTCTGTGGCCGGATTGTGCTGTATCAGGGTGTGAAGCAGAGAGAGTTTTTCTTCTTTATCAGGCTTATCGTAGTACATATCGGCGTATTTCCGCAAGATTCGGTATGCTGTTTCCTTGTCTATCGACATAAAGAAGCCTGATATGTCCATTGTGGCTACGAAGGCTTTCTTCCTGTAGCCGTCCGTTACATCACGGATGTTCCGCTGTATCTGCTCGATGGCTGTAGATGCGGAATGTCCGATACGGTTGCCGTGGCTTACATCACCATTGGCTTCATGGACTTTCTCGCATATCTCGCCGAGCATCGGGGCAACGTAGTGGTGCACTATGCGGTCGGTGTAGTTGGCGGCGAAAACTTCCCTATACACAGGATAATCGAGGACAAAGCAGATGCTTGTCTGTGGATGGTAGCCGTTGTCTATTCTGTTTATCAATTCATAAATACGCGACAGGTTGAAATGAAACGATGCTGCTTCGAGTGATGCGTGCTTGTTTTTGTAACAGTCGCTTTCGGCAGCTATCCAGGCGGGCACTTTTTCTGATAAATCGGAGGCCGGCACCACACTATAGGTGTTGTTCGTGTTGTTGTTGTTCAAGTTGCCATTGCCCATGTTCACATACCAGGCGTTGTTGCCATTGTTGCGGACACAGCTCCAGACGTTGCCGCCCAGGACTTCTGCCCTGTTAATCGAAATAGCTTGCTCACCGCAAGCACAGGGACCTTTATCATTAAACAGTTCTGCCGACATAGTTCAAGACTTTTCGGATCTGACATTCTTTATCCTCGCAAGCGAAGATAAAATATTATCGCACAAAACGTCTATTACAGACGCTTTCTCTTTGCTGCATCCTCCAAGAGCCACTATCAGATATATCCCGAACTGCAATTCGTATGTCAGTTCTGTAGCTCTTTTATAATAGTCCATTCCGCGGACCTGGCGCATAGCGTAGCTGAAAAGCAGTGCGCCTTGCTTCAGCATAGGATCTATATATGTTCTGCTTATGACCTTATAAGCTTTGCTGTTGATTTCTATGAGACAATTATTCAGGCGTATCACATCCTGAATAATCGGTGCGTCCAAATGCTTCCTCCCGGATCTGTTCATTTCTATTGTCGCGTATTAAATGTTAATATATTTTAATGCAAAAATTAATGAGCCGTGCTCCGCACGGCTGAGATAAATCAAAAAGCGGAGGCCGGCACCACACTACAGGTGCTGCTCGTGTTGCTGGTGCCCAAGTTGCCACGGCCCATGTACACATACCAGGCGCTGATGCCACTGACGCGGACACAGCTCCAGACGTAGCCGCCCAGGACGCCAGGTATGCCCCATTTTTCATAACTGTTAAGATAGTTTATCAATCCTGAAATTATGCTTTTGTTCGTCCAGTATGGATATAATTCTTTCTCTCCTGCCATATACTTCCCTTCAAGTGTTTTGATGTAATATACAGCATGAGAATCTGCCATATTCCAGTCGTAATTTGTAGTAGAGTTTCCCGGTCTGCTTATGTATGGGGTAATGATATACCAATACCCGTCTACAGTTATGGCTTCCGCTCCTTTTTCACCCGGAGAAAGAAGAGGTCGTTCGGCGGAGTTTACTCCGGTGTCGTTCATGTTTACACCGTTTGTTTTCTGCTGTTCGTACAGCCATTCAGCGTATTCAGGTTTGAAATAGTATGCGTTGTTTACTGAATACTTATTATTTGTATTGTACATTGCTTTCAAACCTGTGTTCTGGCCGTTTACGAAGAAAAACATATCTTCACCTACCTGAGCCTGTACGCCTGATGAATTTAGGATTTCCACATTGGTTATTGTGCCTTCTGCTTCAGAAGATGCTATGCCGCTACAGATGGCAAACCTGTGGCGAAGCCATTCATTCTGTACATACATGGCTTCAAGGCGTTCGGCGTAATTGTCCGCCATCATGGCGTTGGCATTGCCGCAATTCTTTTCCATTATCCAGCGTTGCTTGGTATTGCCGCAATAGAGTTCAAACTTGTCGTCTTCCGTTACTGTTACGCTCCAGTCTGCTGCAAAGTGACTTCCTGCGGCGTGAGTACCAAGGTTTTCATCCACAGTTCCATGATAATCTGTACCCTCGCGAGCTCCAGTCATCTGGTCGTATTCAAACACGGAGTGTTGCATCGCGTTTGACGATTTGCTTGTACTGCCGGACGTGGCGTAATATTCTCCCTGCCACGGCCAATACAATATCGTTCTTATCCCGTTGCACTCCAAAGAGAATCCTACCGGAGGAGCAATGAGTTCGTTGTCGAAGCCGTTGGCCACGCTGCGCTCGTTCCATTCTTTTACCGTGTAATGCTTCAGGTCTGCATCTACAATCTTGATATGGTCGTTTGTAGCTACGGCTGCCGTCTTGCCTTCTTTTGTTGTGATGGCAGTGGAGCGTACCGGCAGTATCAGCATTTGCGATTCAAAGGCGTATTCATCCCCTGTCGGAATGGCTGCTATTTTAGCCGGGTATTCGGAAAGGATTTCTCCTACATTTTCTACACCCTTTGCTTCAATGGCTGCCTTTATGGCGGCTTTGCTTTCTTTTAACTTGTTTAGTTTGTCTGCTGTCGTTCCCATTATATCACCTCCCCGTTTATTTCATCAAGTACTGTGTTTATATCTCCTATAGCATTGCTTAAATCCTGAGAGGTGGCGTACCCTTTCTGCGCAAGAGTTTCTTCTGTTACATATCCTTCAGGAACTTGCTTTAAAGAAGAATTTACTCCATCAACGAGTTCGTCTATCTTCTTCGTTATAGCGTTCATTTCATCAGACTGCAACACCTGCTCTCTGGTGAATGTTTTATTTAATTTCTGAATATCTGCCATGGCATATTATTTTAATTTGTTTACATCGAGCTTTCCTTTGTCGAGTACGAGGTATTTTTCTTCAGGAGGAGATATATGCTTTTTCTTCTTAATCTCACAGAATCTATACGTCAAAAGCTTAAACGTATTTAGCTTAATAGGTTTCATGATCCTGCCTCCCTTATGGTTGCTTTTGTAACTTTACTTGATACAACAATTTTAATATACTTAGGATAGACCGCATGACAAAAATCTGCATCTATTACGTCCCCCCACTTTAGTTCAATATATGAACGCCTATACTTTCCTTCATCACTTCCCCTTTGATAAATCTCCAATGTTCCTCCACTCTCCATTTCGATATGAAGATTATAGTCTGAGTTTACTTTTGTTTCTGATACAAATGATTTGCCTTCCTCATTAAATAATAATTCTCTCTGTTCCATGATATTTGTTTTTAGCAAAAATAAGTAACATACACAAAAATAAGAAGGACAAAAAAACAGCTGTATATATATCGGATAAGACTACTTTTTTAAAAGGGAATCTAATTAAAATTGTCTCACATTTTATATTTTACACCGTTTTTCAGCACTTTTTCCATTTAATCAGAAATTGTGAAACTCAAACACAACCAAATCAATATTTTTGCAATAAACAAACTACTTATCATTATGAAAAAAAACTTATTTTTTACATTGACTTTAATTTTAATTATGTGCTTGTTTACTTCTTGCGGAAGTACATATATGGCTGTTTACGATTTAGGTCTTTCTTCTGTTGAAAGCCCTTCATACTCAAAAGATCCATTTGGTAATTCGGAAATAGTAAAGATTTCTGATGAAGTCCCTTCAAAAAATAAAAAGGCTCAGATTGTAAACAAATACAGATACACGGATAAATACATTGACATTGTGTGGTGGTACTCTACCACTCAGTTTGAATTTGAGCTGAAAAATGTTTCAGAAAAAACACTGAAAATAAATTGGGATGATGTAACCTTTATGGACTATACAGGTAATATAAGCCGGATTATGCACAAAGGAGTAAAATACATAGACAAAGATAAAAGTCAGGGAAGCATAAGCATACCCAAAAACGGAAAGCTAAACGATATTATAGTCCCTACGTCAAATGTATATTTCAGTCAGGGGTTTGGCGTTTATGTTCCTTCTGAATGGAAACAAAAATCAATCATTCCATGTTTCTACAAGAGTAAGAAAGAAATGCAGAATGATATTGACAATAAAATTTGGATAGGTAAAAAAGTACAAATACTTTTCCCGATAGAGATTGAAGGAAAGAAAAATGACTACAATTTTGAGTTTACAGTTAACGGTACATACTGATAATAAAAAAACAATGCAGCCGGGGAAGAAACGACAAAACCCGGCTGCATTTTCATTCATATAGGGTGGAAAGACAAACTACATCATCTTTTTCTCATAATTATATCGCCCACCACATTTGCCAGCACATTAGAGCCAAATCCTCTTATCCCGTCAAGTTGAGCTACCATACGTATAAGGAGGTCCAGCTTTTCTTCTATGCGGCTGTTACATGGCTGCCGGCTCTCCGTACATGCGCTTCTTGAAGTAACGGCGCACCTGAAAGTTCATATCTTTGTCCTTAAGATAGGAAACGGCCTTTTTGTAACATGAAAGAGCCATCTTTTCATTCGGTACTTCCGATGGCTTCTTGAAGCCCATATCCTCTGCAATACTGTAAGCCATGTCGCTGTAAATCATGTTTGCTGTAACACAGAGCGCATACGAATTGTAGAACGGTTTTTCTTCAGGAATACCTCCTAGCTGCTTCACCGCAGAAACAAATGTGTCGTGACCCCAGTGGAATCCCTGAACACCGTCTTCATTTATCATTGTTTTCCCAATGTTTACGGCTTCACTTTCGTCCAGGTAATTATTCCACTCTGTTGCTTCGAGGTGCGCCAGCCAGTTTCTTGCCATCTCCGGATGCACCTTTGCCAACTCGCGGAACATGTATTTTTCGGCTTCCCCGAAAATCTTCATATTTTTCACATCCTTGCTTTCTTTCATCAAGGCGTACAGATAATTGTATCTGTCTATCATTTGTTCGGTTGTCATGTCTATTTGTTTTAAATTAGTTTCTCCAAAACTTCCCGCCCTCGCGGACGGGAAGCCACTCAAACATTTTTCCTTTTCCTTCGCTTTTTTACGGGTTCATCGGCGGATGCCAGACTGAAAGCGCTAAACGCGGCTGCCTGAACTTCGTTAAGCGGGAAAGGTAGCAGTAATCGTGACCGGGACTGCAATCAGTGCGCCGCAAGCAGAGCAACCGCAACCGTTCTCATTGTAAGAGAATACCTGCGGAACTAAAGCTGTAGCTACCACACTGGTAGGGGCTGTATTTGCCGCACCGATGAAGGTTACTGTAAACTGTTCGGTCCACTGAATAGTCTTTGCCGCACATCCGTTTTTCGGAGTGTAGGTCAGAGTTACAGCTGCGTTGATAAGCGCAATGTTCTGCGTGTTGTTGTTTGTGACGCTTGCTACACTGAATACGACGGTAGCAGTAGGTTGAACGCCGTTGTTCACGCAATAAGCCTGACGCAGTTTCTTAGTGATGTTTACCGTCAGTGGCTGAGCGGTAGCTGTCGGAACTCCAGACAAAGTAATTGACTGAATCATAGTTGTGTTGTGTTTGTGTTATATATCTTTTACAGGACACCAGGCCGCCTGTATTCGGCACTTATTTCTCTTCTTTTTCTCGTGTTTCATTCTTTGGTGCAGGCTGCGGTTGTGGGTGCGACGGCTGTGCGGGCTGCTGCGGAACCTTCACCACATATTCCTCGGGTTTCTGATACGGAAGGTTGCAGTCCAGGTATTTCTTCAGTTCCACCAGGTCATCGCGGTCAAAAGTGAAGAATCCGTCGATAACAGATAGCTTCCCCTGCTGGATGGCAGAATCTACATAACCATGAGCCAGTTCCGGGATCATGTCGTCCGGAATGCGGGACACAAATCGTTCAAGGAACGGACGGATCATTTTTGTCCCTCCTAAAGATGCCAGCGAATTGATTTCATTGGAAATCTGCCATCCGGGGCCTGCGAGTCCGATTGACTTGAATAACTTCTCCACCGGAAGCATACCGGCAGAAATACCGTTGAGCGTATTGCCCATCATAACCGGAATGACCGGCTCACCCCATTTCAGGATGACAGCGGTCAGAATCTGTGCGTTTGTCATTGTGCTGCGTGTTTGAGTTTTTTCTACAGTGCTTGAAAATCAAAAGGAAGGGGAAGACCGGACGGTCCTCCCCCGGGGCCAGTTTGGGGTTACTGGGCAGACGGACATCCGCAGCATCCATCCTGACATACGTTGCTTGACGGAATGTATGTCTTAGTGATAGCCTGCAAAGCGGCGATGCTGTTCTGCATGCACTGCAGAGCAGCGGTGTTGGTACCGTTGTAAACGGCCTGCTGCATGTTGACAGCGGTCTGAGCGTCCTTGTTGGAGCGAACTTCCACTGAAAGTTCCTTGATCTGACCCTGCAAGTCCTTATAGGCTTCCACGATCTTCTGGTCAGTGTACTTGTCTGCCTTCAGCAAAGCGATTTCTGAATCCTTTGCGTTCAGTTGTTCAACCATGTTCAACTCATAACGGCTTACGGGCATGTTGTCTGAGCATACGCCTTCTGCGTTCCATCCCCAGCCATTGCGACCCAGGATGTTACCACCGTTGATACCCAAAAATGATGCGATGCCTGCTGCTGCACCCACAGTGTTGAAATTACCTTGTCCCTGGCCGGTTACGTTGTAACTCTGGCCATCCATACCTTTGATTGTCATACTGTTTTTTGTTTGTGTTGTGCCGTGAACTATTTCCCGACATGACAAAGGTACGGACGAAGCATTACTCTGGGAATGAGTTATTTCCTAACCTCTTCCTGATTCTTTCGCAACTTATTCTGAATATTTTCTGTGTGCTGAGACGCTGGTCGAAATTGGTATGAATCTGGTTGACGGCACGCTCCGTCTTTCCGATTCGTGCAGCAATATACGACGGATTCAATCCGCTCTGAAAAAGGAAATGCACCAACAGATAGCGTGCATCTACCGTCTCTGTGTCCTTCCTTCCGGAAAGAATCTGTGCGGACGGTATCTCCGTTTCCTCCGATACCATGCGGAGGATGGTGTTAAAAATCTCACTCTTGCTCATCGTTTCTTTGTTTATCGGGCACGTCTGCCCTGTGTTTTTCTCTTGTGTTTAAAGAAACAACCTGCCGCTACCATTGCAGCAGGTTGTAAGTAATGGTGAATGCCAGAACAGGCTCCATCTTTCCGGAAATTCCTATCCCGTATCCGGCGCTCAGTCCTATCCCCCACCTCTTTTTTTTAGGTGCCGGTGCATTTACCACCCCCGTCTGTGTGCGTCGGTAAAACTCTGCCGACACCAGTTGCGGGCGGTACCCTGAAATGACTATCCGGTAGTCGTCCGTGCGGTATTCCTTCTCTGTGAGAGGTATAATAACGTCCACGCTGTCTGTTCCTGTAGAAAGCGAATCAGAAACAACCGTAACCGTGTCCGCTATGCTGTCCGGAATGGAAGCTGGCCCGGACGGTTTCTGCGGACGATATACCGGAAGGCGTGCGGTGTCTGTTCCTGCGGAACGCTCTGACACGGGAGGAGCAATTGCCGTGTCGCGTATCGTATCTACCCTGACGGGAAGCCATATGGTATCACCCTGACCAGACTGCGGCGACGCGCATCCACGGAAGAAAAGCGAAAAGAGGAGCGCGGCCGACAGCAAGCCTACCAGTATCCACGGGAGCTGTTTCATACGCCCAGGTATTTACAGATTCCCTGCACATGCAGCGTGACAATCTTCTGGCGGCCTTCATCCGACAGAAGGAAGTCCACATCTTCGCGATTGTCCTGGAAAAGGTTTTCCGTCAGCACGGCCGGGCATACGGTGTGCTTCAGAATATAGAAACCGCTTTCCTTGTCGCTGTCGCCGTCGGTGGTGTCCTTGCGAATCTTCATGCCTTTCAGCACCTGCTCAGCACTCTGATACAGACATTCGGCCAGTTTGTCGGCCTTGGTCTGACCTACGCTGGTCCATGCCTCCCATCCGCGTGCGGCCATCCACTGCGTGCCGCTTCCGGCAGCGTTACAATGGACGGATACCAGAATGCTGTCTTTCACCCGGTTGGCGCGTGCGCACCGTTCCTGAAGCGAAATGTCTTCCTCTTCCGGAACGAGCAGCTGCGCGTCGAGCCCTTTCTTCTTTAGCGCATCCACCACGCGGCGTGCAATGTCGCGTGCATAGGCATATTCACGCAACCGTCCGTCGGGCGACTGCTTCCCTTTGGTGTCTGCACCATGACCGTTATCAACCCAGATTCTCATGTCGTGTCTAGTTTAGTTTGTGTGTTGTGACTGTGGTTATGCAGAAGCCAGAACCCCGGCCTTTTCAAGCTCGTCAATCAGCTTGTTCAGTACGGTATGTGCATCTTCCGAACCTGTAGCATCTGTTACATGGGCACCCTGTTTTACAATTCCGGGCTTTGCTGTTGTAGCATTGGTATATGTGGTGTCTGTCCAGTTTACCGTGACATACGCTTTACCTGCTCCGTCTACTCTTACAGCATAGTTCTTTCCGCTTTCTGAAAATCCGGTCTGGATTCCTCCCAAAGCAGAGTCGCTGGCTTTCGGGAGCACATAGCTTTCACCTCCTCCGCCACCACCGGCTGCTGCGGTATCCTTGATGACCAATGCCTTGACTTTTTTCACCTCCACATCGCTCAGAAGCCGTACCTTCATGCCGGCAGGTACATTGATTTCAATTACTGAATTTGTGAAATTCACCGTATCCATTGCGACGGGTTCCATGGAGTCAATAAACTGGGAGATTGAAAGCCTTCCGCTTTTCACACCCTGAATCTGCACCATTGTACGTCCTTCGGAAGTATATTCGGCCACATAGCCTTCAGCTCCCTTCTTAAAACTGATTTCGTCCATTGTTTGTGTTGTGTTTTTGGTTTGTAACTCTATTTATAGGGATTCTCCCGGTATTCCGGAAGAATGAACTGTATGTTCACCGCTGCATCGTGCAGCACCTTGTGGGTTTGTTCCTCACTTACCTCCATTTCGTCGGTAAACTCGCAGAAGATGTTTCCTACCCAGTCGGAAGCGCTGTTCAGCCTCTTTATGGCTACGGCGCGACAGCCATTGGTTATAAACAGGGATTTGGCCATCTTGTCCTTCACTTGAGAGTCTATATCCGTATAGCAGAGAAAAAGGTTTTCGGCCAGTCCTCTGCTGAATACTGCCATTTCGCTCATGGGGAGCCGCTGCACATTATCCTTCATGCCCGACACCCCCTTGCGTTTCACTTCGAAATAGATGGAAAGGAAGGCTGCGTTACCCAGCGGGTGCGGCTGTACGATGTACACCCTGTCGGCCTTTGTCTCGTAGAGCACCTTCCACAGTTCGCCGAATACCTTTGCCGTATTCTCGCTTCGCTTGAAGCTAAGACGTTCGGTTTCCTGCTTGTACCGTTCCAACTTCATATCGTTCATCTTGTCACGATACTTCTGCGTCATTTTATTGTACTGAGTAAGAATAAAGGTACCCACGGAAACTACAGCTGCGCTTATGGCCGTCACCATTTCTGCGTCCATTCCGTGCCTCCTTCCGACTCCCCGTTATTCCATCTCTTCCGTATTATCCTTAAAAAGAGCGGCAATAGCTTTTACCACATCGTAGAAACCGCATCCGCTAAGGCCGGCAGCCAGTCCGTAAATAAGCGTTCCCCACCATTGGTATCCTTCGAGCAGAGGAGTAAGCTGAAGCGCCCATGCCAGCACGCACACCACCATACCTACCGCCACGCTCACACCGATTTTTGCGAGCTTGCTTTCTGAAATGGCAGGAATGACTTTCAGAATCTGTGTCACGATAGCCGAAATAAGTGCTACGATTCCGGTAAACGTGCCCAGGTCGATTACGAATCCGGCAGTAGAAGGTTCAGAGGTTACAGCTCCCTGTGCGAAAACGGTCACTGCAGAGATCAGCATTGCAAACAATAAAATCATCTTTTTCATTTTGTCGTCGTTTTTAGTTAAACATTTGGCTTTTGTTGCAATACAAAGTTACGAAGAGCACATTGGAGAATGAAGGACAAAAAAACGACGGTTTCTCGGCAGACAAAAACAAGAAAGGAGACAATCGCTTGTCTCCTTTCTGTGTTGATAAAACTCTCATCGAAGAAGGGAATCCCTGTTTTCCCTATCACGCCGCTAAATTACAAAAAATATTTATATCCGAATAAAACGGATATGTTTTTTTGATAATTGAATGCTTATTTGCACTTTAAAACAATAAAAAGGGGAATATACCTCTCTTGGAAATATCCCCCTTTATGCATCTAATAATTCATTAAGAATTATAGCTGCAAATATAGCTTTTTATTATGACAATACTTCGGTAAATTTTTACCGAAAAATTAAAAGTTAAACAATAGAACCGGCAAAAGCTGGTTCGGAAACACTAAAGAGGTCATTGAAATGTTGTCAAAAACGAATGGTTAAGCATGAAGAAATGTGCTGAAAAAGGAGAGCTAACATGCTGATAATAAAGGATGAAAGTATTGCATGATTCGTTATTTCTTAGTAAATTAGAAGTCTCTGAACTCTTCTGATTATGACTAAAGAAACACTCCTTATGCAATACCAATCCGAGTGCCTGTCGGCTCTCAAATCAGTAGCGAATATACACAAACCTTTTGAAAAAGCATTCATGGACACCATGAAATTATTCATGGCCATCCCGGATCGTATAAATTTCCTTCAATTGGGCAGATATGGCTGTTTCTCAGAACAGACTTATCGTAACCTTTTTGAGCATGAAACTTTCGACTGGTTTGCGTTCAACGGATCTGTCATCAGCAAGCATCTCACAGGCAAAAGAAAAGCCATTGCCATCGACCCTTCCTATATTCCCAAATCAGGCAAGAAGACACCTTGGATAGGTTACTTCTGGTCCGGTTGTGCAGGAGAGTACAAGCGAGGATTGGAAATCATGGGCATCGGTGTCATTGACATCGACAACCATGAATGCATGACTTTAGGTTCCATTCAGACACCGGATTGTAAGACCTTGGATAATATGGACAAGAACCTTGTTGACTGGTACAGCTGCTATCTTATCAGCAGAAAAGACAAGCTGCAAAGCATATCCAAAACGGTGGTTGCAGACGCATTCTTTTCCAAGAAAACTTTCGTAACGCCTATGTGTGAGAACGATTTCCATGTCATCAGCCGCTTTAGGAATGATGTTGTCCTGTACTATCCGACATTGGAAAAGAAAACAGGAAAACGTGGTCATCCCAAGTGGTTTGACGGCAGGATTGACTTTGCCAATCTGGATTTGACCCGGTGCAAGGAATACGAGGTGAACAAAGGAAAGCTATACGGATTGAGGGTTTATGCTAAAGCTTTCAAAAGGTATGTTTCCTTAGCCGTCTGGTATCCGATGGACGGAAGAACAGACAAGTGGCAACTTTATTTCTCTACAGACGATTCCATGGATGGACGTGAGGTGCTGGATTATTACAGAACCAGGTTCCAGTTGGAATTTTGCTTTAGAGATGGCAAGCAGCATGCAGGAATCACCAGCTGCCAGTCTACCGACTTCAGGAAATTGGATTTTCACTTCAATGCATCGCTTGCTGCTGTCAACTTGGCCAAAGCGGCATGTAAGAGGCTCGGAATAGCCTATTCCATATCCTCCTGCAAGTCATTCATACACAATGCTTATATGCTTGAACGATTTATTTGCGTGTTTGGGATTAGCCCAGACCCGCAAGTTATTGACAAACTTTTCAAAGAACTCATTTTATTTACTGCCAGAGCCGCTTAGGCTTGGCGAATTTTTAACGAACTATTGATTATGATTGACATCTTGTTTATGCTTAATTTTTAATATATTTATAGTGTATCTAATAATAATCATTATGAATAAAATTAAGTATGAGCTTGTAACGTATCGTGTACACGGAGGAATGCTAGCTATTTTTGTGAAATGTTCACAGTATGGTTCTGTAATAGAACTAGATACTAATGTCAGAGTGTTTAATGACGAATGGAGCAAAGAATTCGGACTTATTTCTAAAAGTCCGAATGCCGCTAATCTTAACCTGCTAATCAGGAAACTTGTGTATAACCTGGAAGAGATTGAACTAACTTATTCTGGAGAAATTACGTTGTCTAAATTACATGACATCTATTCAAAACGTGGAGCTTCTGCAGACTGGTATGTAATGTGGGAAAAATCAATGAATGAAAGAGGGTTAAAACCTCGTACTATAGCAATACATGCAAATGTTTTGAAGACTATAAAAAAATTCAGAGGTTCTTGTCCTGTCACATCATTGACAGAAGATTTCTTCCGCGGATTCATGGGATTTTTAATTAATTCCGGACTTAAATATTCAACCGTATGTAAGGAAATGCATGTTGTTAAAGCATATTATAATATCGCACGTAAATTATATGGGGATAAGGTTCCATCGGATGCGTTCGCTTTTTACCATGACCCAAAAGACCTGAACAATACTTATAAACTGAAGTCGTTAAGTGATGATGACATACGTAAGATTGAGAATTATGTAGCATCTGGGACGTTATCAGAAAGTAAAAAGCTAACTATCAATCAATTCTTATTCATGAGCTATTCTGGAACTAGGATAAGTGATTTTGCTTCTCTCAACGAAAAGAACTTCAAGTTGGAAAATGATCGGATTTGGCTTGAATATAATTCCGTAAAAACAAATACACATGTCAGAATACCTCTTTTTGCTCTGTTTGATGGAAGAGGTGAGCAAATATATAGCCAGTATCAGAATAGACTTTCAGAGTTTTTTATGTGGGGAGCAATTGCAGATTCAATTCAAGGTTATCTTCCGCTCTTAAAGGAAGTGGGCTTAACAAGCATGTAACCGCTCACGTTGCAAGACATACTTGCGCAAGCAGATTGATTAATAGAAATGTTCCTATAACTACAATACAGCAAGTAATCGGTCATAGACAAATAAAGACTACAATGATATATGCAAAGATTGACGACAATTCGTTTGTAAGACAATTGAAAGGATTATAAAAAAGCCTCTTTATGAGGCTTTTTTATTAGTTCTGGCGGAACTGATGGGGGTTGGGTTTATCGAAAAAGGTAATTATCACGATATTAATGAAGTGGGCACATATACGACTTATTCTAATACGCCACAAGCTGGCCCATTTTTCTCGATTCAATGTGGCGATTCATGCATTCAGGAGTCAATGTCTTATGGTGGCTATTCTTTAATGGTTAGATCTTACAATCATGTTGAGGGGAAGTGGAATGAATGGAAGAGCATTGCCATATAACGCATGTTATACTACGGCTATTTAATACCAAATACAGTTACAAGAATATATGCTGGGTTTTTCCCTTCTCCAGAAGTTATGTAAAAGTAACTTTCAGAGTTCTCAGCATAATATACTTCGGCTGTAGGTTCACCTTCTTGGCCATTATATGCTTGATTAAGTTTAGTAATCGAAATGGAATATTTACGCGAAGCAATATTATGATTAACTTTAAATCTTGAAGTTGTATAGTCTGATATAGAAAATTCTACTCCTGGGAATTTATATGTATATCTATCATCTATTGTACCACCACCATTCCCAGAATCACTAAAGTTTATCTCAAATGAAAAGAGTACAACACCAACAAGTCCCGCCAGGACTGATGAGAACTGTTCTTTACCAATATATATAGGATTCCCATTAGAGTCGATTCCTCTTATAAAAGGAATATCTTCTGAAGGTTCATTCAATTTCTCTGATTTTGAAATTTCTCTAGATGCATCTCCTATACTGATTATTCCAGTTTCCATATCGCTCGGATTTGAAACTATAAAATTTTTAGGAGAATCTATTTGTAAAAATGATGACATTAATTCAGAAATTACTTTTTTCATGGAATCTTTTGACATCTTTTGTACATCCCCATTACTCTTTACACCAAGAAAATAATCAAAATCTTCAACGGATGTAACGTCTGATAATTTTTTATCTGCCATAATTATATGTTTTAATCGTTTGTGTTTTGTTGTCATAATGCTTATTAAACAGCATCTTCATTATCCGGAAGAACCGGTCTGTAATAAATTACTTTTTCAGATTCATCAGGAGAAAGTGAAAGAAGCATAGGATTCTGGTCTGGCATATTATCCTCTGATAAAGTATGTGGAGTCACTACTTCAAGAAGCACATCATCAAAATTAAACTTAAAACCAGAAGGAGCTTCTGTGCCAATTACCTCATTAAAACTTGGATATAAACGTTTTAGTTCCAATGCCTGATTGTTTGTAAGGCTAATGTTATTAATATCTGATGATACTTTCCCCAATAAAGATACGAGCTTGTTAAGAAAATTATAATCCAGATTATCCGGATAGAACAGATTTCCTTCTTCAATCATAGAATCTTTTTCTGATTCTGGTATTTCTTTCCACAATGCCGCTTCTTCCATGGATGAAACAATCATTGATTTTTCAAAACGTCTTTCACTAATTGGAACTTCCTCACTCTGAGTAAGAAGGCATCCGTTACTTGCTTGTAGTATCATTTTTTCTTGCTTTTTCAATCATGTTGTCAATAGCATCAATAAAACGTGGGTTCCCGAACCTGGAATATTCCTTAATCAGTTCCACTTCTTTCTCATCATATTCTTCTTCACCATCTGAATTGTATATCTTACGGCACAATTCAAGCGAAGCAACTCCCCTGCCCGATGCGTAAATAGCATCGGCAAACATTTCTCTTACATCTTCCACTGCTTCCGTGGCACGCGAAAGACCGTTGAAAACGTGTAATTCTTTAAAATTCAGTTTCATATTATTTTTTTATAAAAATCCATTTAATTTTTTTTGGATATATATCAATTTATTTTTTTTTCAATAGCCACTTTATACAATATTCCTCCTTTAAAATATAGATTTCGATTCATTAAACTATTATATTCAAAAGATATCCGGTCTGTATATCCATCATAAACTTCTCCATTTTCCCTGAACTGTATGCCAGATGGAGAGAATATTCCAAAAGTACCATTAGCGTCACCAACGCTTAATTGTAAAACAGACAAATCCGCTCGATACTTATTGTCTCTTGAAGACAAGGATAATTGTGGAGATGAACCTGGAATATCTGAAAATCCTTGCAATGACGCTGCGCTTTGGCTTCTCTCGTCATAAATTCTAAACTCTGCAAATTCAGAATCAATTAATAATTTATAATTATAGGCTGTTGTTATAGATATATTACCTGAGAATGTACCTGTAGCAGCTTTCAACTCGCCTGAGAATGTACCTGTAGCAGCTTTCAACTCGCCTGAAAATGTTCCTGTGGCTCCTTTCAACTCACCGGAAAAAGATCCGCTCGTAGCTACGACTTCACCTTGTATATGTGCTTTTGTAGCATACATCTCACCAGATTCCGTCACACGGAAGGGAGCAGAAGCACGGTTCTCGTAAGTGCTTCCGGCAAAAATACGCACAAGGCTGCCTGAATTGCTTCCTGTCATACCTGCAGTAACCGTACCGTCATCTTTCTGTATAAGCAGGTCGTTTCCCTGAAACAACTGTATTTTTGCATTCTTGGCTATAATCAGTGATGTAAAAATAGAACCTACATTCGCACCAAACTTCTTCCAATATTCAGTGTTTGCGTATGTAATGCTGCTGCTCGATACATGCGTTTTCAAACACTGGTATGCGTCCCATCCGGTTTCCATGGCGTTATTACGAACAAGAGCTACGTCAATGTAACGCACAGGAAGGCTTCCGTCTTTCACATCGCTGTCATTACGGTATTCCGTGTTCAATGCCCATTCAGAATCGCGGATTACACATCCCTGAAGACCGTCTGCCCCTTTCTCGCTAAGCTGTGCAAATACAGCAGGAGTAGAGAATAAACCCCATTCTCCATCTGTTGATTTCCTTCTTTTAGAGACCCATTCGTATGGATAAGACACAGAAATACCTGAAGGTGAGCGTGTCCATCCACTTGGTATGTAATCATCTATCTGTGCTGTTGTTGGAGTTGAAGGGGTTGAATTTATTGTTGTTCGTGTGTAAATTTCTTCAGTATAAGGTCCGTCTTCGCCTTTTTGAGCAATTATTTCGTATTCTAAAGAGTTTTGTTCTCCCGTTAGTATATATCCTCCATCTTCAAATATAAATCTATTCCCATCATTATCTGTCCAACACCATAAAGGAGGATTGTTAGTTGCATTTTTTGCAGAAAATGAAGAACCACACATTGTTACAACACCCATTTCAGGAACTTCCATGCCAGACTCCCACCTTCCAATATAAGTTAACCCAGCTCCATCTTCACCCTTATCTACTTGTAGAAGCCAATCAGCATTTTCCTTGGAAGGTTCTGTTTCTGTTCCGTCTTCTGCTACGCATAGCCACAATATACCATCATGGCTTACACGGTCATAAAATTCATATTTTGTGCCACTTTCCCATTGACCTCTGTCATTTGCCACAAGAACCGGAGTTCCATCTGGTCTTACCTGATTTATCGTACCAGTAAAATACACAGAATTAAGATACATGGAGTAACCAGACATGTTCAGTCCGAATATGTTCAGATTCGTCAGGTCGCCATACTGCATGGCAATATTCCCAACCGAAAATTCCCAGTCGTTCTGTTTCCAGAGAAGTCGGGTATATGTTCGTGTTTCGTATGCGGAACTTTGTCTTGCTTCATCAGTAAAGTTTCCGTAGCATGAAAAATTCATCTGTGGCTGTGGATGAATAGTATATCCGGGACGAAGCGCATAACGGAATGTCTCATTATTATCTCCCGACACCTCCGTCACGCGAAAATAGGTGGTTGCAAATCCGGAAAATTTGAAGTTACCTTTGCTGTCGTCTGAATCCTCGGCAGCATCCCTTTCATCGCCAAAATGGAAGATACCAAGTGCAATGTCATCCTTAGATACCGCACCAAACTCTCCTTCTTCCAGCTTTAGTGTACAAGTTCCAGTTGTAAGCTGATTACCTTCCGAATCCGTATCAGGTGTGCATGACAGAATAATTCCGGCACCAGGTACACGCCATTTAATCCCCAGGAAAATCTCTACACGGTTGTACCGGAGTTCAGGAACCTCCAGAAATTCCCACAAGCGAAGTCCGCGCATTTCTCCGTATCCTTTTTTATCTATCTTTGCGCCAAAACCGGTTAAACCTTCGGCAAAGCCTTTCTCTCCTACCACAATTCCTGCCATCATCGTAAGCAAGAATTTTGTGGAGTCTTCACGGTCTTTATTGATAAGGTATTGTCTGAGAAGGTCTAAATATTTTCCAGTAAGCAACTTGGTTGTGGGCACGGATTCGTCGCTTTGAAGGAAGTCTCCCTCGTCTCCCTGGCGAGCCACATCCGTAATCTGCTTGTCGTTGATAACCAGCTTGCCGATAATGGAAAGCGTGCCTTGAACTATGTAGGAAGTGAATCGTTTCAGCGGACGGATAAGGTCATCGGCTGTCACTTCAAACAGTTCCTTCCATCCGGCTGCATCCTGGTCATTACCTTCAGGAGTAAAAAGCTTACCGTAGTCCAGTGTGATTTCACGGTCGAGGGTGGCAGCTTCCAGACTGCCGGTGGCGGTAATGCTTCCGATACGTATGTAATAGAAATCTTCGCTGGGATTCTCTCCGCCGATGCTTCCGTCAGTAGCATAGTCGTTCACGGAAAACAGCACCATGGCATCGTCAGAACCACGTTCCAGACGGGCATAGATGTAGTGTGCCTCCGTGCGGTTCAGACGGGTGTTGTATCCCGTCAGCGTCCAGCTTCGGTATTCTCCGTTGGGCAGATAATCTATGCCGTAGCTTTTCTGCGGAGCAACCATGATGGTACAGCCCGGGACTACCCCCACCTGAATCAGGTTGGGGTTTTCCAGTGCGTTTTCTGTCATGGACACGCCCTGGTAAGAAATTCGGTATGCGTTACTCTGGTAATCGGTTATCATTTCCCTTTTCTGTATTTCTGATTCATTTTCTCAATTTCCTTGGCTTCCTTGGCCATGGCATTCATAATTCCCAGGATGCGGACCGCCTCGCTGTCGTACACTGCGTCGTAGTCACTGAATCCCTGATACTTCATGATGTTGTTAATCATTTCCACCTCTATCTTGATGGGATTCTGCCGTCCGTTCTTTTTCCCGTTAGGCGTGAACAGCTCCGGATACATGCGTGCGTAGGCTTCCTGCACACTCTGGAAATACTGCACCATGACGGGGAACATGCGGGCTTCTACCATGCTAAACCAGCGGGCGTTTTTCTGTATCTGTCCGGAGTTGAACGACCACACGCGGCGCTTACACTTGCGCAGGTAGCGTCCTTCGCGTATCTCTCCCGTCTCGCGCACGGATTCATTAAACAGCGTGGCCAGAAACCGGCATCGTGCCTGCTTCATGCGGCGCAACTGCATCCGGATGGCGGCATGGGTCGATTTTCGCCTTACAAGCGTCTGTAGAGCCTTCTGTGCGTCCCAGTACATGATAAGCAGATTCTGTGCGGACTGGTACTGCGCAAAGCTGACATCGGACATCACATCTTTCGGCGCTTTCAGACGAAGGGTCCCCATACGAAGGCGGATAATTCCGTAGGGAGTGACGGTGCGTGCAAAAGGATTGTCCAGGAAACCGAGTTTCTGGTCAATCCACTGGTCCACCTGCCATGCCCGCATGGGAATGCGCTCAAACAGGTGGCGAATCCCTTTGCGCCGGAAGAGAAACACCGTTTCACCATTTTCATCGGTCACGGTGCGCCGCACGATTTTCAGTCCGAGAAAAAGCATGAAGCACTTCAGCTTGAAAAGGCGGTCGGCACGTTCCTCGTCGCCTGCCGCAGCCATAGCCTCCTTACGCTTGTAAAGTCTGTTCACCTCTTCCAGCTCTTCGGTCGACAGCCGGTTCCAACCGTCGGGAAGTGCCGGAAGATGTATCTGGTAGTTTGTCGTATCCATTTGTCGTTTCTTTATACTCCAAAGTTAGGTATATGAAAACTGGGAATGAAGGACAAAAAATCAGTGCCTGGTGAAGGCTTGCGGACGCATGACGAAGATGGCGTTGTCCTGGTTGTCGTAATCGAATATGGGCTGCTTGTCCGGTCCGGTTGTTTCAGTGAGCGGCGGCACATACAGCGGAGAATCCTTGATAAACTCTCCGAAAGAATCCTGATGGTTGGAGATAAATTTGCGGGCCTTAGTCATGGAATAAGCTGCCTCGTTTTCGCTGTACTTTCGCTGTTTTTCCGGACGGCGAGACTCGATGTAGAGTGCCAGCGCCATGCGCAGACAGTCCACCGCCTTCTGCCACACCGCATTTATGGCATCCTTGTCTTCGCCCGTGAAAAGGTCGGACTTTAGCGAGCGCGTGCACCATTTCACCAGCGCATCGGTCAGCTCCTCCCCTATCTCCGGCTCTATGTAAGCGCTCTGGCAATAACGGATGTCAGGAAGCATGCCGATGAACTTCTCCCGACTTTCGTTAATATCCAGAAAACGGTTCATCTCGATGGCGGTAGTAAACAGCAAGTCGCCCTGCAGGTAGAAATACCGGCTTTCGCGCCACAAATCGGCAAACACGGGGGTCTGACTGCACGCATCCTCTTCCAGGAATACCAGCAGACGGTCCACTCCGCGACGGCCCTTGAAATACGCATCGCGCTCAAACCGGCTCACGGATTTCTCGTCGGCCTTGTCGTACCCGTCGGTGTACACCTGATTCAGCCCACCCCCGTCGTTCAGACTCACCGTGAGAATGCCGGTGCTGTTGGCCAGCGACAAGTAGACCACCGGAAGCTGACAGGCACGTATCAGACGGATTTCGGGTGTAAGGTTTTCTTTTTCCACGTAGGCCGCCGTCACTCCGCCATACTCTTCCATGGCCTTATCGTATTCTTCGCATACCTTTTCGTAGAGTTTACGCCCAAGTATCGGCACAAGAATGTTCTCTTCTGTTTCTTCCATGATTGTGAGAAGTGACTGGTCGCCGCTGTACACGCTGGTGGGCACGTATGCCCTGATTTCTTCGGTTTTCGTTACTAGCATAGTCTTTGTGTTTTTCTTCAAAGTTAGCGGTCTGATTCGGTAGTTTGAAGGACAAAAACGAAAAATCGGAGGTTTTATGAAATTTAGAAATAATTTTGATGCGATTTCGGTTTAAAATTGTTATTTTTGCGGTAGGTAAAATGTAATAAAACGATGAACATGAAATCTAAAAAAGTTATGAAAAAGACTTACGTGCTCATGCTTTCGCAATCTTTCCCGACCAAACATCCCCGGTCGGGAAACCCTACCGGATTCCGTAAGAAATTCCTTTCCGGCGAAAAACGACACACCATCCGGACCAACTTCCCGCTTTGGGCAAAACGCATACACGAGGTGCAGCAAGGTGAAGCGGTTATCTCCGTCCGTCAGTGGGAAGGCCGTCCGTATTTCAGCAGGCAAATAACAATAGGCTGTCTGACCGCAGAATCCGGAACAGGTATTCAGAAACTTACCTTCCAGCTGGATCGCGACGGATGTGCCTCTTTCAATTTCTTTGACATCGACGGTAAATATCCGGAACTGAAAGAACTTGCGGCCAACGATGGTCTGTCGGTAGACGACTGGAAAGAGTGGTTCCGGGGTTATGACTTCAGTCAGCCGATGGCAGTAATTCAATTCGGTAAATTCAGGTATTAATGATGAAAGAGTATTTTATTGCTACTGCAATTTTTGTAGGTCTTGTGGCTTTCGTTATGGCAATGAGCTATTTCTCCGGTTTGGATTACGACATTCTTTTCATAGAATTTATGCTTACATACCTAGTGATTAATAAATTATCTGAAATACAAAACGATAAAAAAGAAGAATAATATGGCAGCGTATGACGTAAACGGGCGGTGCGAAGACTGCACATTTGCTGACGCATTTGGAAGAAGTTGCCAGCATGGGATGCTATTCCCTGTCATGGTACTAATTGCGTTTGGAGATGTATATCAGTGTCCGAACTTTCAGAAAAAGAATGCTGAACAGCTTCAGGAACAAATTCGATTAAAGAACAATGAAAATAAATAGGATATGGATTTCAAGAAATTAAAAAGGCTACAAGAACTTGTAGACACCCATGAATGGCAAGAAAATTACGGTCTTATGGTGTGGATAGACTATTCCAATTGCAAGGAGGTGTTTGATGACATATTGAAAGTAGATTTTGAAACTTATGTAGACTGTGTGGCACAAAATACCGGTATTTACATTTCCCATTTTGAAGATGTGCTAAGCTATTATACCAATGAAGATATTGAGAGTTTGTTCCCTAAAGACGAAGATTGATTATGGCGAAGAAAGAATTTAATGTCGGAGAAACATTTCAGTGCGGGCTTGTGAAACTGAAATGCGTAAAAGCAGAGGGAACAATATGCGAAGGATGTTTTCTTGATGATATATGTGAATTTTACAGCCAATGCAACGCCCTTATAGGATGTTGTGATGCTAGTAGGGAGGACAAAACCGATGTAATCTTTGTAAAAGTGGAGGAGTAAGATATGGATTTCAAATCACAAATAGGAACAAACATAAACCAGTCACGGAAGCTGTTAGAGCTGGGATTAAAACCAGGCACAGCCGATATGTACCTTGAAAAAAGTAAGACACCTGAATATGGAGAATATCACCTTCATACTATATGTGAAGGTATTGATCCTGAACACTGGTTCTCTGTTCGCATGAACCGAGACATTACTCCTGCGTGGAGTCTTGACCGGCTTCTGGAAATTATGCCAAAGTCAATTACTCAAAGTAACCGCCCAAATGCTGATTTTGCAATGAATAGTGACGGTTCCTTCTGGTTTATTTCATACGAGGAACTTGGATATGATATGAAACACCAGGAAATGAACATTGGTTCTTTTGATACCGCTATTTCAATGATTAGATGGCTTATAGACAATAATCACCTAAACAAAGAATACTTAAAAGCGAAACCATGATTATTGGGATTATATTGCTTACCGTATGGCTTATTCTATCCGGATATTTGCACTATTTAGTTAGAACTGACATTTATCGTTTCCGAAAGGTAAAACAGATTAGTGCGCTTGCTGTGATATGGTTTATCCTACTTATTATTATTATTGCATTTTTTGTTTTTAAATTTAAAGAAAGAATATATGAAAATATATGAGACACCTAATCCATTCTTTTTAAGCGACATATTTGTCTTTGCAGAAGTAGAGGAAATCGGGCTATGTTACATAAAAGTGAATTGTTTTAACAGAATCGAAGAAATTGGTTTTGATATTCAACGAAGAATGTGCCGTCCTATCGAAGACATTATGCAATACGCTAAAAAAGCTGCAAAAATTCGCAGGCATATTTTCAACAGTATTGATATTGAATATTGGGGAAAAATCCATGACAATCCGGAACTTCTAAAAAAATCCCAAAACTTCTCCCCCACCTGCGCAACATGCAACAGTTATGACAACGGGAAATGTACCAATTTCGGGAAGGAAGTAAAAGCGGGAGATTCCTGCAAATACTATCAGTCGGACGTGATTGAATATACCTGCCAGCAGTGTGGACGTAAATACGAAATCATAGATTCTGATGCAGGTGATCGTGAGAAATTTTGCTGCAAAGCATGTGAAAACGGATATTAATCAAAACTAAAAAAACATGAGTAAAACCAAATTATATTATCTGTTTTTGGCAGCCATGTATGTGGTGTTGTCGTAACCTGTAACAATATGATTGAAATTATCAAAGAAGGGAAATACGATAAGAAAATAGCGACCTGCCAGTTCTGCGGGTGCGAGTTTACTTTCGATAAAAGGGACGTGCTATCCAGAAGTGATGGGAAGTTACCATTTACAAGAATAGAAAAAACATTGCTATATATTTTGTGCCCCTGCTGCAATGCAGAGATAAGAGAGTGGAGTGATTACCCCACAAATCATAAACAGAATGAATTATGACGGAAGATCTAAAGAAACTGATAGATGAAGTAGAGGGAATCCTTGGTAATGAAGTGGAAGCCACAAGAAGGCTGAAAATGCTCGATGAAGCCATTCAAAACATGAAAGAGATGGAAAATATTCAACTTCATCAGTTCATTATCTACAAAGAACGAAAATTGTTCGGATATAAAAAAGGAAAATCCAAGACTGTCAATATAAACGTGGATGACAAGCTGATAAAAGAAATATTTAGGATCTACCTCAATGAATTGTCAAATCAGGTAGCAGCCGTAAATACACTCTTAGCCAAACTGAAAGTTGGTAATGAACTACAAATAATTGAGCCATGATACCAGAAGAATACCTTAACGAAAAGAAAACGGGCCGATTCACTGGAGGTGAATTATACTACACCGTATCTCTGGACGATGCGATAAAGGCCGTTAAAATGGCCCGCAGTGAAAACAAACCTGCTCTCGACACGCCAGCACCTTCACAATACGGATGGATCTGCCCGAAATGCGGACGTGTCTACTCCCCTACCGTACCCACATGTATGAGCTGCAGAAACCTTGAGATTGCCCATGTAACATGTGCGGACCAGTCGGAACGTATAAAGTAACAAACCATTAAACAATATAGCTATGGAATTTAAACATCAGAAAGACCTCGGTCCAGACGCCATTCAGAAATGGTGTGAGGAACTGGATGGGAAATCAAAAATAGAAATAAATGATACACAAAGGAAACTACTTTCCATTTTCAAAATGAATCATGAGATTGTTGGTAATTTCCTGAATGCACATAAAGAACTTTCTTCGCAGTTTGATTACACTTCTTTCATGATAAATCTTGTCGCTGAAAATTTTCCTTACAAGATAGATTATCCTTAAGCACTTATAATAAGTACACTTATAGACCGTCCGGCCATCGCCGTAATGTATACCAATTACCTCCAGTATAAATGTTTCCAGTACGGAGTCAAGGAAATAAACATTGATGCACTGAAAGATATATTACTTTGGGAAGGAGTATTCAGTGAAGAAGTCTTGCATGAAATGTGGGACAAACAGAAATTTATATCCAGCGATAACCGTCTGCTTAACATGCTTGACTATCCTCAGTACAGGGAGTCTATCAGAAATATTAATACAGGCAATTATGACGAAAAAATAAATCAAAAAGGAATTTCCAAAATCTGTCAAAAAGCCTGGTCAAAACTCGTAGCAAAGATTAAAAAACTACTGAAATAACATATTTACCATGACCGCAAACGATTACTCAATAGAAAAATATGTGTCTGAATACCTGAAACCTCTGGAAGAGAAAGGAACCATATACAGAATACGAATTTACCCTAATCTGAATAGGATACGTTTCCAATTGAAGGAACTAATAAAAGGACTTCCAATAAAAGCAGAAATAAACAAAAAAGACAACTCAAACACAATCAAGTTTACTTTGTTCTTTTCTGCGATTAGTTACCAGATTTCATACGATGAACTAAAAAATATACTCTATTTCATTACAGATGCTAAAGAACGGTTAGAAGGTGAAATGAAATGGGTGAAGCAGTATGATGAAAAGAGCAATCGAGTTGTTCTTGAGGAAGGAAATGAATATATCACCAAATACTTAAAACCGCTAAAAGAAAAAGGTCTTATAAAGGACGTTCATGAAGACTGTGAGAGAGATATTTGGTTTACGCTGGTAGAAAACATAAATGGGAAAGAAATATCCGCGCATTTAAAACCAGGTAAAAATGAAGACTGCGTATTCTTTTATCCCACTACTGGATTTTGCAAATACAGGCCATTGTACAGGGCCGGACTTCTAAACCCGAAGAATGACCCGCATTACACAGAGACAATTGAACAATATATCCTTCAAGGAATAAAGTATATAAAAGAACAATTTATCAAATAGAAATAAGCCTATGACCGCAAACGATTACTCAATAGAAAAATATGTGTCTGAATACCTGAAACCGCTGGAAGAGAAAGGAATTATCACAGACTTGCGGGTTATTCCATGCAGATGCCGCATCATGTTCAGACTGAATGAGCCGTCACGAGAAAACTCAATGAAAGTCATTATCGAAACAGAGGCCGATGAAGACCATATCACATTTTTTAAGTCCGATGTGTCAGCAGAGGAAACATTCAGATCACCAGAACGGAGGTTTATTTATCAAAGACTGATGGCTGCAAATAAATCCCTTAATGATGAACTAAACAGAAAATCAGTAAACACCGATTTATACATTACGAAATACCTGAAACCACTGGAAGAGAAAAGACTGATAAAGGACCTCGCAACGTGTAAGAATCACAGCGTCTGGTTTACGATGGTGAAAGACATTAAAGGCGTAAGCATTACCGTCAATTTAATCCCAGGAACGACAGTAGATACTGTTGCGTTTTTCCCTCTCACTCTTGACATAGGTCGTTACGGAGTAGAAACAACATTTATCCCCAATCCGATAAATGATGACCACTACACGGAAAACCTTGAGAAACGTATTCAGGAATCAATGAATAAACTGAAAGAAATATTTGATAACCCACTACCTGAATAAGATTATAGAATCAAAATCAGAAGGTAAAAAATAATAAATGAAATAATTTTTTATATTTACCGGAGAATTATATGATTGTTATCACATTAAAAAATAAACCATGAAAAAAGAATTTACCGAGGACCAGCTTGTATATATACGAGACGTTTTCGCTCATGAATGTGACAGATATATTGATTCAGGCGAAAGGGATATGGCGCATGAAGCACTGGATATTGTAAACGTAGTACAGTCAAAATACGACTGTGACGAATACGCCGACCTGGAATCCTTGATGCTGGATGAAAGCGGGACTTATGGCTACATAGAAAAACGTGAATTGGAAGAAAGTGAAGAAGAAGCTGTCAGACTGATGATTCAATTTTCCAAATCTTCGGAACAGGACCCATCGGAAGAACTGAAAGAAGCGGTAAATGAGCATTTGTATTTAAACGATGCAAATCGAGGAAAAACGAAGCTGGATGTAGTAATGAATAGAAAAGTAAAGATAAACAGACTCATTATTCTTTGCATAAATTCATGCGAGGAAAGCGAATTGATAAGACTTGATGGCATAGCAGACTTGCTGGCCGAAAATATATAAAATCACAGAGCCATGACCGAACTGAATACTGAAAACGTAGACCGAATTTTCGCCGACTGCATGTTTTGCAGCCACGAAGAATACGAAGAATGTAAGAAAGAAGGACTTCATTTTTTTGTGCGTTCTATTCAGAATACCAACGTAAATGTAGGATTCCATACGGAACGTATCGAAAAGCACCGGCAGGAAATCAGAGAAATGTTGCTGCAATTACCTGAAGGCTTCTTTAAAGATAAAGGTGGAGGAGCTTCTTTCCTGCAAGCTGCTTGCGCAAAAGATGGAGAATTATGGACAGGATTCCATACAGAGGTAGAAAAGCTTTGCCTGCTTGGACTCGCTTCAAAACAGATGCGGATGCTTACACCAGACGCGGAGATATGGCCAATGCTACCAGGCGGAATGCCCTATCTGCGTGTGGAAATAGAACAGTAATTTTATACATTTATTTATACATAAAAATACAAACAGATTATGAAAGATAAAATCTTAAAAGCAATCAACTTTATTTTCCCTATTTTCGTATGTGCTCAAATAGCCTTTTCTGTTTTTTCATATTTTAACGGGACTGAAACAAGGGACTTGTTGTACAATTTTTTCATCTCTATTATATTGATGCTTTCTTTCATCATTGCACAGATAACCAATACATGCACCCAGTTCCTGATGATAAAGCGGATTGAACACAGATTGATTATCAATCTTTTAAACGCCATTCAAGGGAACACAAGCCATGAAAAACAGCCGGAAAATAAAGATTCAAAAAGCAAAGATGAAGAAAAATCGTAGTTACGCGAGTTCAGTGGCGTAGTATCGCCACCAAAAAAACTATTAAGCTCGACTGAAGTGGCGATACTACGCCACTGAAAAATCTATTAATAAACACTTGAGCCAAAATCAACAAAAATCCCGACAAATCAGACGTTTTGCCGGGATTTTTTCTGTGAATAAAACCAAAAAAAGAAGAAGAAAAATGTATGTTATAGCGTGGATTCTGTCTCTTCTGTGCCGGTTGCGCTGCGGTCGAGCGTGGTAAATGTCTGCTGACGGATGACTATTTCTCCATGCTTGTCCCATTTATTGAATGTATAGATATTCTTCAGGAACCGCAGATAAATGCGCTGCCGGGTAGAAAGCTGGTTTTGCTTGAGCAACTGCAATTCGCGCATGTAGGTACCTCCGGTGCTTCCGCTATTCCCGGGTGTGCTTCCAATCAAAGAAGGGTGAACCCCTATGGCAAAGAACACCACGCTTGAGATTTCGGACAACTCCTCTTTTAAATCCCTGGAATTTGTCAGCTGCGGCACATCCACAATTTCCACCGCATGCTGCATCGTCTTCCCGTCAGGGCCTACAAACGAGTCCAGACAGATAGTTTTCCCGTTGTTCTCGCGGCGTTGAAGGAACTCATTCACCTTCTTATAGATACTGTCACGTACAGCTTGTTTCGCTTCGGTAGTATCCGCTCCCATTTCATCGAACATCGCACGAAGGTATTCGTTGTTGATGAAAATCATTTTCCCCCACATGGTCGCATTTTGTCGGGCCATTGCCTTGTCGGTAATCAATGTCGTGGCGTAATCGTAGGTCATCGACGGAAAGATACTCCACCAGGCTGGCTGCGGGTAATAAGGTTTCAGCATTGAAGGGTAATAGCTTGGACAGCAGAACCAGGTGGTACGTTTCTTCGGAGGACGGTTCTTACTCTTTTCCACCTGACGACGAAGCTCCGTAAGCATGTTTTCCGGCATCAGTGTGGGATAGGCCACCACATCTTTTCTTTCCAGCTTTGGCGTGGCATCCTTTCGCCACTTCTCCGCATAATACACGTAGTTGATGCGCATCCGTTCGTCCATTTCCTCCATGCGGCAGCACACCGCCGGAATGTTTCCCAGTTTCACGATTTTCGGGTCCCACTCTTCGTCCTTCCGTCCGATGCTTAGCCCGATGGTCGGGAAATAAATGTCCATGTGCGCGTCGTCTGTCATGCACTTCAGGTAGTGAAGTTCCAGATTGTTATTTTCGCAGAACTTGTCCCATTCCTTGTCTGTCTCTTCCCAGGTGCGATAGTCTTCACGAAGCTGTTTCAGCTCGTATTCCGGTGTTCCAACCTGTGCGGTATCTTTCTGTTCCTCTCCGGACACGGCCTGCGACCAGGTGATTGTGTCTCCCCCACCCTGCTCTTCGCCGCTTTCTGCTTTCTGCTGGTCAATCTGTGCCTGAATCTCCATGATGCGGTTACGAATCAGCAGTCCGGCATCCTTGAAGGGAATCAGCTCAGTCTTTACCGTACCATTTACATAGCGTGACCAGCGGTACATAAGCTGCGGCCCGAGCCCTACGGTCAGGTCGATAATATATTTGATGGCGGTCGCCGTGTATGGAAGACTTCCAACCAGCTTGTAGATGGTATTCGGCAGCATGTTGCCAGGTCCCCATGGAATGTAACCCAGACCGGGTGTCCCGGCATTGCTGACCGGCACCGGGTTTGACTGCCGGCTGTCGAAAATATCAAACGTGCCCTGAATGGGAAGTCCGCCGATGACCCCTCCACCTTTCATCATTTCCGAGGAAGATACAGACGGGATTTCCGACACGCGGGCCATGCCTATATACTGGTATCCACGGTCTACGAGTGAAGTCACTTTTCCTCTGAACTCCTTTATTCCCGGGTTTGACTTCTTACGGTTTATATTTTTTGTGTTTGTCGCCATATAACTACTTAACCAATATCTTTGTGTCGTTAATCTGCAGAATAAGTACGTCGTACACGTAACGGAAATCTCCGTTTGGCATTACCAGTTTACGGTATCCCTTTTCTCGGTTGTACGAAACGGCACGCTGCACGTTGTAACATTCGCTTATCGTTCCATCCTTACACACAAAACGTATGTCGAACGGCTTGTTTTTCCCGTCCGGAGTGCGGGCGTTCATCAGCTTGTACGCCTCCGTCCAGAGCAGACGTTTGGTCGGTTTCTTCATCTTGCGTTTGTTTTGATACAAAGATATACAAGGTTAATATGGTAATGAAGGACAAAAAAACGCACCTCCCTTCACAGGGAAGCGCGATCAATAAACTATTTATAAAAAACATGTATTTTCAAATCCATTCACATGGAAATGAGCATGTCATCTTAACACATTAATTCATAATAACAAATAACTCACACCACCGTGTGCAATAACATGGTTACTATTTTTCTCATGATGATGCAAATATATCCTATTTTCTCTGAATATCAAAAAGAAAAAGGATGAAGAACCACTGTTCCCCATCCAGGTGTGATAAAACAAAGAACATTTTCATGCTCAATTCTCTGCAAATATAATGTTTTTACCGCACATAAGCAAACTTTGAAACTAATTGATTATCTGATTTATAATAAATACTTTTATTCAAACATGCTTTTATGCTTTTATATAAAAATACTTTTACTCTTTTATTATTTCATGCTTTTATGTTTTCATTCATTTGTATTGAAACATTATTATTCTTTTATATGTCTGCATATTTGAATGTAGATACTTTCATACTTTCATACTTTTATACTTTATGTTTTTATACTTTTATGTTTTTATACTTTTACTCAATTATTCTTTTATATGTTCATACTTCTATGATTTTGTACTAAAACATCTTCCCATCGCCCATTTTGTATTTTCACACAAAAGTATGTTTATATAAAAATACTTTTATATTTTATACTTCTATACTTTTATTCGTTTATACTATTATTATTTTATGCATCCACATAAAAATGCTTTTATATTTTTATTCAAAAATACTTTTATGCGTTTGTATATTTGAATATTTACATTTTTGCATAAAAATATTTCTGTATTTATGGCGGAAATGAAAAAAAACGACTATCTTTGCAGTGTAATAAAACAAAAACATTTGATATGGCAATTACAATTTCTTCATTCAACTTTAAGGGTGGAGTAGGGAAGACCACTACCACCGTCAATCTGGCAAAAGCCTTACATTCTCTTGGTAAACGTGTGCTGGTAATAGATGCCGACGCACAGGGTAACGCATCTAAAATGATGGGATTCCGTCTGGCCACGGAAAAGGATGGTAAAACCCTTTACGAAGCCATGTCCGGAAACGCCAGCATCATGGAATGTGTGTTCTGTGAAAATGAAAACGAAGAAAGCTTCGACTTCATTCCTTCACGCCCGAACTTATACCAGTGCGAACAGGAACTGGTGAGCCGTACCGGACGCGAATACATCCTGCGCATGATGCTGAACAATCTGGAAGACCATTATGATTTTATACTGATTGACTGCCCTCCGAACTACGGACTGGTTTCTATCAATGCAATGGTGGCTTCTGACTACCTGCTGATTCCTATCAACTGCGAAGTATTTGCCCTGGACGGAATGGGCCTGATTACCGCAAAATACGAGGAAATCAAAAAGCTGGTGAATCCCAAACTTGAAATCCTGGGTTATATCATGTCACGCTACGACAAACGTCTGTCGCTTCACCGTCAGGCATACGAACAGATGAATCAGAATTTCCCTGGGAAGGTGTTCAATACCACCATCCGCACGAACATTCAGCTGGCCGAATCGCCTGCGCAGCGCATGAACGTGTTCGATTTTGCGCCCAACTGCACGGGAGCTGCCGACTACATGGAGCTGGCAAAAGAAATTCTATCACGATTAGATAACCAGTAAAACACACGATTATGGCTAAACAACGATTCAACCTGAATGAAACAATGCTTGATGCTCGGCAGGGCATTGAGGAAGCACGTGCCAACGCGGAGAAGGCAGGGGAGGAGAGTGCTGCGACTCAGGAAAAGGCAGAAGAAAAGACGGAAGAATCTCCTGCTACCTTCACTGCTGAAAACTCATGTGTTGAAGCAAATAACCAGGAAGAGGAAAACATCCGTCCTGAACAAGAGGCTGCGCCCGATAAAGAATCCGTGAAAAGCGAATCACCCGCAGTAGAACGGAAAATAAATAGTATTCGGAAAAGAATTAGAAAAGATGAAAAAGAGGGACGCATCATGCGGAATGTCTATCTGGAAGAAGAAATGCTCGAGAAGCTGGAAGACATTAAGAAAAGCATGAACAAAGGCCGTAACAAGGAAAAGAAAGATACCTTGGTGTTTGTCATCGACCTGCTGAATGTAGCCGCGCAGGAGTTCATTGACAAATACTACAAAGACATCGTGGGGAAATAATTCCGCACAATTCATACACCGAAAGGGCAGGGGAGCACACGCTTCTCTGCCCTTCGCTTTTTGAATGATGTCACATTTCTATCTCGATGGCCGGATTCCATTCGTCCGGATCAGAAAAAGTGATTCCCGTATTTCCACTGAACAGACGGCAGATGGCGTTTGTGCACCGGTTCCTCAGAAGCGGAACGCCGGAAGCCTGTGCACCGTAAAGCATTTTCCCGTCGGCTCCCAGAGCCTCTATTTTCAGCGTCACGTCAAATTCTTCCGACTCGGTAGGAGTGAAGGTAAACACGGAGAAATAAAGCCCGCTACGGCCCGCATACTCGTCGCCTATCTCCCAGGTAATCGCATAGTCGGATGCGGAATCTGCGTCACCGTTACCGGTAGTCACATCCAGCGTGCGAAGATGACCGCCTACCGTCATTCGTACCGATTTCACCGAGGCTGGAAACGCATCTTTCACGGTAATCATGGCACGGCTTACTACGCGCTTCATTTGCAGTTCCTGACTCGAAGCCATATTCTCGTCCACTTGAAGAGAAAAGTCCTGCCAGAAAGTCTCTGTTACTTTCTCAGGAGTATATTTCATGCCTTCCATACTTCCTCCGGTACTGCTGTGAGCCAGGAAGTACACATGATGCGCTCCATACTTCATGTTCAGTGTAAGGGGAGAAGGAAGCGAAACGGTGTCCGCCTGCATCTGCTCGCCGTCCATGTAATCCCAATAGGAGAGGGTAGTGGCCAGCTCGGCCAGCGTGCCGGCACGTGAATTATTCCACTGGTTGATGTCTCCCTGTCCGATTTCCATAAACACCGGAAGGAAAGACACCCTGCACGTTTTCTCACTCGTCTGCCCTATATCCGTCGGACGGACGATGTTTTCCTTGCTGCAAGACGCCATAATCAGGATAGCAGCCATGCAAATGCTTTTCGACAAATTCATGTTGTTTAGTTTTAAGTTTATACCATAATTAACGCACGTCCGGAGTTTCGTTTCCGGTTTTGATGGATTTTTATTGTAAAGTTCGGAAAGTTTGCACATTTATATAGTTCGGAATCTTTGCACCTTTACACGAAATAATTTCCCTTACTGACGGAATCTTTTCACCTATTGACGGAATCATTGCACCTACATGCTTTTAAAAACCTAATAATCAATGATTTTCAGAATTTATATAATTATCTATATGTTATAATATAAAGAAACGATAGTTTCTTAAATAAGGGATAAAAGAAAAAATATATCGGTCTGCTTTTATTAATGATATTATGATATAAGATATATAGTAAAGCGTAATTTGCTATAAAACAAATAGTTATATTAATAAAGGTGCAAACTTTCCGTTTTTAGGGGTAAACTTTCCGTCAATATGTACTAAGTTTCCGTGTGTATGGGTAAAGATTCCGTCATATAGGGGAAAATTTCCGAACATATATAGATTAAAGGTGCAAACTTTCCGAACTATTTTCATTCAATATTTTCCGTTTTTGGAAAATATTGTCATTTTATTTTCCGTTTTTGGAAAATATATCTATATTTGTGCCAAATAACGAACCAATGAAGATTTATTTAGAAGAAAGATTAAAAGAGTCAGGTATAAGCAAGGATGAACTAGCAAAGAGACTGGGTATTTCCAATTCAAGTCTGACAAAGAAATTAAACGGTCCGTCACGTACTAACCTGCAATTTCTGGAAAGTGTGGCCGATGCGTTGGGAATATCTGTTTTCTCTCTTATTGATGATGAAAAATACGTGAAGGTAGGTACATTCCAGTCCGATGGGAATACTTACGAAATACGAAAAATAAACTGATAGCCTATGCGACGGAAGAAAAGCACCACCGAATCAAGCAACTCACTGATTAAAGAGCTTAGCTCAGTAGAGTTTATTAAACAACCCTATCTGTATGCCATGGTAGGGGCAGATTTTTCACTCTACCAGCGAAGTATTATGATAGAAATCATGAAGTCCATGCAAGACCGCTTCAATGAATTTCTGAAAAACAGACGTGCAGACGGACAAATGTCACTTTTCCCTGATGATCTGGACGACAATCAGATTCTCACATTCCGAATCAGCGCTTCCTCTCTTGGAGTAAGTCCTCGTGACTATATGTATCTTAGTGAGGCATGCGATAATCTTATGAAGATGAACTGTTCTTTTTACAGATATGATGAAGTGGGAAGACCTATTCGTACATACGCGCATCTGTTTTCTACGATTGAAATGCCTATGATTCCGGTTTCAGGCTCGAAAGAAAAAGAAAGGAGGATGAACTACGTGGAAGCGCGTATGGATGCAAAGGTATTGAAAGAACTGTGCGATTTAGGTAACGGGAAAGGTTATCTTGACCACATTTACCGAATAGCCCGTATCTGCAAACGCAAACGTACACCAAGCATTTATATTTATCTTTCCAGATGGAAAGACTTCCCAAAGAAATCGGTGGAATATGTGGAGCTCAAGAAATTCCTGGGAGTGATAACATTGGAAAATGTGGAGGTGAACGGGGTAGTTACTAAGACTTACGAAAAAGACCGATACCCGAAATTCAGTAAATTTTGTAAGGAAGTGATGGACCCGATACGTGAAGACCTCGACCGTATGGCCAGCGAAAATCAGGTGGACTTTACTTTTGATTATGAGCCTGTATATAAGGGTTCAACGAAGAGAGGAAACCCTGACGAGATATTATTTAAAATCAAGCTGAGTGAACTTGGGGAGGAAATGTCGCGTAAACGAAGACAGCAAAAACTTCCCGCCGATATTTGGGACTTGCTTCGCTCTGAATATAAACTGACGGAAACAGATGTGCGTATGCTGACCGATATGCTCCCTGAAGAACTGATGAACGATTTCCGGGCCGAAGTGCTGGCACTTCGTGACCGAATGAACCGGTATAAAGTAAACAATCCGAAAAGTTATGTGGTGACTTCACTCAAGAATTTTATTATCCAGCACACTCCGGATGCAAAAGAAACAAAAGAAGATAATAGGGTAGAGGAGAAGAAAACCGTCAAGCATAAAACAATAAGCGAAGAAGATAAAAGCCGATGGATGGCATTTATGGAACTTCTTCAAGGTTCTGTAAGTCCGGTTGAATTTAGCACCTGGCTGTCGTCGCTTGAATTTGTTTCGCTTAATGGTGAGGAAGTGACACTATCTGTACCGGCTGCATACGTAGCGACTTATATTGACGAAAAACTGAGTGCACCATTTAAGCAAGCGCTTAATGCAGTGTATGGTGAAGACGTAAAACTACTTTATGAAGTAAGAAAATAACGAATAAATCCCGGAACGGAAAGCACCGTCCCGGGATTTTATTTTCACTCCACATAGTCCTTCGTGTCGACGCAAAGCTCTACTTTTTGTACATCGGTCAGTTCAAGAAAAACCGCATACCAGTTGTTCAGGAATGGGCCGTAGGTTGAATAGTGAAGCTCTTCCGTTTCAAGATTTATGTTCCGGAAAATATTTTGTTTTTCCTGCTGCTCACGGAGCCAAGCCAGAAACTTCTGCATGTGCATCTTCGCTTCCTGAATGGCTTCGTATGACTGCTGCTTGTCGGTAGGATTCATATTTCCCGTTTTAACGAGAAAATAAACCACGTGCACAGGTTTGTCCAACCCTCCTTTGATTGTTCCGTCCTGGGCAAATTCGTAGCCCACACAAGGCGATTTCAAGTCGGGCAGCTTGCTCATGAACGAAGGAATAGCTACAATGTTGTCGAAAAGGAAAAACCGTTTGTTCTTTCCGGTTTCTCCGGGCGTATGAAGCATGGGCTTGTACTTCGTGGCCCATTCTTCAATGATTTCTTTTAATTCTGTCATAATTAAAATTTTGTGGGTTTTCTTATTTCTTTATCCAGTAACATTATAAATCCGATAAAAGCAAAAGCCAGTAACGAAAGCCATATTCCCAATTTCCCTAATTCAGCATAAAGTAGCATGACTATCATAGCTGCTGTGATAATTCCTCCCAGAAGATTAGTCAGCTCCGATTCTTTTTGGAACATGAGGAAGACACCCAGAAGAAGGATAGCCAGTTCTATTCTTATCTGCTGGAGAAAATACATCCCTACCAGCAAGAACGTGTTCGACAATATTCTAATTATCGTTTTCATTTCATCCGGAATTTATAATCACTTCGTTTAAACTCGTCCTGGAAAGAAACCAGTACGCCGTTTTCGATGAAGTCCTGATAATAGGAAGACACGAGCACTTCCAGTCGCCGGAGCTGGTGACGCACCTCCATGGCAATGATAGGTCGTGACTGTCGGTCGCCTTCTTCTTTCCATATCTGATAAAGCTGGTTGAAACGGGCATCCTTGCTGCGTTCCACATCTTCGATGGGCTGTCCCGCACCGACACCCATATCCACGAAATACAGGTAATAGTTGAAGAAGAAGGAAATCTTCTTTGTGTCACCTCCGGCCCCATTGAAAACCTTGGCATACATGCGACGGTAAGCCTGTCCGGTGCTTTTTTTAGCTGCCGGCGTATTGCGGTACCCGATGTACGGACCGGGGAATCCCCCCGGCCATACATGCTGTGTCTCGAAGTTGGTCTGAAGCTGCCGGATCATGTTGTTGGCCCAGCGCGTCAGGTCCAGAAACTCCTCTTTGACCGCCTGACTGATGGTTTTCTGTTCTGACATGGCTTATACATAGTTTAATGGATTTTCAAAAATGTCTTTTATCATTTCCTGTTTGCATCCTTTGAACCATTTGAAAGGTTCTTTGCAGTAACTGATACCGATGGTTCCGGTTGTAGCATAGAACGAAATTAGAAGCGGGAGCACAGGGTCACGGTAATTTGACGAAAGGTTTGCCGGGTTGTTTGACTCTTTATAGAATCCACATTCCAGTGCAATTTCATTCACCTTATCTTTCAATACTTTGGCATAACCGTTTTTATTTGATTGCTTTTTCATACATTTATACTTTTATGTTTTTATGTAAAAGTAGTTTTCTAAATTACTCCCTTTTCTTTTAGTCTTTTGTTCACTTCTTTATACACAGAGTAAAACATATATTTTTTACCTCCGCACCTGGTACCCCTTCTTAAAGAAGCAAATAACGCTGACAGTCCAACTCCGTTCTTTCTCGCACATTCAGCTACCGAATAATACACTTCTCCTGTTTCCAATGCAATTACTTTTTTGCAGATTCCAGGAGGTGATTTGCGGTGTGGGCCAAAATTACTATCAGGGTCATTTATAAGCCTTAAACAGTTTTCTCTCGAAATAACTCTTCTCTTTTCTTGCAATTCTTTTGGCCAGTCCTGAAATCTTTTATATTGCTTATGCCCTTTACAATAATGTCCAGAGTCTTTTTCCCTGTTTGGATCAGGGGAAAATTTCAGTTCATCCATACGTTGTTCCTTGTATAATTTCCTGAAATCCTTTTCGTAATACCATTTGAATCCTTTGCATATAGAACCTTTACGACAACTCAGTGATATGGCATGCCGTCCTCTTCCACTTTTTACAGCTGCTTCTTTTATTGAACTGAAATATCCAGCCACTGTTCCGTTTGGATTTACGGCAACGACAGGATGGCTGATTCTTTTTACCACGTTTCCGTTTTCCATATATTTTTATGTAGTTTTTTTCTTGAACCAATAATATTTTCCAACAGTGCATCCGGGTTTAAACGATCCCGGATATCCCTTACGCTTGCTCTCAGACTGGGCTATAAGCCTGTGTTCATTCCAAACTCCTTGAAGCCACTCAAAATTTTTATATAAGTGAAGCTCACGTGCCTTTCGAGTGATTGTACGTAAAGACACTCCAAGCACTTCTGCCAATTCCTGATTTTTTGTGGTAGAGAAGTGCTTCTGAAGGTAACTGATCATTGCAGGAGACCAGAATATGCAAGTAGATTTTCCATTGTGAACCATTATTCTTCCATACGATTTGTGGTAGAATATTCCGTCTGCGACTTTTTGGGTTTTCTTGTATTGTTCTATATTGCGCTTTTTGTTGCATTCCTTACATTCTGAGAAAAGTTTTCCATTACTGTTCCTATAGAATTCACGAAGCCATAACTTCCTGCCGCATTTGGTACATACTTTCTTTCGCTGTTTTACTTTAGAATTATCCATTTTCAAAGCTGATTAAACATAATTAGGTTTATATCAAATCTGTAAACATGAATACCAATATGCGTATCATTCCTTGTCACTGATTAATGCGTTTCCGCAGGTGATTCTATCGGAGTCTTCTTCTTTTGACGGGACAAATACGATGACATCCCATCCTTCTTCAAGTAACGGCTGCTCGAACTTGCGGTACACATTGTAATCGGAATATCCGGTTACTTCAAAACCGTTTTCTATGGCCGAGCTGGTTTCATGAATCGGCGTAATTTTTACGATAAACTTCTTTTTGTCAAACAGCGCAGAAAGTTCCTTCGCATCAAGAATGGTCTGTGCCGTAACAGGGAAATTCAGGGTGTATTTCCTTCCTTTCGGCATAGGAAGTTCTTTGGCCAATGCGGAAATTTCCTGAAGCGAAAGGCTCTTTCCGTCAAACAATTCGTTTCGCTGTGCTTCGTCGGTAGAATTGATGGAAAACTGCAGTCCGGCTTCTCCGTGGTAGAACTCGTTCTTGATGTCGCACCAGGTAAGAATAAAATCTTTCAGCCGTTTGTTGGCTCTTGGCAGCATGGTCGATACAACCGGATGAACGGTGTCTGCCATTAGTCCGCATCTCTTTACGAGACTTTTCAGCTGCAGAGTAAAGGAAGGCACGTTTTCATTCCAGGTAGGCTCTCCCATCCGGGCGAAATGTACGTTGAATCTTTCTGTGTGGAATACATATTCATTTTCAATGATGGTTCTAATCTGATAGGCCAGTTCTTCCAGCGAAGCGTTACCATGGAATCCGAAACGGGGTACGTCGCAGAACTTACATTTCATCGGGCATCCTTTCTGCTGTCCTGCTGTACTTATGTCGGTACAAGGGAATGAGTATGTCAGAAAATCAAAATCAGGAACACTGCTCCAGTCTATCTTTGATATGTCGCCATAATTTGGAGTGTCTCCATGTACGGCCATATATGCCTGAATGGCGTACTTGTCAATTTCACTTATTCCAACAACCTCAAAGTCTATTCCCAGTCTGCGTAAAGCCATAGACTGTGAACCATATCCTGCAAATGCTTCAAAGACTCGTATTTTATTCTTCATCCTTATTGTGTTTGGTTATCTGTAAAACTTAAAGTTTGTGTGTGTACCCTTCGGACGCACATTTCGGTTAAACTTTGTCTGGTACTTCTTACCGTTCTTCCGGGGTACGTGACGGTTCTGACCGACAATACTGAAATAAAACGGCACATGGCGTGAGGTATGGCGGTTGCGATTGGCTATCTCATACTGGCTCTCAAATATTTCTTGTCTGCGATAGTATCCTCTAATAACATGGCTTTGTTCGTCTACAATCTGTTGTCTGAAAAATTCAAAACCTGTAGTTCCACTGTACACCAAACCACAAAAAGAATCATACATATCTGTATAACTTTTATCAAAGGTTTTTCCAGAACCTAAATCTGTTCCTATAGATTTATAGTCCTTTTCTTTAGGAATACTATCGGCATACTTTTGAAGTGATTCTGCGGCTAAAGCAGTTGCATCACTAAATTTACTTACCGCTTGAGCCACACTATTTACGGATTCCATAAATAGAATTTGCTGTTCATTGATAAGTTTTATAACAGCCTCTTTTATCCTATTCTCCGAAAGTTTGCTTGCAACGGAAATAACATGTATGGCCTCCAGAACTTTTTCTTCGTTCAGTTCCGGATATTCTTCTTCATCAGGGAACATACTTTCCTGATATTTGAATCCAAGCTGCGCACGCAACCAGTCCCTGTATTTTTTATTTCTGTTCCACATAAATCATCCACCTATTTCACCTTTCAAACGCTTGATGGTAAGGTTTCTCACCTTGATAGTCCCTTCCTGCTCGCGGACTTTTGTTTTGAGCGATGAAACCCGGCGTTGCAATTTCTCCACCGTGGGCGTGTTATTCCGCTCATAGTTCAACTCTGCCTGAAGCTTTTCCACCTTCTTCTCCAGTTCCGCCGTTCGTGCCTGTTCGCGCCGGTAGTCCCGGCAGAGGTACTTGAAAAGTATCTCTACCGGAATGTCCAGTGCCTTATTCCACTTTTCCATCGCCTTCCTTCTGTTTGATGTACCAGTCGAACTCTTCCAGCGGTTTGTCTACCACAGAAATATAGTCTTTCTCCCGTTTCAGAACGCCTTTGTTGATAAGCTGCTGAATTAGTTTCAGACCGCTTCCGTAACCGTAATGAATATTCAGCACGTTTATCGGGGCAGTATTGATACATTTCTTTCCGCCCTTTTCTTTGATTCCTAGGTTGTGGCATACACGGGCGGCCGCAGACAATTTTTCGTAGTCGTATTCCTCGAACTCGGGCTGTACTTCAGCTTCGGCCTGATACGGATATACGTCCATGATGGCGGTCTCTGCGATGGATGCAATGACATAATCGGCCATCGTACCTTTCATTCCTTCGTCCAGCTTCTTCACCGCATCTCGAAGGTCGGCAGCCTGTACCAGAATGTTGGTGGCTGTCTTCTTTTCTGCACCGCTTTTCTCGTCGATGGTGATAAAGTACAGCTTGCATTTGTACCACTTGTCGGCAGCTTCCTCGTCGGACGGGAATATCTCGCTGTAGTTGGCCCGCTTGATGTCGATCACTGTGAACTCTCCTGTAATAAACGGCGTGACTTCTTCAATGAGACGTGCTTCGGCTTCGGTGAAACTCAGGGCATCTACCAGATAGGGCTCTGTCACTTTCTTGTTCATCCCGTTTTCCGCTACCTTTTCGTAGCGGATTTTTCCTTCAAACCATGTGTGCATCATAATTTGTCCTCCATTATTTTTTCGCGTTGTGCAATCATGGCATCGGCAAAATCATAGGCCATCTTAGCCAACCATTCCTCGTCGTATGCTATCACTGATTTATATTCCAAACCAAATAATTTTTTAATCTTATTTTTAAAAGTCATGTATTCTGATACATTTTTCTGCATCAATACCTTCATCGCTTCCATAGCGATGTGGTCTCTACTGATATTACTTTCTGCCATAGTTATTTTATTGAATTAGATAATAATTGTCATTATTGCGTAAGTAGCTAAATCGAGAAAAGCATTTTCCACTTTTTCTGATTGTGATTCTGCTTCTTCTTTATCCAGCAAAAAATATATTTCTTTAATCTTTGATTTCAGAATTATTCCAGCTATCGGTGTACCTCGTAGAGCAATCATACGATAAAACTGAACATTAGCCTGATATATTTCTCTTTTACATCTTTCTTCTATCTCTTTTTCTACAATCATCTTTTCATGATGATATTTTTTGTAAAAAAACAGCAGGAAGTATATGGAGTGATTGTAAATTTTAATCATAGAGGCACCAATATCACCATCTTCCTCAAAAGAATTACATTCTTCATAAAGAAACTTCAGGAAGTTTGGCATACCAGGGTGAACTACTTCCTTCGGGAATCTTATTTCATCGGATTCCATCTTTTTTTTAAAAGATATTTCCCATGAATTATCGGAACATTCCCATACTCCACAAAAAGGATTCTGGTAACTTGTATGACCTTGATAAACAAAACCTTTTCCCATATTTTACTTTTGTTTTCTGATCCAAAGAATTGTCATCACGCAATAGTTGGCCAGGTCGAGATATGTATCTTCCAGCCTTTCGTCCTTCACCTGCCCTTCACCATTATTTTTAATCAGGGAATTTATTCTCCGAATTTTGTCACCGATGCGGATTTTAGCTACCAGGAGTCCGTCTTCGTCCATTGACTTTTCAAAGGCGTTTCCATAGTCGGCATTCTTTTTGCGGTAGGTGTCAAGCTGTAGTGCGCTAATTTCAGCCATAGACAATCTACTATCCAAAGATCTGTTCTTATAAGCGGAACGAGCTAAACCAGCAATATGAAGTAAACTTTCTGTTCGATATAAATCAGATGCGGTCTTCTTAAAACAATCTTTATATAGAGCATTTATTCTATCATGCTTGAATCTTAAAGTCCCATCTGCCAGCGCATCGTATGGTTTAAGTTCATTCAGCGCCGCTTCAAACTTCTCAGCCATTTCATCCATAGTTTCTTCTACAGGTTTCTCCGGTTGTTTCTCTCCTTCCTCGTTATCAGAAGGTATATTTACCGGTTCAGGCAGTTCTTCCAGAAAATCTTCCGGAACGTCGACTATGTTCCGACCCCACTGACCTACCTCATACCAGAACACTGGCTTCCCGTCCTTGCGGAGTTGACGTGTATTATGCACTTTGTAGATTGCAACCTGAGCATTTGAGATATGTTTTAAATCAAATTCCCCCATCTGATACGTCAGGGTCTCATTTGCCAATTTAAGCGAGTCGTAGTCTTTCAGCTTTACTACCTTCCCGACACTGAATTTTGATACGTTAATTTTACCTTCCATATATGTTGCTATTTTAGTTCCTGATGGTTGTTTATTGCCTATTATTTTTCTGAAATCAAGCTGTGGAACTTCGGTTATATCTCGGATGTTTAACATATCCTGTTCTTTTTTCTCAATTAATGGCCAGAAACCTCCGAATAGTTCCATCATATTTCCAGCGTCTGATTTCATATCAAGGAAACCATTGAGCATTCTTTTATTTATTTCAGGAGGATTTACTCGTTTGTTATTCTTTTTTTTCTTCTTTCCCATTTTCTTCTGATTTATCGTTATATATTTTCTCCATTTCGCGGAAAAGACGTTTGTAAACCTCCGGGAGTGTGCCTTTCTCTTTTGTCTCACGTAGGGAAGCAAACAGCACGTAACGGGGATCTGCACCCAGCATCTTACCCACGTCCATTACAAGCGGACCTACGGCTTTCTCTGCATTGGGATAGCGTGCAATGTCGCCCATGGCTTCCAGTTCCAGCAATCGGTTGATACCTACACCGGTCATAGATGCGAATTTCTCTCTCGTGTATCCACGCATCTCATACATGGCACGCACGCCCTGACCGAGGTTGAGTTCGTAGCGGCATCCGTCTTTCAGCGCAAGCTGACTCACTTTGACCGTTTTCAGTTTGCGTAGTGTACGCGCCATTATGTCGGCATCCGCACGCGCTATGTATTCTACCATAGCCTTCTTTGTGCCAAACACGTTGTACAGATAGCGTAGGGTAAGCATACTCAGTGTACCGTGATTGCGGTAGACTTCCTGACGAAGCTTTCTGAGAGTAATGGATTCGTTTGTTTCAGGTACTGTGCGGATATGGTCTTCCAGACAGAGGTGACGGAACTTGTCAATCACGCTTTCGCCTTCTGCCTTTGCATCGGGCAGCATTTCCATGACATCGTACACCTCATATTCTTCCGATTCAGGAAGAGGAAGCGAAGCGATTTCATTCAGCAGCATGCGCACGTTGTTCTTAGTGCCCATGCGTGCCATCAGTGTGCGGTAGTCCTGAAAGCAGAGCCCTTCTCCGGCCATCTTCATGCGCAGACTGGCGATGACGTATTCTATAAACTCTACCTGTAGCGAAACAATCCCGCTCTCCACCAGTTTCAGCAGGTCGTCTTTCACCAGCTCCATCTGGAACTGTGCGGTCAAGGTGCGCACATCCTTTCCCTCCTTATCGGGTATTTCAATGTTTCCCACCATCTCACGCAGCATATCTTTCACCGCAGCCATCATCTTTTCGTTGTGCTGGCTTTTCTGCCGGTTCACCTTCCCTACTCCGTTGAGCAGTCCGTCCACCTTCCGGCACATGCAGTCGTAGAACTCGATTCCGGTGGTACACATCATGGCCACCATCTCCATGTTCGATACAAGGTCGCTCTGGCGCACGTTGCACTTGTCGAGTGCATTTTTGGTAGCAAAATAAATGAGGTTGATTTTTTCTCCGTAGGTCTTCCAGAATATGTTCTGAAGTTTCTGTGTCAGTGTGCCGCCCCCCCTCATGAAACTTCCGGACAGACCGGGGTAAATGGTTTCTGTAAAGGTACGCACCTGCATGGCATCGTGCGCATTGCATCGCTTCATAAGGTCACTAGACAGATTTACCAGTTCGTTGGCCCTGCGCTTCATGTTGTGACGCATCAGTCCGCGTTCCTTCAGGCAGGAAACCACTTCGTAGATGTATTTCTGAGTGATATTTGTCATCATGATTTCCACCATGAGCAGGTGGGCGTTCAGAATGTCTGCACTGGCCATGCGCTGCTGTGCAGTGTAGCGGTCAAACCGGTTTCGTGTGACGGGAATCATGGATTTCGGACGGCTGATAGAAGCCGCAAGCCCTGTTTCAGAGCTTTTCCCCTTCATGGGTGAAATGGTGGAGGGAGCCTGCAAGAAAGGATTGTTTCCCAGATTCCCTGCCGGGTTTGTAAATTCGTTCATATCGCTAAATGATTAATCTGTTCGTATTAAAAAGGAAGATCATCCTTTTCGTCAGTCATGTTAAGCGTTCCCTGCGTAGGCTGCTGTGGGGCCGCTTGTGCTGGCTGAGATGGTGCAGGAGCAGAAGCCGGTGCTGACTGGCTCCCGAAATCGTCGGGCGAAGTAGGAAGCGGAGCAGACGATGATTCTGCCTTCCGTCCGAGCAGGCGGAAATCACGAGCCCATATCTCGGATACGTAGCGTTTTTCTCCGGTTCCTTCTGCCTCGTAGCTTCGTGTGCGGAACTCTCCTTCCACATATACCTGCGAACCTTTGCGGGCCAGCTGGCTGATGATTTCGGCCAGATTGTCCCAGGCCACAATTGGAATCCATTCCGTATATTCCTTTGTCTCTCCATTTTCCTTGTTTTTCACTTTCCGGCTGCAGGCGATGGAGAAACTCGCTACCTTGTGTCCGCTTTCCAGCACTTTATAATCGGGGTCTTTCCCCAGATTACCGATGAATGTACATTTGTTAATCATATCGTTTCTTTTAAATATTCAGTCCCGCGCCGGGGAGTCGAACCCCTGAAATGTGAATTTGTCAAAACTTTTAAACTAAACATTATGGAAAACGTGCGCCAACGCACTTCACGCGGGAGCCATTTTATTCAACTTGGCTATTTAGAACTAATTACTTTTTCTTCACCAGGATTGCTCTGAAACCATATCTGAATACCCAGGAATTTCGCCACCCTGAACTCGATTCTTGCTCCACGGCTTGACTTCCAGTTCTGCTGCAGGTAGATGTGACCGCAACGGGAAAGCAGCAGAATGTCCCACACCATGTGCATCCAGTACGGGCGCGATGGTTTCAGTCCGAGAATGATAGGGTTTACGGGAGTGAAACCCATCGCGGCAATCTCCTGATCTGCATTTTCAAAGTTCTTGTATGCCTGCAGGTAGGAAAGACCGCCTATTTTACCGGAGTTATAGCATTTTATGTTTTTCTTTGCCATGTATTTCAGGTTTTACAAAGGGCTCCGCACGGATGCGGAACCCTGAATTTACAAATACCTTTTATCACCCAACATGTCATTGTATGACATGGCAAATGTAACAATTTTAAACCGAAATCGCATTAAAATTGTTGCTAAAATTCATAAAACATCCGATTTTATATGTATTCTTGCTGATGTAACAGATGCAATACGCTGAATAAGTGATAGATAAATGCCGTCTTTGTCTTTTATGGTAAGAACGACGCTTCGTTCTACTCCTTTTTTGGCATTCCGGATAGATATTTCGGGCTCTTTTCCTGCTTCAATCCACTCCATGAGTGCGGCCGCTGTGTACGACTGTTCGAAGCATAGAACGTAGGTCCGGTTGGCGAGTGTGAGCATAGAGTAAGGTTTACCAGTTCAGTAATGAAAAACGTCTGGAATGTTTGGGATGCAGCATTTCCATTTTCCGCAGTCGTTCGTCGTCAATCACCACATTCGGCACATCGCACGAGTCGCAGGACGGTTTCATCACACGCACAATACCGAGTGCGACGGCCATTACCAGCAGGCGCTCGGCTGAATCGAGCGTGGCTCCTTCGTATCGGCTTCCGTGACCGCGTGCCAGAATCCATGGAGCACCTTCCGGACGATTGCTGTAACGCATCACGCGAGGAAGACCCTTCACAGCCGAAAGCACAAACATATATTTTTCTTCCAGACGGCTACGGCAAAAGGTATGCGCACCTTCCGTAAGTCCCGGAACGGTTACGGTTTCTCCGCAACGCTCGTTTGTGCGGTAGGTGGCATACTGGTATATGTGGTTTATTGTGTCGGTGGTGACGTTCATAATCCTATCTCACTACAAGATTATTCTTTTCAACCAGATGCACATATCTTATCTGAGCCAGGCAGTCGGCCAGCGGAGTGTGTCTGTCCGCCACCTTCGGAGGAAGAAGGCCTGCACTATCCAGAGCATCCATATACGGACGCACATCGCGCACTTTCCGGAAGTTCCACGGAAGCACTTCTTCGTCGCATCTGTACACGTTCAGGTTATACCATGAATACATGGAACGAAGCATAGCCACGTCGAAATCAAGCTGAAGACACCATAACGTGAAGTCGTTCCCTTCGTCCGTAGCAGCTATAAATTGCATGAAATCCTCCAGGAAATCCTCCAGTGGTGTTTCTGCTCCTTCCACAAATTCGCGTCGTGCTTCGTCCGACTGCATCATCCACCATTTCAGCGTGGATGATTCTATCTTAAAACCGTATCGGATAGAATCGGTAAGGTCAATTTTCCACACCTTCTGTCGTCCGGTTTCACCCGTTTTCGGGTCAAACTCTACGGCAGCCACCGAACGGACCACGCTTCCAGGTGTCCTTCCCAGCGTTTCCGTGTCTATCATTACATGCTTGAATTTCTTATCTCCCATAATCTTTCATTTATGTTGAATCAGTCCGTCTTTACCCACACGGCGTTTCTGGTCTTCCGTAGCTTTTTCTTTCGGAAATCTTCCGTGCCATTTTCCTGGAACATATCTTGCGTGATTTCCGGTTTCGTCAAACTCTATTTTACAGCATTCCGAACAAAGCGGTTTCCATTTGTACGGCAGAAGACTTTCGTCCCATTCTGCATCTGGCGCAAGTCTTGTCACAATGTTCCAGTATTCCGAAGTGGCGGTGTTGTCCACGCATCCGCATTTTGCACAAATAAAACATCCCATTTTATTCTAATCCTATCAGTTTTCTAATTATTCTACGAATTTCTTTCATACATACTATGGCTATTCCTATACAGGATAGAATAGCCCATCCAAACAGCACGATTATCATGCACGCCATGAAAAGTTTAACCGGATTCATTCTCCCTTTTGTAAATAGGTTTTTCACGAAGCACATCCAGCGCCATGTCGGCCTTTCGCACCATGGCCAGCGTTTCCGACGCATAGAGGTCGCCGGCAGCCATGCGTGCCAGAAGTATCTCGCGGTATTCCGCACGCGAAACCACTTCACCAATTACCGGAGGCTTGCGGAAAAGATTCACCTGGTAGCTCATACTTTCTTCCGTTTTGAATCAAACTCCTGCTGGAGGATGGTTTCGTATTCCTCGCCCAGCGGATAGCGGCTGCACAGGTACGCTTTCCCGTTGTAGATAAACCACTGCGGAGTGTGCTGGCGGTTTATGGGAATGCCAAACGCCACCCGGAAATCGTCGGAGGTCACGTCCGGCAGGTCCATGATTTTACGTGCTATCTCCTGCCCTTTCTCGTTCTGCATATTCGGGATATATTCTCCCTTACCGATAAACTGGTAGGCAAAAAGGTTGGGAACTCTATGGAACTTCAGGCTTCCGATTCCTACTCCCGGGAACAGCCGTCCCGGACGGTCCGTCCGCGATTCAGCACCCAGACTGGAAGCCAGTTCGTTGGCCGCTTCCACCGCTCTATTCCCTTTATCAATCAGTTCCTGAATGCAGCGTCCGCGATGCGTGTTCGATAGCGACACCTTGTAGTAATATCTTTTTTCTTCCATGCCGTTTTCAGATAAATTGTTTTACAAGACAAATGATTCCATACAGGCAGAATCCTACTACCAGAACCAGGCCAATCAGGATAAGGCATCCCTGCATGGCCATCTTCTTAAATTCATTCATAATCCACTCCTTTCTCCAGCGTCATGCCGGGAATGTAATACATTCCGCAGTTGTTCAGTTTTTCGAGCGCCGTCTGGATGCTCTTCTGTGAATTGTTCACGTAGTTCACCAGATATGCTTTCTTCCCGTTGTACATAGCAGGAATGAATACCGGCATCACCTGGTTCCACGGCAGCACACCTCGCGGCACATTACGCATCAGACAGTCGTCTGTGGGAATTTCCTCGGCATCCTTTGGCAGATGTTCAAGAAAAATGTGTGAGTCGCCTTCCTCGGCGAGCGTAGTAATAAGGGGATTTTGCAGTTTAGAAAACAGAGCTTTGTTAAGCTCCCTGCGTCGTTGGTTAGTGTAGATCATTTGCCCTGCTTTTATGGTTAATTCATTGTTTTTCTTTCGCATGGCAAATGTAACAATTTTAAGCAAGAATCGCATTAAAATTGTACCTAAAATTCAAAAAAACCACCGGTTCACGCCTGAACCGGTGCTGAATATCAATTAATTGAAGTGTATGTTTTTTTATCTTCTGTTTTCCTCTTCAATGTTGGCAATCATTTCTTCATACACTTGCGGAGTAGTTGCCGGGTCTTCGGTGTCGGTCGTACCTATTTGCCGTATCACCACTTCACATCCCAGAAAGTGAGCCATGCGCAGGAAGTTCACTATGTGCGTGTCTTTCCCACGAGAAATGTCGCGGATAGCTTCGTAGGAAACGCCCGTATCTTTATCGGCCGTCATGAAGTGAACTCCGCAAATCTCCGCACGGGTAAACAGGAATTTACCTATTTCCTTTGCCGATTTAATAGCGCTGTCCGGATAACGCGGAGGATTTTTCGGCAGATTCAGTGCGCGATGAATGTTGTAGCGGCGGTATCTTACCACCAGATAGCCTGCAAAAAGCAGGACGCAGATAACTGATAAAATTGTTGTTCCGTCCATAATTTTACTGTATTTCGTTTAAACTTTCAATTGATTCTTCAATGCTTGAAAGGGCTTCTTCCATATATTCTATGTACTCTTGCATCCGCTCTCCTTTTTCGGATTCCTGGAAAGACTCAGGGAGGTTATCAAAGGCTTCTTGTTCTTCATCTTTGAGTTCTTCAAGTTCCTCATATACTTTTCTCAACGACTCTCTTACGTCTTCGATTTCTTTTCTTCTTTTCTTATTCATACGATTATAATTTAAAAATGAAGAAGGCCGGCGGAGTATTACTCTCCGTCGGCCTTTGATTTAACTTGAAATTTTGTTTTTAGGAAAGAATTATTCACTAACTAAATTCTGGTAGAAGAAATAATCAAGCACTATTACCAGCACTTTTGCTTCTTTGTCGTCGTACCAGTCATCGAAGTCGGCTTTAATTCCGGAATTTGCAAGAATAGTTTCATTATATTCTTCTTCGTCCATTTCGCTGAAGTCGCATTCTATTTCATCAGGAAGATTGTCAAGATTTATATCCAGCCCTTTTATACTGTCAGTGTGGATACTATGATTTTCTCCTCTATAGACATAAATTTCTACATCTGCACAATTAGACGCTAATTCTTTCAGGTAATTTTTTTCGTAAGTTATCATAATTCAACTCTTTAATTGGTTAATATTCTATTTCTTATACTAAAAGTGACCGAAGGTTAATTACTTTACCTTCGGTCTTTTAACTAACTTAAAATTCCGCTTCACAGCGGCAGGAAATTATGATTATTATCATTTCAGAAAACATAATCCGCAACGGTATTCTTTCTTATATTCCGGAACTTCATATTCAAGCAGGTATTCCGCAAAGAAATCTTTCGCTTCCTCTTCAGTTCCGTTTACATCTTCACAAGCGCTGTCGTCTAAAATTATTTTCCCATCACATACAAGACGGTAGTATCCGCTTATAGACTGTTCGCATTCAAAATTCTTTCCTGTTGCTTTTACTACATCCTCAAAACTAGCTTTCATGACTCTAAACAGTTTTTCCCGTGTGCCTCACGATTTGATTAAACATTTGTAGTCCGAAAGAGTATCACCTCCGCCGGACTTGTTCTAACTTAAAACTAACTTGTGGAATTATTTTGTAAACGGTTTATATGTATTTCCCATAATTCTAAAAGTTTGACGTTGTAAATATAGTTATTTTTCACAAGTAGCCGAAGGAAAATCACTTTTCCTACGGCTGATTTACTAACTTAAAAACTAACGCTTCACAGCGTGACCGATGGAATTATATACTTAATTTATCCAATGCCTCTTTTTCTTCCTGTGAGAGAGTACATAAAAAATCATCATTACTGTAATACTCTCCATTTTCCTCTTGTTCTGGAAAACATTGTTGTGAGGCATAAATTACTGTGGTAATTGCATTGTATTCATCTTTTGTAAGACCTAATATGCTTACCGTTCCGTTCTTATTAAATCTTGTTATGCTCATAATTCTTTTTATTTTATAGTTCCACATCGGTTCCGGACCAGGATGCAAACCTGAATCCGGAAGTAGGTTAGATGCGCATCATTTCAAGACATTGTTTTTCGGTGATACGACCTTTTGCAAAGCAATAATGAAGTGCTGTATAAGATATTCGATATAGTTTACGATCATGTTTTATGCAAAACTCTTTTCCGTTTAGCATATCAATAAACTGCATGTAATCTGTCATTGTATTGAATAGCTTTTTCAGACAATTCTCTATAGTCATGGACTTTACAATAAGTTTCCCTGAAGGATTTATTCTATCTGGAACTCCATTTATTACTATTTCTGTCCCATGTGACTTGAAATCCAGCAAGCAGTCTTGAATGTCATATATCTCGTTTCCATTCCCATGATAATAGAAAGCGAACTGATTAAATTTGCCTTGCAAACCCTTTTCTATAATATAATTTGCTATTCTTACAGCTTCACCTTTAAGTATTGTTTCACCGCCAGCTACTTTCTCGATTAAATTCTTTTCTACTTTCATAATTCCAAAATTTTAGTTAGACAATGGTTCTCGTACCAATCTTTTAAATCGGTACGAAATTTTCTTAACGAGCTTTTTCTATTTCCTGGTTGTAATTGTTTTGCAGAAAATACATGTCCTCATTATAAAGTACATTCAGATAATTCAGTATTTTCTCCTTACTTCTTACTTTCTTTAGCTTTGATATGCTACCCATTCCATTGCTGTCAGTTCTTACATCGCCATTTTTAAATATTAAAAGAATACATCCTGTACATCCTTCCCAATCTGTTATGATTTCTCCTACTTGGAATTTACCATATTCTTTTACTTCGCTTTTATTGGCATAGTGACGAAAATAATGTTTCTCAATATTTATTACCATAATTCCTTGTTTTTAAGTTAGACAACAGTACCGGGCTAAGATTGTATGCTTAGACCGGTTAGTAGCTAATTTCATTTACGAGGTTTTATTTTTCTAAACTTACCTTCATAATCAGCATTTACATGTCCTGATTGAAAAAGGGTTATATTCCTACTTCTTCGATACATTTTATATTCTCCCCACCAATATGCGTTATATTTCTTACGCATATACTTGAGAAGATTTATAACTTCGTCCGGCTTTTCCCTTGAATATTCAAACCATTCTGAAATGCCACCTTTCCCATCATTATCAAATACAACTACTAATAGACCTGATTTTTGATTTCCCATAATTCTTTATTTTAAGTTAGACTATGTATCCGGAGGGAGTAACACTCTCCATCCGGATTTTCTTAGCAGGAAAAATCATTTTCTGTAAAATTGATACCTGAATAAGCTTCATATATCATTTCATCAGAGATAATACTGTCAACTCCGACTAGTTCGTCATAAGAAGTACCCTCTCCCACTTCTTCATTGTGTTGCATGAGATAACTCTGTTTGAGTTCTGTCAACTGGTTTCTGTTTAATTCTGATACGTGCATGGTTTATAGGTTTTATTTAAAACTTGATGATAGGAATGTTCTGAATGCCGGAGTGTATTTAACACCTGTTACTCTTTCAAAAGCATCCATCGCCTTATTGATTTCTCTATATGTTTCACTTCCTACAGGCATTGAAACCTCTTTACCGTAGTTTTCCCATAACTCGTAAGTTCACCATCCGGTTTTTCAAAACATCGGATTTCAATTCTTACTTTTTCGCTGCTTCTTTTGATGGTCTTTCCATCTAATACAATATAATTCTCGCTCATAATTCCAATAATTTTAGTTAGACAATAGCACCGGAGGGAGCCTTACTTCCCCATCCGGCATGTGATTAGTCTTTGTTTTCCCGAGCAAAATCTTCAATGCGTTTTATCTCTTCAGGAGTAAGTAGGTGCTTATACTCTTCTTCGTATTTTACTTCATGTCCAAAGATTCGAGCATATTCTCTATAGTCTCCATGCTCTTCCATTAATGAATCACAGCATATCCAGCAACCTCCCGGGAATACAAAGCATAGTTTTTTAGCTTCCGGATTTTTATTTAGGACTACCAGATCATTATACATTGGGCTTTCAATTTCAAAATCCCAATATCCAAGAAAATCACCAAACCAATTTACCTTAATGTTTGTAGTGATTAAATTGTCCTTTATTGAAGTAACCATAAATTTTTTGCGGTCTTTTCTGATATAGGTTTCACCTACTTTAAAGAAGCAATCTTGTGTCATAATTCCAATATTTAAAAGTTAGACAATAGCTACCGGAGGGAGTATCACTCTCCCACCGGCATTGGGTTAACTCATGGGAATGTAAACGTCTTTTGCATTTGGATTCGGACGATAGATAGTTAGCGTTTTGCCATCGTTATGAGCAAAGCATCTTACTTTGCTACCGTTGCACATGCCTTCTACAGGCTTGCATCCTTCAGGAAGTTCTTCAAGTTTCCAGAAATATGCGCTCTTTAGAAACTGATTTGCATAATACTGACCGGAATCATCTTTTCTGTAAGTAAGTCCTACATATCCAGCCCATTCTTTAAATGCCTTGATAGTATAGAACTCTTTAAATATGTACATGAAATCCTGCATAATTACTACCTTTGAATGTCTTTCTCTCATGTAGTGCGGACTGTTGAAATATATTTCGTGCATAGGCACAAGCTTCATTTCTTTTTGGCGGAACTTTTTCACTTTTATAGTGAAGTAAATACCTTGTTGGGCTCCTGCTCCATAACAACCCCAGGTCCAGAATACGCGGTCTTCATATCCAACAAACTCAAAGTTTGAAGAATGAATATGAGTAAATGCGCCACCTGAAGTTGAGAATGATTTACCGTTTGTCCATGATCTTCCGCTTTCACATACATACATCAATCCGAATTTATCTACGCTCTCAACCAGCGCATGATTGTAAAAGCTATTGTAATTTACAAACTCTATCATATCTCCTTTCTGCGGCTGCATAAGTGATTTATCATAGTGTGTAAAAAACTCTTTTTCCACATCATTTGCTATCTGATAGTTGCTGTTCCATTCTTTTTCGGTAGTGTAATATCCGTTACCATTCCAACACATGTTTGACTTTTTAAAATCTTCTAATGTCATCATAATTCCAATAGTTTAAGTTAGACAATAAGTAAGGCAGTCGGAATCACTTCCGGCTGCCCTCTACATTACAGATAGAAAGCTTCTCTCAGCTCTGGTTCGCGTTTCTTTGAGAAAACCCAACCGGCACCGCATTTCAGTTTACCGTTGAATCGTCCGCCAAGCTCCTTGAGCTTCGCTACATAGTCGCGGGTGTTACCGATGATAGCCACAGCCTTTTCGCTATAATCTACAATCTGCAAATCAGATTTATTTTCTACGGCTTTTGCTGTAGAACTTACAGGTTTTTCCTCCGGTTTCTGATAAAGGTCTATATCACTCAGATAACCTCGTAAACAACTTGAAGCAGAAGTGTACTGGTTAGATTCCACAAACTCTGAATAAGACTTTGGGAGAAACTGATTTGTTTCAGTTATTCCGATAGCCTCTGGATGTTTCGCATAGAATTTTTCTTTTGTCTCATTCCAGATTTTATCAGAATAGCTGCGTTCCAAATCCGGCATATAACCGATTCCACCATATAAGGAAGTAAACTCGCTTTTGATGTGTTCTTCAATGTCTTCGTATCCGTTAAATGTCGTATCTACAAACTTAGAACAGATTTTAGCAACCATCTTTTCGGTCGGACCGTCCGTCCATCTTATGTTGTAGCTTTTTGAACCATTCTTTTTGGAATAGAATTTTACACCTGGGAAAGCACGCTTCAGAAGCACAAGCATGTTTTGTTTGGCCGTCTTGTCGTCATAGCTATTACACTCAGTCAGTATCGAGCCATACTCTTTTCGGAGCTGATCGGTACGATTTTGGCTGGCTATACGTTTGTTTTTCTCCAGACGCTCGTTCCATGCCTGCTGTACTTCGCACTGGTGAACCAGTTTGGCTATTTCCTGCTCGGGCATACGGTAGTCGGGCTCTTTGTCGTCCCAATAGTAACCAATACCGAACTTCTTTGATAACGGCTGGTCGTCCTGCCCTACTCTCCAGTATGCGAAACGGTGCGGTCTACCGATTTCTGCCATTTTCTGCCGTCCGTGAATGTCTGGTGCAGAAGTCACGATAAACTTACCGCTTTCGCTTCCTCCATAACCTAAGAACCCATAAACGCGCTGGCCTACTTCGAGAACCTTTTTACCGATTTCTACCATCTGAAAACCATTTGACCAATCCATTCTGTACATTTTTCCTGATTCCATAATTCTATAAATTTTAAGTTAGACAATAGGCCCCGGCAGATTCTCAAAAACCTGCCGGAATGTTTAAGCTACACAGAAGTAGAAATCACCCTGATGGCGGTATCCGCTGGTAAGCAATGTCCTGGAGTATGCTTCGTAGTCGAAATACTGACCAAACTCAGTTTGAAGTTCTTCAGGCCATTTCATTTCCGCCATATAGGTGGCAAACGCTTCTTCAGAATCAAATTGCCCTGCGTATTTATCTCTGAACTTTTCTACGAGCTCTTCACCGTCTTTGATATAGGAATAATCCACAAAGTACATATCAAGAAACGTAAAGAATGCTTCTGTCTCTGTGTCATCCATATCTTTTGCACACTGAATGATACCAAATATTCGCGGGTCGATATAGCTTTCGTTTATCATACCATCCGGTATGTTTGAGTAGTCCTGATACATAAATTCCGGTTCGTCTTCGTCACTGTGTAAATCTTTACAGGAATCCAGAAATTCTTCCTTAGATTGATAGTCTGCCAGATTCATCCATTGTCCGAACAATGAACCGCTGTTATATTCCTTGTATGTTCCTACATAAACACGTGCTTTCAACAATTTTGATTTTTCCATAATTCCTTTGTTTTTAGTTAGACATGGCAGCCGATACAGTTATAACACCGTATCGGCTAATACTATGCAGCTTTGTAGCCATCCTCTGTCTCAATTATCACACCCTGACTGATTGCATAGCTTACAGCCTGCGATGTAACAATGTTGAAAACATCTGATTCTCTTTTGATGTCATCCATGTACATGTCATTCCAATCTACCTGAACGTCATCATCTTTCACCCATACGTCAATCCATTCGCCCCACCAACCGTCAGGAAGCTGTACATACACCGCGCAACTGCCCGGACCGTCTATCTCAATTTTTGTGGCTACGGTTTCATGCTTGCATATTCTTCTTACTATTTTCTTATGATCGGGACGATGATTCATTTGTGAATACATAGCTTTTGTAAGTCTTTCCCAATCCTGAGCTGTCAATGATTTTGTCATAATTCCTTGGTTTTAGTTAGACATAAAAGAAGCCGGAAGCAATGATAAATCGCTTTCGGCTTGCATCTGATTTATAGGTCTTTATTCACCTCAATCTCTTCAATAATATAATTGTCATCGGCATTTTCACGACATTGGGTTTGGTTATAGTTTTTCTAAACTCCATATATCATCATCAGTAAGCTTTGTCTTACCCTTTATTCTTTTCATCGCTTTTTTACGTGTAGAATAAATTCCTAATAAATCACGGCTTGCATGACTTAGCCATGCATCAGCCTGAAAAACTGCAAATACTATCATAATTCAATCAATTTTAAGTTAGTAATAAGAAAGCCCATGCAGTTACATACCGCACAGGCTTTTTGTTACGATGCTATACGCAAAGGATAGATAGTATATACATACCCCTGTCCTCCTCGATAGGCTATGGAATTGTGTGTGTCAAAATATTGCCATGACTGCATATCCTCCCAATATTCTTTGTTCAGGCGCTTCTCATAGAATGCAATCAGTATTTTATCTATACACTCTTTGTATTCTTCAAACCAATACCAGATAGTATCGTTATAATGAAAAAAATATCCTGTTTTGCCGTTTACACGTATCATGTCAGGATCTCCTTCAAACATAGCCAACTCATCAAAATCTTCTTCAGATTCATCCGTCCAGCCCTCTTTTACACATAAATCGTAAAATTCACCAGGGTTTTCAAGAATGTTTATAGCTCTCATAATTCAAAAGTTTATAGTTAGACAATAGAGGCCGTACCATAGTCAAATATGGTACAGCCTTACATCATACAGCTATTGAAGATACGCTATGACATACCTTGCCGTCTTCAAAGAATGTGTACTGATTGCAGTCGCATTCGTCCTGAGCCTGTTCGTCTGTTATCTCATAGAAATAACTGTAGCCCCATTCCTCATACTTTCCGCAAACATCCAGATACCAGGAAGCTATATTTTCCCTTACTTTTTCAACTATAGCGTTTTCCTTGTCGGTATAGGCTTCTTCTTCCAACTCTACATCATTACTGCTTGCATAGCAATAGCGGTGTCCACGTGTGAATACCACTTTGTTTATAAGTTTTTCGGCTATACCACGTTGGAATCCTCTAAGGCCGTCCATAGCTATCTTTTTAAGCTCATTGTTCTTTATAAAGTCTGAGAAATAAACCTCTCCATAAAGAGAGAATCCGTCACCCTGACAATAATTCAGTCTATATTGCGGAGTCAGCTCGAAGCCATACTGACATCTGAAGTCTTCTTTTACGCCAGACGAGAATATATACGGCTCACGTCCTTCCAACAGGAAGTTTTTAGCTTCTTCTTTTGCCTGTTCGCTTAATTCGCTATACTCATACACATTTTTCTCGATAGTAATTGTCTTCATAATTCCTATAGTTTTAAGTTAGTAATCGTGTCTGGAAGTACCGTAAAGCACCTCCAGCATGTAATTAATACCCCATAGCGTCGTAGTACGATTTATTTTTTACGTACTCTTTTGCTATTTCGTAGTCACTGCAATCTTCGCCGAGCTTTGCGCTAATACTTTCGTATGCGCTTTTGGGCATAACATAGATAACCTGTTCGCTCCAGTCGGAACGACCGGCGAAATACAAAGCCACGAATAAAAACACGCAGCACAGAATGACTTTCATTTTCTTTTTCATAACTCAAACTATTTAAGAAGTTTGCAGGCCGTACACCGGTAAAGGTGAACGGCCTGATAGGTCATAGTCTGATAGCATTCTGGCAAGCCATATCTGTAGATAGAATATGTAAAGCTTCTATATCCGAAATTTGCTTGTATTTTGCTCCCCGGTCTGAATATTCCATACATACCTTTTTTGCATGATTCAGCATGTTTGTTACGCATAGATTCCCTATTTTACCTTTGAATGTAGTATAGGTTATCAAATAAAATTTTTCCATAATCCAAATTTTACATAGTTATACATACAAGAAGTGCCATGCGCCCGAAAGCGCATAGCACTACATAGGTAGGGGTTTTCCGTACCACCCCCGAAGCTGGTTTTCGGTGCGTTGACGCATACCCGCCTATATGCACCATGATACACTATTTGCATAGCGTTCACGGATACACTTTTCGCATAGACGACCTTTGCAGGCGCACCGCCATACAGACACACGTGTCCGCATGGTACGTTGATTCCATAGGCCCGGATAACTCCCAGCCCGTTCCATACATACGCTAAAACAGTATGGATCTTTTCCGGTTAACTACTCCGGCATACACCCAAGATTGAACAGGGCATAGCACACCCGTACATGAATCCATACGGACACGGTGCACCCTGACTGATCGTTCAACACGTTGCAGGACACACCGCACCCATACGGGTACAGTTATGCCATAGAATTATGAATTATGATTTTCGCGGCCCTGGATACCTTCAGACTCTTGGCCTGGATAACTATAGGCGCACACGTGCGCCCCTATATGCAACAGTGGCACACGTGCCGCCGTATTACATAGGTAGGTATCTTTTTCGCCGGCCGTATGAGATAGAATATATTTTTGTGGGTGTCCGGGAATCGGACCCGGACGAATACCATACACCCGCCGCGGTTTACGCCGCTTTGAAAAACTCTTCAGCAAGCTGCAAAAGAATGTTTTCGGGCACGTCTTTATATTTGTCCCGTAGCTCTTTTGCTTTCTCCGCTATCTGTTTAGCGCGTTTTTCCGCTTTGTTTGCAGCTTTGATAGCTGCTTTGGCTTTTGCTTTCTCCGCTTTGTTATCCTCTTTATTAAAGAGGTCCGCGTACATTTGCTCAATTCTTTCCGTTTCTTTCTTCAGCTTTAAAGCTGATTCTAAAGAGTAGAAAAAGTCCCGGATAGTGAAACGTATGGGTATATATTCATAAAAAGCGTTCCCTATTTTTGCCTGTTTGTATTCGCAAAACTCAATATTATTTTTATCTGTAATTTTGCGAAGCTTGCAAAAGACGTTTCTTTCTGAATAGTCATACAGGCCGCAAAGGTCCGAAAGCTCAAGCTTTTTTGTTATCCCGTACATGTTTAAGAGGTCCATAATTGCCGGATCTTTCCGGTTTTTATTGATTGCATTCAAAACTGCAAACGGGCTTAACATTTCGTTTGTCAACACGTTGATAGCTTCTTTCTTTACATTTGCTTTAGATACATTTGTTTTCATAAGTCCATAATTTTAAGTTAGTAATATAGTAACGGGTATCGACTATGCACGACCCGGGCAAACATAGTTTACCCGTTAGGCTACCTTTCGGCTCCTTTCCCGTTATCAATATATTACTATCTCATACGGATTATTTGTTACAGACTAACCGCGCCGCGTGTACTTTGTTCCGTTTGCTTTCGTGTGTGGCTTGCAAACTATGCAAGCCGGGAAAGTATCAAACTATGATAGTGAACAGGATCACCAGCCGGAACGCGGATCACGTTTATACGGTATTTTTTCAAAGAACGTTTTTTCTTTCTGGATATTTTCAGGAACGGAAAGAAAAACGTATCTTTGTTTTTGCTACAAAACAGAGGAAAGTTTTATCTTTCTTTTTCCCGGGCGGGTATTCCTGTAATACCCGCTTTTTTTATACCTGGAAAGAGCGTTTGCCGGGCTTTGGGAAGCCCCGGCGGCTTCTTGTAATCTTTGTTTTTTGATTACACTACAAAGGTACATAATGTTCTCTATTATGCAATAGATGTACACATTTTTCTCTATTGTTTTAACCGTTATTTAATATTCAGCCCAAAACGAAAGGTTTATTTACATTTACCGCGCTTTCTGGTGGCGTTCCTCCATGATGAGGAACGCCACCAGCGGACACCAGCGGACACCAGCGGACACCAGCGGACACCAGCGGACACCAGCGGACACCA